AAGCAGGACAAGCGCCCGAAGCGGGCGTCCTTGCCGATCCCGTTCTTCCACTACCCCACGGGGGAGTGGGGGCAGGTCATCGAGGTGTCCCCGTGCGGGTTCATCCACTTCGAGCTGGGCGATGACATCCAGGACGTGGCGGACTTCGACACCTTTTTCGATGAGACCGTCATCAACGAGGACCGGCTGGACGAGCTGTTCGACCACATGGATGAGGTCTTCGAGTTCGCTGGCGACGACGATGCCAGCGAGGATGGTGATGAGGATTCGGTCTTCGACTCGTGGATGACCGGCGGGCAGCCCAAGGTGGCCTACGCGGGCATCCGGGTGAAGCGGCGGCCTGACAAGAGGCGACGCAAGCAGCGGGGTGGGGACAAGCTCAAGGCGAAGCAGCGGTATCGCAAGAACCGCATGAAGTCGAAGTTGCAGTCCAAGAAGCGGTACAAGGTCCTGAAGAAGAACCCCGCCTTCAAGAAGCAGCAGCAGGTCCGCCGCAAGCACCCCGAGCGGTTCAAGATGCGGCACGGCGAGGTGTTGACCGCCCCTGAGATCGCCTTTGCGCTGGATGTAGGGCCGGACGGCGAGTTCCGGCGGACGTTCGGGGACGACGACAATCTGACGCTGGGCTACCTGCGGAACATCAGCGGGATGACGGGGCTGGTTCACTTCTACCTGGCACAGCCTGGTCAGCGGATGCTTCGCTCGATGCCGGTGCGGGACTTCCTGGTCGCCGTGGCGTTCCTGTCACCCGAGGACATGGAGGCGGCCTACGACCTCATCGACGCCGAGGTCGGCATCGAGGCATACGGCGAGGAGTTCAGCGACTACACCGACCTCAACTCGGAGCTGGTGAACCTCTACATCGTCGAGTCGGACTTCATGCACGACGACGACGATGAGCGGAACGACGAGATGGATGCCCAGCTCATCGATCCGTCCGATGACGACTTCTACTACGGGGCCGTGAACAAGCTGGCCAGCGAGGTCATCAGCACGTTCCTCTACGAGAAGCGTCCGCCGATCATGGACACGGACACGGTGTACGACCGTGCGGACGACCATGAGGACCGGACGCGACGTGACCGGAAGCCCGGCGACGTGCTGTTCGGTCCCTTCGACGATTCGGTCGAGGACTCGAACCCCGGCAGCAGGGTGCTGCCAGGCGGCAAGGATCACGTCGAGAAGACGGCCGCCCTCATCCGGGAGATCCGGGAGGGCTGTGGTCCTGACCTGGTGGCCCGGTCCGAGGGGCTGAAGTTCAAGCTCTCCAGAGCTGACCAGAAGAACGCGATCTGGTCGTTCACCGTGCAGGGCTCCAAGGGCTCCCACCGCGTCAGGCTCAAGGCCATCCGAAAGGGGAACATCAGGGACATCCAGAAGACCCACGTTCGGGTATCCTGCTCCTGTCCTTTCTGGCAGTGGCAGGGGCCGGAGTTCCACGCGAAGCAGGGCGACTACCTCTACGGGAAGCCCCGTGGCCTGGCGACGAAGCCGGACATCAAGGACCCCTCTGGCAAGCACATGGCCTGCAAGCACGTCCTGGCGGTGCTGGCTCACGTCACCACGAAGCAGTGGTCGGTGCCGCAGCAGAAGCGAATGGCCCACTATCTGGCCGATACTTTGCGCCTTGGTGAGATGGTCGCGGAGTTCCCAGAGTTCGAGTCCCGCAGACGAAGCGTGGCTGCCCGGTATCTTGCATCCCTGGAGGTGCGAGATGCCTGAGTACGTCTTCAAGTGCAGCGACGACGAGTGCGGGGCCGGGTTCTTCAAGACCCTGGCCATCGTGAACCGGAACGCCCCGCAAGACTGTCCCACCTGCGGAGCTGACGCGGACAAGCAGATCGCCTCTGGCGTCGGTGGTGTCCTCCGGGGCGACGTGTGGCCCGGCAAGAACATCCAGGTCAAGCAGCAGATGGCCGCCCGGCGGGCCAAGGTCGGCGAGCGAGAGCACGTCCTGAAGATGGACGGCCCGCAGTTCGAGCTGGCTCCGAACGTCAACGGCGAGCGGGTGGACTCGTGGTCGGACGCATCGAAGCTGGCGGCCAGCGAGGGCAAGGACACCCGCGAGTACGACAAGCGTGCTCGCAAGGCCAAGATGCGGGGTAGCAGGGTATGAGCAGCCCCTTCCACACCTATGCGGGCCTGCTGGAGCGTTCCGCGCAGCTCATCCACGTCTACCTGCGTGACCGGGCTGGGCTGGTGGGCTACGGCTTCTGGGGCGCGAACACGGTGGACAACGCCTATGGCAACCCGCTGGACAGCGGTGTCGTCGGGACAGGGGCGACGACCCTGTTCGCGGTGCCTCGCGGCCAGTCCTTCCGCTCCCCCACCCTGCGACGGAAGAAGCTCGGCCTCATCGAGGAGAGTCGGCGTGGGATGACGCACGCGCTCTTCGACCTGACCGACTACATCACGCCGGGGACGGCCATCCCGCCAGACCAGCAGTGGTTGTTCTTGCGGGTGCAGGAAGCCACGCCTGCTGGTGGGTCACTCTTCTTCCTGGATGTTCCAGAGGCCCGGGTCACCCTCGCAGCGGTAGGGGTCGGCGACCGGCTGGTCATCAAGGGCGTGGTCTTCGACTTCCAGGCGGGGGCCAACAACCTCGCGGGCAAGGCAGGGACAGCAGGCGATCCTTTTCTCGTGGGCCTTGGGGCGGGTGACAACGACGCGGCTGCGAACCTCGACATCGCTCTCAACGATGCTGTCGATGTCGGCCCGGCAATGGACCTCATCGCTCCGCTCCTGGCCCACACGGTCAGCGCGAACCCCGGAGCCCCTTCGCCACTCGTGTTCATCCAGCCGGAGAACGGCACTCCCGTCCGCATCCCCGGCGACATCGCTGCCTTCACCATCAGCACGCCGGACGCCCCTCGCATCGCCATCGACGCGACTGCACTGGCGGCTGGTCGCCTGGTGGCTTCGTTCGACGCGACCAATCCGGTGCTGGGGCCGATCTACTGCATCCCGCCGGTCGCCTACTTCGGCACACGGGAGCCGACCTTCACCTTGCAGGCCACGGCCCCCTCTGGCTCAACCAGTGCGGCGGGTGGCTTGCCCGACCTGAGTGAGGATCTGACGCTGGCCCGTCCACGGGCGATGCACCTGGTCTTCCCGAAGCCGTTGACGGCCCTCTCCATTCGGAATCTGTCGGGAGTGAACCTGCTGGTGTCGTTCGGGCCGGAACAGGCGATGCGGAACGTCCCGGCGGGTGGCGAGCTGCCCCTGTACTCCGGCACCACCAAGGAAGTGCTCCTGGCGTGCCCTGATGGCGTCGCTGGAGCTGCCTTCACCCTGCATGGCGTGACCTCCGGTGAGAGCCCCTGATGAGTAGCCCCTTCCACACCTACGCGGGGATGCTGGAGCGTTCGACGCACCTCATCCACACGTACTTGCCGAACGATTCGGCGGTTGTGGGCTACCAGTTCTGGGGTGCGGATACGGTCAACAACGCCTACGGGAACCCGGCAGCCAGTGGTGTCGGCGGCTCCGGCGTCGTGGCGATGTTCACGACCCCGTTCAACCAGACGTTCCGTTCCCCCACCCTCCGGCGGAAGGGCCTCGGCCTGGTGCCGGAGAACCGCCGGGGGATGACACACGCTCTGTTCGACCTGGACGACTACATCGCGGTCGGGACGGCCATCCCGCCGGATGACCAGTGGCTCTACCTGCGGGTGCAGGAGAATCGCCGGACGGTGGGCTTGCTCGATCTGGCTGGTGCCCCGGCTGATCCGGTGCTGGGACCGATCTACTGCGTGCCTCCGGTCAAGAGCTTGGGGCTCTCGCAGCCGACCTTCACCTTGCAGGGAATCGCCCCCTCTGCCACGACGAGTACCGCAGGTGTTTTGCCGGTTTTCAGCGAGGATCTGACATCGGCGATTCCGCGTCCGCTTTTCCTGGTGCTGCCGTACCCGTTGTCGGAGTTCACCCTCGCAAATCTCGACGGGGCGAAGACCTTGCTCGTTTCTTTCGGTCCCGAACAGGCGATGCAGTCCATCGCTCCAGGGGGCGAGGTCCAGTTGTACTCCGGGTCTACAAAGGCCCTCGTGCTAGCGACTGCCGCCGCTGGTGGGTGTCCCTTCTCTCTTCACGGAGTCCTGGGACGATCTTGAATAGTTCATCTATACGGAGAGACAAGTAGGCGAGGGTGACCTGCCTGCGAGCCTCACGGAGAGACAACATGCCGTTCATCTGCCTGGCCAATGCGAACGTCCCGAACGGGACCGTCCAGATCACGGACCTGTGGCCGAACGAGTCGCAGCGCAACCAGTCCATCGATCCCCCCGGCCAGAACCGCTACTTGAGCCGTCCTGGAGGCGACCTGGTGGCCCTCGCGGGCGTCGGGCCGATCACGCTGCTCCCGGCTCCGGCGATCAGTGACCAGTTCGTGATCGAGGGCCTCGAAGCCTACATCGCGGATCGGGTCGATCCGGGTGGGTCGGAAGCCGCGACGGGCACCATCACGATGACGGGTGCCCTCGTAGGCGACATCATCACGTACACCGGCCCCGGCGGCATCCTGACCCAGGCGTACACGGCGGTCGAGAGCACGGCGTCGGGCTCCATCGTGGTCGGTGACCCCACGGCTGCCGTGGGTCGTCTCACCGTAGGCCTCTCGGCTCTCTCCTGCGTGGAAGATGGCTCGACGGGCGTGGGCCTCACCCCCGCGACGGTCCTCGTGGGTGATGCGGTCACCATCGCGGGCGTGCTCTTCACGGCGGCGGCCGTGGCCGACATCCCCAACCAGGTCTTCGACCAGTCGGGTACGGACCAGGCGGACTCGAACTCGCTGGTGCTGGCGATCAACCACGCCAACGCCCAGGCGCTCCTGACGGCGGCTCTCGATGCCCTGGTCGCGGTGCCCACTGGCGGTACGCTCGTGGCCTCCAACGCGGGTGGTGCGGCAGTTGCCATCACCCTGACGCCCAGCGTCCTGGGTGTCTGGGGCGACGCAGCCATCATCCAGACGGTCGGTGGTGCGACCCTGACCCCGGTGTCGCTGACCCACACGGCTCCGAACCCGGCGGCAGTCCCCTCGGAGTTCGGTTCGGCGGCCTACTACGAAGGCACCAACGCCGACGTGTCGATCCCGGTGGCGACCTCCATCGTCGCGGCGATCAACGACGCGGCCAACCAGGCGCTCATCAACGGCAACTACGCTGGGCCGCCCCCGGCGGCCCTCGACGGCACGTTGACGGCGAGCAACGCTGGTGGTGCATCGGCCACCGTGAACCTGGTGGCCTCCCTGCCCGGCTTCTCGGGTCGCCTCGACATGAGCACCACAGAGGCGGGTCAGCTCGTCCTCTCGGCTGCCACGCTGATCAACACCCAGGCGAACCCGGCAGCGTTCGAGTTCGACTCGCTGATCAACTCGACGCTCGGCACGGACATCACCTCGGCGAACTCGCTGGTGTCGGCCCTGATCAACGCCGCGTCCGACGTGGCGCTCGGGACGACCATCGGCGGGTCCACGGTGACGGCGAGCAACGTCGGTGGCACCTCCGCTGTCGTGACCTCGCTGGCCGACACCGTGGGATCGGTCGGTGCGATGGGCATCGTCGGTTCGGCTCCGGCCCGAACGGTCGTGTCTGCCGGTGCGATGGCGAAGACGATGGTGACCTGGACGGCCGCCCTCATCAACGCTTCCGCAGCAGCGGTCCAGGCCCTCGTGGACGCGGGAACCGCCTGCACGGTGGCCGCCGTGAACGGTGCCATGAACGCCATCGGCGGTGTGTCCGGCATCTCCGTGGCGACGGGCACCTCCTCGCTGGCCGACATCCTCTCGATCCTCGCGGGTCGGGTCTACCGGGTCACGGTCCCGGTGGTGAAGGACCCCACGGGGGCCAACTGGAGCACGGTGGCAACCGGGTCCTTCACGGGTCCGAACACGGTCTTCGACTCCCAGATGTACGGCGGCGAGTGGGGTCCCGACACCTCCACCTCCGGCCTGACCATCGACGGGGTGGCCATCCCCGACCGGACCCTCAAGTACGGCAGGGAGAAGGACACCACGGTCGTCGGCGGCGAGGTCGTGAACAACGAGCTGGCGGGCGTGCGGTCCACCTACGACAGCACGCACTTCCAGGCATCGGTGAACGCCGGGCAGCTCTTCCGGCTCTCGGCGGGCGTCACCCTGTTCCCCGATCCCGAAGTCCAGGCGTGGTCGGCCCGCTCGGCACTCAGCCCGGTCGCTCTCCAGCGTCAGGCAACCCTCGTGAACCAGCGGATCGTCACCGTCCTCGACGACGACGGCTCCCTTCTCGTCTGATCAAGGAGACCTCTGATGACCCGCGCATACATCGTGCTCGCACGGAATGACCTGGAAGACTCGCTCCTCCAGGTGCTCGACCTGAAGCCGAACGCGACACCCTCCAAGGGTCTCCGCGTCTACGAAGGTGTGGCCCAGGGTGGTTACCAGAGCCACTACCTGCTCGACGGTGTGAACAACACCGTAGGCGCACTGGCCCTGCCCAACGGCCCCGCCGCGATCACCTACGGTCTGTCGGGCTACTTCCTCGATACCGTCGAGGTGGCGGGCACGAACCGTGCGATCACGGCGGTCATGGCGAACTTCATGGCGGGCGACATCGAGACGCAGGTGGCGGCTGGTGGCGTGCTCACGGCAGCCTGGGTCAACGCCCGGCTGGTGGTCCGCTGCGGAGCGGCCACGGCTCTCTCCGAGGGCAACGGCACGGCGGCGCTGGAGGAGATCCTCCGCATCCTCGCGGGCGAGCGGTACCGCGTGCCCGCCAACGCCGTCCTCGAAGATGGTGTCCCGGTCTTCATCGGTGCCCGCCGTGGTGCCTTCGTGACGGCTCCGGTCATCGAGATGGACGACTCGGTTCGCACGACGTACACCTGGCGAGAGGGTGCGGTCGTCACCACGGACACGGCAGCTCCGGTGCGTGGTCGCAAGTCCACGTCCCCCATGACCCACATCCGCCCTGGCGAGCCCCGGGTCGCTCCGGTGCAGACCGGCGTGCGGGACACGAACTTCCAGGACGTGCGGCGGACCGTGGAGACGGGTGACCTGCACCTGTCGGCCACAGACGGCGTGCTCGCGGAGTTGCTGTCCGCGACCTTCACGTTCTTGAACCCGGCATTCACCTACGCTGGTGGGGTCACCCCGGCTCAGACCATCGGTGCTGTCAACATCCCCGCCACGGGCATTGCCCGAGCCGTCGTCGTGTACGACGTGCTCGGCAACGTCATCTGATTCAGGAGAACCACAATGGCCAATCGCGTCTTCATTCTGCCGCTGCGTAGCGACCTGGCTGGTGTGGGCCTCAACCTCACCGACCTGAAGCCGAACGCAGGTCAGAAGAACTCGGTGTACGACGGTACGCCGCAGAACAACTACATCGCCGAGATGCACGACGCCGAAGGCGTCACGGTCGTCAGCGGGATCGCCTACGTCAGCGGGTCGCTCAACACGACTCTGCTGGCGGCCCACAACGACATCGCTGACGACACCACGGGTGGCGGCAACGACGTGACGGCGACGCAGCAGACCTGCTTCGGTCTGGCGGCCTACCTGTTCGACCGCGTGCAGACCGGCGGTGGCGTCGGTGCCGCTCCGATCACCATCGCGCAGGCCAACACCTGTGCGGGGCTCATCGAGGCGGCAGCCCTGGCGGGCAACGCGCTGACTGAGGCGGCCATCAACATCATCCTCGCCGCGAACATCGCGGGTGCGACGACGTTGCGGGCCGCTGCTGGTGCCTCCCTGTCCTTCGGGACGGTCGGGGACATCCTGCGAATCCTCACGGGTGAGATCTACCGGACCCCGCTCCTGACGATCCTCGGCACACAGGCCAACGTCTTCCTGGCTCTCGCCGGTCGGCAGGCCCTCGTGACGGCTCAGACCCCGGCGTTCATCACGGCCCAGGGTCAGTTCTACGCCTCCGGTGGCTTCCTGGCCGCCACCGACACCGGCTACCGGGCTCGCCCGACGCTGGTGCCGACCGGGGCGTTCAACATCAGCAACGCCGAGGGCGTCATCGACGGCTACAAGGCGGCTCCGGGCATCACGGTGCTCAACCGCAACTTCGCGTACACGGCAGCCACCGTGACGGCGATCCGGCCCCGTGCCCGGCTCATCGGTGGCGGCAACGTCGCGGCGACCGGCATCGGAGTCGCCATCGGCGTCTACGACGACCTCGGGAACGCGCTCTGATCGACTGCTGACCGGGTCAGCCATGCCCGTCAGTCTCCTTGCTGGTGCCCGTGGACCTTGCCGTCCACGGGCATCGGTGTTTCTGGCGTCCGTTCGTTTCCCTATAGCTCCGCAGGGGTAGAGCTTGAACTACCTCTCCTGCGGGAGATGGATCATGGAGCAGAACGATGGGCACGAACGCTGGACCAGACGGTCAGTACAAGACAGCCGACCTCTACTACGCCGCGTACCTCAAGACGGCAGCCGTGGAGTTCTTGGGCACGGAACGGGAAGGCGACCGGACGGTGTTCGTGTTCGTGAAGCCCGACAACATCCGTGACCTCAAGAATCAGTATTTCACCCGCAAGGCCAAGGTCCCGGCCCTGACCTACGGTGACGAGATCAAGGTGCTCAAGACGTTGACGCACATGGAGGACTGACTCGTGGCTGAACAGGCGGTCATCGGCAACCCGTACATCTTCCAGGCCCGATTCCTGGACGCTACGAACGCGCCCTTCGACCCCACCGTGGGGCCGACGATCACCATCTTCAGCTTCAGCACCGCTGGGGCGAAGAACGTCCTGGTCGCGGCAGCCGCGATGGTCGCCGTGACTCCTGCCGAGGTGGGCCGCTTCGTCTACGTCTACACCGTCCCCGGAACCTTCACGGACGGGGACATGCTCTACGCCGAGATCGATGCCCAGGACGCCCTGGCGAACGACTTGGTGGAGAGCGTCCAGGTGGACCTCATCGCGGCCACCAGGTCCGGGGTCTTCACGACCGGGCTCATCATCGAGTTCGTCCCGTGATGGATCGACGCATCCAGTGTCCGGTGGATGATGCTGCCCCGGTGGTCACGTCCAAGGAGATCAACGCCTTCCGCATCCTGCCGGAGACGGGCAGGGCGTTCTTCCTCGACTTCATCCACTACTCGCCTGCCAGCCAGAAGGCAGAGGTGGTGAGCCGGATGCGCGTCCACGAGGATGCTTTGCAAGCCATCCGGGAGCGTCTGTCGAGTGACATCAAGGATGCTCCGTCCTCGGGGATCACGATCATCTGGCCGGAAGGGATGAGCTGATGGCTGTCGCATTCTTCCCAGGGCAGGAGGTGGTCCGGGGCGACCTCGACATCTTCATCAAGGACAGCTCCAGCACACCGACGACTCCGGTGTCGATCACCTACGCGCTGTACTACGTGGACCCGGGGCCGCCGGAGAGCGAAGTGCTCATCGGGGCAGACCCGGCTCGTGTGCCGGTGAACCCAGCCGTGGGCGAATACTACGCCTCGCTGTTGATCCCGGCGGGAGCCACCGTGGGCACCTACCGCATCCGCTGGACCATCCAGGAGGCTGTGGGCACCCCGTTCATGCAGGTGGTCCAGGAGTTCGCTGTCGTGGTGAGCGGGACTGTCGTGGCGAGTCCCTACAGCACGGTCGAGCAGGAGATGATCGACTGCCTGCGGGTGATGCTTCGGGACAACAACCCCGACCGCAACTACCACTTCCGACCGCCTGAGCACGAGGCGGACATCGGGGCCTACAACCGGGTCTTCGGCTACGTCTGGGAGGAGGCTGAGCTGTACCAGTACCTCCTGCGAGCTGTGGACTGGTGGGACATGTTCCCGCCCCGCACCTACGTCGGCACCATCGCCAAGCTCGTCAACGAGAATCCTTCCTGGCGGACGGCCATCTACTACGGTGGGATGCAGTTCGCCTTGATGGCCCTGGCGATCAACTGGGTTCACGAGGAGTTCGACTACTCCATCGGCGGGGTCAGCCTCTCCATCGAGAAGTCCTCGAAGTACGAGAGCCTCAAGAGCAACGCCGAGGGCCAGTTCGACAAGGCCGTCGAGGCGAAGCAACGGACGGTGAAGTTCATCCGAGGACTCCAGCAGCCGAAGTACGGCATCGGCATCCGCTCTGCCTTCGGCCCCCAGGTCGGTCGGGGCATCCTGAGCCCGAGGAACTTCTTGGTATTGCCCTGGGCTGTGATGTGCGGTAGCGTCCTGGCATATGCCGAGCAGGTGTCCTCATTGTTCGTGTGATTTCCCAGGTGACCGGCTAAATGCCCGCCACTTGTCGATCTGCAATCCTTCCAGTCGCCCTTCCGTTCCGCCCTGCCTCTGTGGGCACGAGAGCACCAGCCTCACGCAGATGAAGCGGCATCGCCGTTCCTGCGACATTTGGAAGGGCCGGGACAAGCAGGCCGTTCAGCAGGCCCGTACCGAGTCCACCTTCGAGGACAGGTACGGCGAGGGTGTCACCAACGCCCGGCACGTCCCGGAGGCTGAGAAGCGCCGCAAAGCGACGGTGCTGGAGCGGTACGGGGCCGAGAACGTCTTTTGCAAGGACTCGGCGGTGTTCGACCAGGTGCAGGAGTCACTGGAGGGCAAGAGGCCGGTGCTCAAGGGGGCCGACAATCCGTTTGCCAAGCCCGAGGTCCAGGAGAGGATTCGACAGCACTGGCAGCGAGAGCACGGGGTTGATGGCCCTCAGCAGGTCCCGGAGATCAGAGCCCGCACGAGGGAGACGAACATCGAGCGGTACGGGGGTGAGCTACTGGCATCCTCTGAGCTGGCGGCCAAGGCAAGGGAGACGAACCTGGAGAGGTACGGTGACGAGTTCCCGCAACGGGCGGAAGAGGTGAAGGCTAGGACGCAGGAGACAAACGATGAGCGGTACGGAGTGCCGTGGACCTCGATGGACCCGGAGGTACGAGCGAAGCAGCTCGCCACGATGGAGGCCCGGTACGGGTCGCACTTCCTCGCGTCAGATGAGGGCAAAGGCATCGTCCGGGCCGCGATGCTGGAGAGGCACGGGGTCGAGTTCCCTGGTGAGATGGATGGGCACTGGGAGAAGGCTGTCACGGCCTTCCGCGAGAGGTACGGGGTAGACCACCCACTCCAGGACCCAGAGATTCTTGCCCGTGCTCGTCAAACGTGCATCGACAGGTATGGAACACCGTTCCCCGGGCTGATGGCAGAAGGACCAAACAGGCTCGAACAGCGGGTGTGGGACATGGCTCCGCAGTTGATGTTCACAGGGGGTGGGTCGTTCTGGCGTCGGCTCCCCATGCTCAACGCCTACAAGAACCCGGACTTCATCCGGCCCGGCCCGGACCTAGAGCACCCATTCAGAGGGGCTACGAAGATTGTCGAGGTGTTCGGGGACTACTGGCACGGGCGAATGAAGACAGGTCAGGCTGGGTTCGAGCACGAGCAGGAGTTGATCGATGGCTTCGCGGACATCGGGTTCGAGTGCCTGGTGGTATGGGAGCATCAGGTGAAGGCTGATCCTGATGATGTCAAGCACCGGATTAGTGCTTTCCTCGTGTAGAGTGCGCGGCCCGCACCGATCCGGTGCTTGCCAAGGAGGCTTCTATGCCCCGTTCGCTCAAGTTCGCACTGACCGCCCTGTCCATCCTGCTGCTCGGCACCCTGGTTGCCGTGAGCTGCACGGACGACGGTGACGACGATGACTCCGCTGTGACCGATGACGACGACTCCGCAGTCGTGGCCGACGACGACGACTCGGCGGGCGACGACGACTCGGCGGGCGACGACGACTCGGCCCCCAAGGGTGACGATGACGACTCCGGCGGTGATGACGACGACTCAGCCAGGTAGTCAGATGGTGGTCATCGGCCTCGACATCGACTCGACGGTGGTGACCCACGCCTACCCCGCGATGGGGGAGGACATCGGAGCCGTCCCCTGGCTCAAGATGGCCCTGGAGAAGTACCCGGTCCTCCGCATCATGCTCTGCACCATGCGCAGCGGGGACACGCTGGAGCTGGCGAAGCTCTGGCTGGAGGAGCGGGGAATCCCGGTGTGGGCTCTGAACGCCCACCCGGAGCAGGGGGAGTGGACGGAGTCCCCGAAGCCCTACGCCCACTACTACCTGGATGACCGGGCAGTAGGGGTGCCCCTCCGGCCTGACCGCTGCATCGACTGGGAGAAGTACGGCCCGATGTTGATGGCCGACCTCGAACGGGACCTTGGGTAAGGTGGCTCCATGAACCGCCGCAACGCCCTCAAGTCCATCGCCGCCGCTGCCGGAGGGCTCGCCCTCATCGGCATCCCCTCTGCCGCTGCTGCCCAGCAGCTCCGCAAGGTCGAGACCCTCGTGTCCGGCGGGTGGGGCGACATCCCGTGGGAGCAGCTCAAGAAGGGCGACATCTTCCGCCTGGTGAACCCGGACGGGACCATCGCGGACGCGGGCACCGTGCGGGAGGTCAGCATCGTCCGGCAGAAGCCTGAGCGGGTGAGCGTGGCGAGAGGTACGTGGTTGGTCGTCTGTGACAGCATGACCATCCCCTTGCCCTAGCGTTTCTCGTTTGATTCTGGCACCTTGAAGGGCTGGAGGTGCCAAATGGCCCACACGACGAGCATCCTGGACACGTATCGAGCCGAAGACCTGTTCCCCACTGTCGGCACGCTGGCGGGTTTCCAGCACCGGCAGAAGATGGCGAACGACCCGAAGTACCGGGCTGTGCAGCAGCGCAAGGACCGCGTTCCGACGACGCTGCTGGCGAGCCTCGGCAGGCATCCGGCCCCGACGATGAGGGAAGTGCTGGGGATCGCCATCGGCGGCCACTGACCTTCCTGCGGCGGGTCCTCGACTGGGCTGACCAGGGCCGGGAGCACGGCATCCCCACCTGTTGCGGTCTTCGCTTCGGCCTCGGCATGGAGCGGCCCAAAGTCGGCTGGGTCCTCCCACACCCGATTCTTCGCCCCTGGGTTCGCCTGCATTCGCTGGCGTTGACCCCACGACACGCTTTCGCCACCCTCGACCAGCAAGGCTACGTCCCCTGTGAGTACCACCTCGCTCGCTGGGTCCTGACCGGCAAGCGCCCGGACATCCGGCAGGACGAGTTCCATGAGAAGTGGGACTTCACCAGGCCGGACATCAGCCAGGACTAGCCCTTCATTTGACACCCCCCGACTTTCGGGGGATACACTCTCACCGTCCCGCGAGTAGTCGGGCCGATGGAGGTGTTGTCGATGGAGAAGTACGACCGTGGGATGCAACTCATTGACGCTGGAAGCTCAAACGCTGATGTCGTCACAGCCCTGAAGGCCGAATACGGCTCCGGCGTGGGCTCGTCGATCATGGCGCAGTGGCGGGCGACCTCTGAGGACCGCATCGCTGAAGGCATCCGGGCTGCCCGGAAGGCTACCGAGGATGCCGTGCGGGCATCGAAGTGGGCACTCGTCAAGCAGATGCTCTCCGAGGGGCACTCCGGGTACGCCGCACAGCAGGCGTGCCTGACCCGCTTCCAGTCCGGCGTCGGCAACGAGACCATCGCAGCTCTGAAGGCAGAGCTGGCAGCAGAGCAAGCGGAACCGCCCGTAGCAGCGCCAGAGCCGCCCGTGGGGGCGTCGCAGGCCATCGTGCCTGTCGAGCTGCCCCGGAGATGCTGGAGTCCGTGGAGGAGCCCTCGACGGCCCCCGAAGTCGTGGAGCCCGAGGTGCCGTTCGGCACCTTCATCAGCATCAAGGCCATCCAGTCCTGGATGGCCGACATCAACGCCGAGCACCTGACGCTGACCAGCGACGGGAAGCTCTCTGTCCTGGTCCGCCACGGGTACGACCTTGGAGGTACCGAATGAGCGGCCCCAACCTGAAGAACCTGGACCTCACCAACCTGCGCCTCAAGGCGGTGGTCATGTGCTCCTTCACCCGGAGCGAGGCCACGAACCTCAACCTGTTCCGGGAGATGAGCCACTACCCCGGTGACCTCAAGAAGGGCGAGGCGTTCTTGTTCCTCGCACGGGGCGGGAACCAGGTGGTCTTCGTCTTCCGTGACCCGACCATCGAGTTCGAGGGCCAGCGGGTGGCCCGCAGGGTCATTGACTCCCGGCGGCTCCGGCTGGATGGGGGGACGTGGAACCCCTACATGCTCCAGAACTACGCCAACGAGATCGGGCTACACCTGGTCGGCATCAAGCGGTTCGAGCAGGTCCACGACGAGATGATGGCCGCGAAGCGGAAGAAGCGGACGACCTGATGCACTGCCCCCGATGCGGTGAGCCGCTCCAGCAGATCGACCGGACAGAGGACATCGCCCGGCAGCGGAGGAACCTGACCCTCTGGGAGACACACGAGAAGGGCGATGCCCCTCGGGTGGACGAGTCGGAGCACTGGGCCTGCTTCAATGCTGTGATGGCCTGTGCCTTCGGCAACGGGGCGGGCAGGACCGTCAAGGACCCCCATCTGGTCAAGCTCTTCGTCCACCACCCGTACCGAGGTACGAACAGTGCCCCCGGCGACTCGTTCTCGATCTCGTGGATCAAGTAGATGACCGACCCATGGAATGGCCCTCACATGGAGTTCATCCTCCCTCAAAGCCGCCTGTTCGGACGGAAGGGGGATGTGGTGCCCATCGTGGTTCTCACCCTCCCTCTCAAGCGGCGGCTTCGGTTCCTGCTGGACGGGAAGATCGTGTTCCTGGCTGAGATCGTGGAGGCGGGGTACGACACGAGAATCAGGTTCGGACAGTTCAGGGTGCGGAACGCCGTGGGCCACATCTGGCGACGCCTGCGAGGGTAGTTGTCCTATACGTCGTCTCTGACAAAGGAGACGTTCCCCCCATGAGCTACAAGCCCCCCTGCTGGTCGCCTTCATCACATGCGGAAGGTCGCCTTCATCACGCACATCGCCGAGGGCCAGGAGGAACTCGTCGAGGAGGCGAAGTCTGAGCTGGCTGAGACGGTTCGGCTCCCCAAGTTCGGGAGGGGGAAGGCCCAGGTCCCCGGAGCTGGTGCCCTAGTCCTGAACAGCTCCGCAGGGCAGCGGTCCACCGACTACCCCACGGTGGTCGAGCGGACGATCTTCGTGCAGGGCATCTCCATCAAGGTGGACGCCCCGGATGCTTCTGGGGAGTTCACGGTGCTGGTGGACATCAACGGTGGCCACGGCCCCCCGGACGCCGTTGGCAGCTTGCTGGCGGGAGATTCCGAGTCGTTCAGCATCACGGCGGACTTCGAGCTGGCCAAGGGTGATGGCCTCACGGTGAGGATGATGCGGAAGGATGGTCCCGTCCAGGCATCGGCCTTCAAGGAGATCGAAGTGCTGCTGGTCCTGGGTCCGGCGAGGAACCCCGGTCCCTAGCACTAGGGGGTACGTTTCAATCTCCAGTGGGTAGTCGAGTCAGATTCACCCCTGGAGATGCTCCCCCATGAAGTTCGCTCTGCACAACTACGCCGGAAAGCCGGTCCGTTTCTTCACCGTGACGCCCCAGGAGGCCACGCCGGACAAGGCGGCTGCCGCCTTGTCCCCGAGCCATCACATCGCCATCCTCGACGTGAGCGGCTCGATGTGGGGTGACCTCGATGCGGTGAAGAACATCATCGAGAAGGTCTTCACCGCTGAGGAGTTCAACGACCCCTCCATGAAGATCAGCCTGCTGACGTACTCGTCCCACGGCGACGTGCGGGTCCACTTCCAGCGGGTGACCGTCGAGGACGTGCTGGCTCCGAACAGCCCCCACCTCGCTGAGATCCGCAACCTGCGGACGCGGGGCCTGACCTGCATCTCCCAGGCGCTCGTCGCCGCAGAGAAGCTGATCGACGACTCCGAGGTCACCTGCATCAGCCTCCACACGGACGGCTACGCCAACGACCGCAGCCCCTACACCGAGGCCCAGGTCATCGTGCAGGCCGTCGAGGCCCTGGAGAAGCACCCCAACGCCTTCTGCAACACGGTTGGCTACCGGAGCTGGTGCGACTTCGCCCTGCTGTCGGCCATCGCCAACCGGCTCTCCGGCAAGTCGATGCAGGCCAGCAACGCCCGCGAGGTCTACATGGCCCTGCACGACACGCAGACCCTCCTGGCGGGCAGCATGTCCCCCGTCATCGACGCCCCCCTCAACGGCTTCGACTTCATCACCTTCGTCAGCAAGAAGGCTCGCAAGGTGCTCGGCAGCACCCAGGGCCTCACCGTCCGGGGCCTCTCCGGCGGGGACGACGCCATGATCTACCGCTACAAGGAGGTGGACGAGGCGACCTACAACGCCGACAGCGGTGGGGTCTGTGGTGGGGCCGAGGGTCTCGATGCGCTCTACGCCTACTGCCGTGCTCAGATCGCGCTGGGGAACCTGAACGCCGCGAAGTACGCGATGGTCAGCACCCGGGTCACGAACCTCATCAACACCCACGCCCGCGCTCTGGTCGCTGCCGAGGTCGCCGCGATGGCCACCCGCGTCGAGCAGTTCCTCTTCGAGCCGACCACCATCATCCAGTCCGGCGAGTACGGACTGGGCGAGACCGGCCCCTCGCTGTTGTCGCTGCTCCAGGTGCTCGACGAGTACAAGAGCAGCCTGCGGGTCAACGTCCGGGACATCCAGGCGAGCTACAAGCGGCGGGGCCTCAAGCGGGTGCCCGGCACCCGTGACGACCAGGGCAACATCGTGCCGCCGACGCACAAGCTCCAGACGCCCCGCGAGAACACGGCGGTCCAGGTGGCCTCCATCGACATCAACCGCGACACGGCGACGGTGAACATCAAGGTCATCGAGGACGGGAAGCTGATGGAGACGGCCACGGGCAACCCCGTGGAGGAGATCGCGGGCATCCCCCTCGACCTCAAGAGCTTCCGCAACTACACCCTGGTCGGCGACGGTCAGGTCAACGTGTCGGTCCTGCCCATCAAGACCAACGACAAGCGGTGCTTCGCGGCCCTCAAGGAGCTGGGTGTCATCACGGCGGACAGCTTCTTCCCGTCCGAGCAGCACGACATCGACATCAGCCAGATGCCGCTGGTGGACTACGACCAGGACTTCGCCGGGACCCCCGTGGACACCTTCGACTTCCTGGCCAAGCTCACAGTGCTCCAGAAGCTCCTCGCGGGGCTGACGGCGGGTGAGTCGGAGTCGCTGACTGCCGAGCAGATCGATGCGCTCAAGGGCTGCTACATCACCCCGGCCCTGTACTTCTCGCCCCCGACGACGACGCCCTACACGGACCTCGCGGAGGCCCAGGCCAAGGGCGAGGTGGACACCTACCTGTCCTACAAGGTGAAGCTGGGCACCCCCGAGATCACGAACCTCGGCAAGCTCAAGAGCGGCAACGCCTACCTCCAGCGGCGGTTCACCCTCACGGACGCGAACGGCGACGAGGTGAAGAAGCCGACCCTCAAGGACTGGTGGGAGGACGGCAGCAAGTGGGCGGTCAAGGCCCTGTCCGCCAAGACGAAGCTCGACGCCGTGGACGACCTGACGTTCCCCATCTACGAGGACTTCTTCGGCTTCGGTGGTGGTGCTGCCCTCGCCGAGGTGCTGGGCATGGCCCAGGCCGACACGGATGCGTTCCACGATGCCATCAGCGGCGGACTGGACCGCGACGAGGCGGTGACGGTGTTCAAGGAGGCGTTGGGGGACGTGAACGCCAGCATCGACCGGACCTACGCCGAGAACATCTGCCCGCTGGCCTTCTACGTCGGTGCCACCGGACTCGTGCCGGACACCCTCGGGGCGACCGCGATGACCCCGGACCAGCTCGTCGCCAAGTTCCCGACGACCAAGCTGGCCAAGGCCGAGCAGGAGGGCACGTTCTACGAGGTCTCCGGCGGTCTGCTGCTGGGCGTCTTCGTGAAGGGCGAGCACTTCTCGACTGAGAGCGGGGTCAAGGCCGCGTCCGCCCTCTCCGCGAACTGATGCAACGGGTAGCGTGTCTGGGGAGCCGAACCGTCATCGCTGGGGCCTCCCTTGACGAGCTGGATGCAGCCGCCGAGGAGGTCACCTTGATGATCCACACCATCCGGGTTCGCCAGTCCCTCAAGTGGTGGGGGGCGACCGAGGATGAACGTGAAGAGCTGACACTGGACCTGCTCGCAACGGTCATCCTGGCCTTGCAGGCGGGCGAGGACATAGAGGCAGCCGCCTTGGCGACTGTTCAGATGAGGGGGTGGGTGTGACTGGATACTGGCTTCTTGTGTGCCACCGGGTCGGGGACTACGTCCTTCAGTCCGATTGGATGGCCAGTGAGAAGACGAAGGGGTGGCGGCCCGCAGTAGCCCACGCCACGGTCTACACCTTGCCGTTCATGCTGCTGTTCGGATTCCAGTGGGAGCCGCTGCTCCTCATTGGTGGGACGCACCTCATCATCGACCACTACCGGCTGGCCCGGTACATCTGCTGGGCGAAGAACATCATCTCCCCGAAGCGGACGGTGACCTTCACGCCGGACCCCAATGGGCCGTGGCACGAGAGTCCCGTCGATGGGTGCATGGTGGACGACAAGGGCATCTACACCTGTACGCATCACCCTGAAAAGCGGGCGGTGCGGCAGGAGACGAAGTGGCGGCACCCGTGGTCGGAGTGCTCCGGGACCGGGTACCAGGAGGACAAGCCGCTCTGGCTGACCCTCTGGCTGATGATCATCACGGACAACGCCATGCACCTCGCCATCAACGGCATCGCATGGGAGATGTGGGGCGCAGGATGAGTCGATTCAACGTGGCTGCGGACAAGGCCGGAGAGGTCTGTGAACGCTTCGGCTGGGACCGTGGCTGGTCGGCCGCTGGGTGCTACCTGCACCTGGAGGTCAGCGAGTTCATCGAGGCCCTGCGGGGCAAGGGTGACTCGACCCCTCTGGCAGAGGCAGCCGACGTGCTGTTCGTGCTGCTCTCCACGTGCAAGGCCAACGGCCTCGACGTGGGTGATGTGGTCGCAGCCCTGGACGCCCGCTGCGCTCGGCTCCTGTCCGGGGCCGAGGACGACAAGTACCGCAAGGCCCCGGAATGATCTCGCGGGCAGCCATCAAGCACCTGATGAAGGTGGGGCTCATCAAGGTGACGCCCGACCCCGTGAAGATCGGGCCGAACTCCATTGACCTGCGGCTCGGGGACACCCTCCGCATCTACCACAGCACCGAGAACAGGGTCCCCATCACGGACCCCTACCGCGAGGTGCGCTACTGGGCCATCGACCCGAAGAATCCCCCACCCCTGCTCGACGTGCCGCTGCGGAAGGACGGTCGGTGGCTGCTCATCCCCGGCCAGTTCTACTTGGGCTGCACCGTGGAAGAGACCTACTGCCGTGGGGTCGTCCCGCACCTTGATGGTCGCTCGACCTGCGGGCGGCTCTCCATCGAGGCCCACAAGACCGCAGGGGTCGGGGACAACGGCTTCCGGGGCCGGTGGACGTTGGAGATCGAGGTGACAGAGCCGGTGCTGGTGACGCCGGGTGACCGGCTGTTCCAGATCTACTTCACCCCCGCGTGGGGTGAGGGGCTGGCCTACCTCATCCAGTCGAGGTTCGACGGCACCGCTGCGTGGTTGAACAAGGACGACCCGAACTACGTGGACATCGGCCCGATGATGCCGGATGGGGAACCCACCGGGACGGCCCCGCTGCTGGAGCTGGACGACCTCTACGGGGACGACAGCGGGCACCACTACCAGGGCTCCGAGGTCATCCGGGGGCCATCTCCGCTCGACTAGGGCTACCAGTCGTACTTGCCGCCCCGGCGGTCGAATCGCTCCTGTCGGAAGTCCACCGACGCCCAGGCCTCCTCGACGCCGACATCAAGGATGGACGGGCCGTAGACGTGCCCTGCTGGCCCACCGGAGTAGAAGCGGCCCAGCGGGTCGATGAGGGCATAGGAGTAGGACATCAGCTCGTTGGTCTCTGCGACCGGGGCGAGGCCGATGGAGGCCAGGTCCGTGTGCCGTGCGACCCACGATGCGAACTGCTCGTCGGTGATGAGCAGATCGTCAATGCCGTCGTTCTGCCCGGCGACCGGGAGCACCTGGAACGCCTTCCAGCGGTCAGGGCGGAACACCCGGATGAAGTCGCTGAAGTCCTCCTGCCAGTTGAAGGCCGTGATGACGCTGTTGAGCTTCACCTTGACCCCGGCCTTGCGGCACTTGGCAGCCAGCTTGACCATGCGTTCGACGTGGCCCCACTCGCCTCGACCCAGGCGGACTTCGACCTGTTCGTTGAGCGAGTCCAGTGAGAGGCCGACCCAGTCGAGCTGGTCAGCGCAGGCGTCGAGCAGGGGTTGGAGCCGGGCTCCGTTCGTGACGATGGTGGTGACCATGCCCAGCTCGTGGGAGAGCTGGACCAGATCCTTGATGTTCGGGTGGAGGGTGGGCTCCCCGCCGACGAAGGTGATCTTCTCGACCCCGGCGTCCGCAAGCTGGGCGACTACCTGCTCGGTCTGGTCGTTGGAGAGTCGCCCGTCCACGTCCTTGAACGTGGAGTAGCAGAAGCGGCACCGGAGGTTGCACTCCTTCAACAGGAAGAAGTTCACGGCTGGCGGGAGGGTGCTCACTTCGCGGTCACCTTGACCAGCGGGGTTCCGGGGTTGAGTGCCGTGTCCTCCTCGTCACCTAGGATGCAGTGGGTGGCGTCCACGCTGATGTCCCAGAAGTCGGTGCTCTTGTAGACCTTGCCCCGACCGATCCTGACCTGACCCTCGTTGGCGGCCAGGATGCTCATGTCGTGCTTCTCGCACAGGGCCATCAGGTCCCGGGCGAACGCTTCATAGTCGGTCAGGACGCGGGCCATCAGGAGCACTCCGTCAGGGACTCAGGGTGGACAAGCCACCACTCGCCGTGGCGGTCGAGGCAGCAGGCGTAGCCATGGGTCTTGGTGAAGCCGAACAGGACCATGCGGACGGTGGCACCACGGGGGAACGCCGACTCGATGCCGCCGTTCGTGCCGTTGACCACCATGCCGGGGGTCAGGTCGCAGCCGGTCGCCGCGTCCACGAGGACGTGGGGACAGTTCTCAGCCTTGCGGCGGGCGTCGAAGCCGAAGTCCATGGGCAGGTTGATCATCGGGCCTTCCAGAAGTAGGTGCGGCGGGTCAGACCAGCGGGCCAGCCGTCGCCGTCGTGCAGCTTGTTGCCGGTCATGCTCGCCCAGTCGAACCCCCGGTGGTAGTCCTCGGGCTTGCCACCCTCGTAGGCGGCTCTGGCCTGGGCGGCTTCGTCACCGGGGCCGATGAGGATGGGGCCTTCCGAGATCAGGGGATCAGCCTCCCCACATCAGGAGCAGGCGGGCACCGGGCACCGGCTTGGGGAGGGGGGCCACGTCGCAGGAGGTGAAGGGCACCGGCTTCATGGGCTCCCAGCCCTCGGGCAGCACGGTCGCCAGCACGCGGTCGATGACGTACTGCGGCTGGTTGCTGATGGCGAAGTCCCGCTGACCCTGCTCGACGTGCCACTTCATTCGGCGAAGTCGGGCCTCGACTGCCGCCTTGACCACTTCGGAGGTGTCGTCCATCAGAACGACCACGCTCGTCGGCAGGTTCGTGGGCCAGTGGGCGGACCAGTCCGCGTTGGCAGCGAGGGCCGCAGCAGCCTTGGTCAGCATTTCGTCGAGGTTGATGAAGGCCCACTCGGGGATGGCCTTGATCTGCTTCTGTTCGGCTTCGTGCATGGTGTCTCCGGGGCTACTACGGGGTGGGTCGGGAGTCTGAGCCGCTACCAGCGACGGTAGCTGCTGCGGTTCCCGCTGTAGCCGCCCCGGCTGGGCCGCTGGTAGCTCTGGTTGCTGCGGGTCAGATCGTCTGTCGTCTTCCAGCAGAGGTCGGCACAGACATCGTTGCCGCCGGTCTTGATGCCCGTGTGCTTGTTGGTGCGGACCTTGCTCACGAACTTCGGGGCTCCGCAGTGGCAGACCGGGACGCCCTTCACGGTCGCCCAGCAGTCCCGCATCCGCAGGATGACCCGCTCGGTGATGGCGTCGATGATGCCCGTGCGGTTGACCCGCTTCTCAGCGGAGGCGATGCCTCGCTCACGACCATCGCGGGCGGCGTAGACCGCGCAGACCCGGATGGCGTCCTTGGCGACCGCTCGGGTCATGTCGCCTTCGATGGTCGAGTAGACCAGCACCCGGATCTTGCCGTCCGTGTTCGGGACCTCTCGGGCGAACACCCGTTCCTTGGTCCCCTCGATGCGGACTTCCAGGAAGAGCGCCCTTGCGAACAGGGCCAGCAGTTCGGTCGCCAGCGTGCGACGGTGGTCTCGGTCGCGGGGGTCGTACTTGCTCGTCGGGTTGGTCATCGTCTTGCTCCCTGTCGTTCGTCCACCTCCACTACTGACGGGGTTATGTTTCTGAGCCCCAAATCGCAGATAGTTTCCACGAAAATGAGGGCTCAGAACGCAGGGCACGTCAGTAGTAGGGGTGGACGGAGAACACGATGGACTGCCGAACACGAATCCAGATCCCACGCACCCGTGAGGAGACCCTTCAGCTCTTCCTCGACGCGGACGAGATGCGGGATGAGGCCAACGACTGGCACCCGGACGTGGACGGCCTCCACGACGACGCGGACACCTTGACGGCGATGGCCCACACGGTCATGGCGGCGAACAAGTGGGAGTACCCGGCCTGATGGCACGACGACCCCGAACGCTGGTGATCTTGAGCTACGGCCTTGGCTGGGACAGCACCGCCATCCTGGTCCGCTGGCTGCTCGATCCATCCAGCCGAGACTTCGACCTCCGCGATCTCATCGTCGTCACGGCGATGACCGGGGACGAGTTCAAGTCGATGGGCGTCCTGGTCGAGAAGTACATCCTCCCCCTGATGCGAGCCCACGGAGTCCGCTTCGTTCAGGTAGCTCGCGGCGGGGCCAGCACCCACGACGGCGTGACCATCCTCGACGACTCCCGCTCCCCCACGAAGGTTCACCTCGACGGGGTCTACAAGCTCTCCGACGAGATGCTTGAGTCCGCCACCGTCCCGCAGTTCGGTGGTGCCCGGCTCTGCTCGCAGAAGCAGAAAGGCGTCCCCCTCGACTTCATCATCGACAAGCTGACGCAGGGCCGACCGTTCCGACACGTCATGGGCTTCAACGCCGACGAGTTGAACCGGGTCGCCCGCGACGCCAGCTACTCCACCGTCACCCGCAAGTCCGAGTACCCGCTGGTCACCTGGGGCTGGGGTCGGGCGAAGCTCTCTGAGTACGTCCGGGACTCCCTCGGGGTCGAGTGGGAGAAGAGCTGCTGCACCTTCTGTCCGTTCGCTGGCTCCTGCAAGGCAGAGAAGATGGAGGCCCTGACCTCTCGGTACACCGCCGAGCCCGAAGCCGCCGTGCTGGCCCTGACCATCGAGCGTCGGTCCCTGGCGATGAACGTCCGGCAGCCCCTCTTCGCCAAGACATCCCTGTTCGACGTGCTGGAGCAGACCGACCCCGCGCTGGTCGCCCTGTTCGAGGCCGACTGGAACTCCGCTCCCGACTGGAGCCTCTACCGTGTCCGCCGCAGCTTCCGTGGAGTCGGGCAGGCCGTTCGCAGCCTGGAGTGCATCAAGTGGGGGTCGAAGGCCCGGATGCTGGCGGAACTGGCGACCCACGGCGAAGTCGAGTGGACCCACGGTTCGCCACGGGTGCTCGTCCAGCGCAAGGTCGAGGACGTGTTCCCGGTCAACGAGGACATGTACGTCGTCGCCCCGGCTGGTGTGACCCCGAAGACCAACGCGATGTTCGACGCCTACTGGGTCCGCACCGGAGAGGTCGAGGCAGCCCGAGCCGCAGGGGCCGATGAGCCTTGCCCGAAGGCACGGGCGATGGGCTTCGTGCTCCGGTACGTCGTGACCCACGCGGCCAACACCTTCACCAAGGGCGATGTCCAGCGAGCCGCAGGAGCCTCCGGGGTCTTCACGGCAGAGGCAGGGGACGCCTTCAATGAGCTGAAGGCCGAGGGCCGGTTCGGCAAGGTCGGCAAGCGCATGACTCTGGCCCCCGCCGCCTGGGGCTCAGTCACCTCCCCATCCCCGTAGTCAGGAGCAAGATGCCCAAGCCCACCGCAGAGCAGATGGAACGAATGACCCGTTGGGCAGCTCGGTGGTGGGCTCAGTGCTTCAACGAAGTCCCGCCCCGCCATCCCCTGCGCGAGCTGCACGCTCGCGCCTACGGCTTCTGGATGGACCGCACTGACCCGCTGCTGGCTCTGGACCTCGACGCGCTGTACGCGAACACCGAAGCGGTCCTGGCCAAGCACGAGTCGGCCTAGTCCTCCATGCCCGGTGGGGGCGTGTGCTCCCGCCCGCTAGGCATCCGCAGAGGGCCGGGAGGGTGAACCGGGCCTAGCTCCGTCTCCCACCAGGTATTCACGTCCTCCAGGTCGAGCATGGCGTACAGGTCGTCGGGGAGGCTCCCTAGGCCCGGTTCGATGAACCACTCGCCCTCGTACTCCCCCTGCGACCGGAAGGCGTGCAGGGCGTCGTGGACCCGCTTCTCGCGGGTGCCTTGATTCTTGACCACCAGAATGATCTTGAGCTTGAACGGGGAGCCCACCTGAAGGTCACGGAGTCGTCGCTCAGGGTTTGACGACCGCCCGACCTTGAAGGCTCCCGTGCAGAAGGACTGGATCAGGTAGAGGTGCTCGCCGCCGATCATCCCTTGAGGCTCTTGTCGTCGTTCAAGACCTTCCACATGCCGATCTGCCAGTCGAGGCCGCGCACACGAGCATCAAAGTCGTGCCGTTCATCCTCCGTCAGGTTGCCCGTGTCGGCGATGGTGTCGGTCTGAGTGAGGATGGCCTCCTGTTCCTCATCCCACCCGTCGAAGTCGTCCGCCTGGTGCCGCCCCCAAGATCGACGGAGCAACTTGACCATGAGGGCCAGGCGTTCACGGGCAGGAGGGCTCAGCTCGATGGCAAGGAGTCGGGCCAGCTCAGGCTCTCGACGCGCCTGTTCCGCCGGGTTGCGAGACCACCGTAGAGCCATGACCTCCCGTGCGAGGTCATCGTAGTCCTGCCTGCTGTCGGTCATCAGCTACTCCCTGGAGACGTGTGGCTCCGGGAGGGGCTTCCCCGTCTCGTCGATCTGCCCCCAGCCGTAGGCCACGGCCAGGATGTTCGGGTGGGTGTGGCCCCGGGCCGTCCAGTAGGAGGGGTTCTTCGGGTCGGCCTCGGCCTGGGCCTCCTTGCGCTTCTTCCACCAGCCGAACATCACCTCTCCCCCAGGAGGCGTTCGAGCTTCGCCAGCAGCTCTGCCTTCTCCCGGCCCTTGCCGAGGCCGGACGCTTCGACGGCCTCTTCCTTCCAGTCCGCGAGGACATCCTCGATGGAGGGTCCGTTCGATGCCACCTGTCCCGCTCCGTAGCTGATGAGCTTGCGGAGGGCATCCACGTCGAACCGGGACAGGTACATGCCGTTGAGCCGGTAGTCCTCGAACGCCTCCCAGGCCCACGGCACCCAGACCTTCACGATCTCGGCGATGGCGATGGCGTAGGAGCGGATCTCCAACTGCGCGTGCGGGTCGAGCCGGAGGGAGAGGAAGTGGAAGAGGTTGTGGAGATCCTGGGCCCACACCTTCTTGGTGTAGATGTTCACGGGCAGGGCACAGCGGGCGATCTCTCGGGCCACTCCCGCGTCCAGGGATGCCTCGTAGCTCTTGTAGGCCGATGTGCAGGTGTCCCGCAGGCGGTTGCGGTACGCCTCGACCGCCTGCTCTTCCATCAAGTCCTCCCGTCCTTGCTTGTTGGTGGCCGACTGAGCGCGAACGTCATCGGGGGCTGGGATGTAGAACTCCGAGGGGAGGATGCTGTACCGGGCCGACATCTCGTTCAGCGACGCCATGCGATGACGGACCCACTGTCGTTCCACGAAGATGGGCAGCTTGACCTCCAGACGGATGCGGCACTGCTCGAACGGAGATGTGTGACGGCAACGCAGGAGGTACCGAAGCAGGTGCCTGTCCCCACTTGTGCGACGGGTACCCTCGGCATAGCTGACGCGGGCGGACTGGACGATGGTGTCGTCATCCCCCATCACGTCCAGCAACATGATGTAGCCGTGGTCGAGCAGTTTGATGGGCTCCGCGAAGCGTTCAAGATGAGCTGGGATCATTCTCTGCCTTCTCTTCCGCGCGTCTTCGCTGTTGTCCTTCACGTAGACGCTGTCGATGTTCTTCGGTGATTGCGGGTGGCTTCTTTCGGGTGGGGTGCTTCCGCCCGATCATCGCCTGCCGCAGCTTTTCCCTGGTGGCGTCACTACAGGCCTTACCCATCTTCTTGTAAGAAGGGTGCCCCTTGATGGCCTTACTGATGTTCGCGTTGTGCTCTGGGGTGTTCTTCCGCCCCTTGTGGGCATCGGACATTCTCTGCCGAGTCTCTGCCGATGCCTTCCGGCCCAGACCGGCTTTCCGCAGCTTCTCCCGAGTCTCATCCGAGACAGGCAGATGCCAGACACCATCCCCGCCGAGGGTCAGGTTGTAGCCCCCTTGTGATACGTGCGTCTGGTGTTCTCGAATGGCTGCCATCTCCCCAGCCTTGAGCAGGTCGATGTCAGTGATCTCGATGAGCACCTGGACATCGAATGAAGGCCACCCGTACTTTCGGATGGCCTTGTGGATCAGGAACGGGCTGCCATTCCGGGCCAGACTACGATGCTCCTTGAGCCGTTTCGGCAGGCTCATCGTGATCCCGATGTACGCCTTCCCGTGGGGGGCGACCAGCTTGTAGATGCAGCCCATACCGGCAAGGTACACCCGACCCGTCTATCTTCCAATGGCTCTCCGAATGCGGGGTGGTGTTCTGTCTATACCCGCAGGACTTGTAGAACCACTCGCCCTGCGTTGGAGGACGAAGATGAACCCCAAGTTGATGGACCTCGCCTTCAAGGTGCTGTCGATCCTGGTGATCCCGCTGCTCCTGTGGGGCGTCAAGCTGGAAGTCGGCAACGCTGTCCAGAACGAGAAGATCACGGTGCTGGAGAACGAGGTGGCCGCTGCCAAGGCCATCAAGGATGGCGTCATCGCCAACACGAACACCCTCGGCAGGGTGGAGGAGAAGCTCGATGCGACCAACAGGCGGCTGGACGACATTCGCTCTGATCTGCGTCGGGGTCTGCCTCCTCAGTAGTTGCGGAGGCAGTGACTCGCTGCCGGAGCCGATGGTGGAGAACGTGGAAGATGACGGCTATGCCCTCATGGACACGGCGGACTCCTACGTCGAGTCGTCGGGGATGATGACCGTCACCACCATCCCTGGTGACGACGACTCAGCCGGTGGCGATGACGACGACTCAGCTCTCCCGCTGCTGGTCACGAACGTCGAGGACGTGGCTGCGGCCTGGGGCGTGGAGCTTGCGGTCATCAAGGCGAAGTCAGAGCCCATGGTGTCGCTTCAGGTGGCAGAGGGGGCCATGCGGAAGCAGCAGGTCCAGGTGGAACGTACCGGCGTGAAGATGACGGGTCTGGATGAGGGTGTCGAAGACCTCGGAGCCCTGATCAGGGCCAGCCGCTTCGCTCGTCTGGACACCTACGCACAGAAGTACCACTGGAAGACGGAGGCCCCGAGCCAGTGGCTCACGGAACACCCCGAGAAGCTGGAGTGGTGGAAGGAGTGGGTGGACCTGAAGCCGGAGGCCGATGCTCTTGCACTCACTCGTGCTGCTGGTGAGGTGCCTGGTGACTGAGCCGACCAAGCGCGAGATCCAGGCGGCTTTCGGGCAACGGGTCTACGAGTATCACGACGATGAGGGCACGGTGTACTACTCGTTCACCCAGGCCCCGAACATCATCTCGCCTCCGAAACGGCTCAAGATGCAGGACCGGATCGGCGTCCATCTGAACAACTTCCTGACGCGGCTTCGGCGATTGAGCGAGTCAATGCAGATGTCGGAAGGGGACGACGGGTAGGGTGCTCCGCGTTTAGCGAACCCCTCTCCCGGAAGAACACCATGAGCGACAACGGCACCCCCCAGCAGCCCCCGCAGCCCCACATCTTCGGTGAGGTCGAGCCCGATGAGCTTCAGCGCCTTGGTGGTCTGAAGCAGCAGGCGGACGGCATCATCCACCAGCTCGGCATCAACCGGGTCAACGAGCACCGGCTCATCATGCAGCTCAGCCAGTGCGAGCAGGCGACCAACGCCATCGTGAAGGTCGCGGGCGACCGCATGGGCATCCCCGATGGCACCGCCTGGTCGGTGACCAGCGACGGCAAGGCTGTCTCGGTCGGTCCGCAGCCGCGCCCCACCCTTGCCGCCGTCCCGACGCAGGACGCGGAAGAGAACAGCCCGCCGGAGGCGTGAAGGGCAGGGAGTAGATGACGACCAACCAGTGGGAGAGTGCCGGGCCAGTCCCGTTGCCCCCCAAGAACACTCAGGTCGTCAGCCCGTTCATCATCGGGATGCTCGACTTGCGGTGGGAGGACCCTGCGGTCCTCGCCCGCAATGCCGGGTTCACCCTCGTCGGTGTGAACATCTACCGCTCAGAGGCGTCTGACAGAGGCCCCTTCCGTCGCATCAACGAGTTCCCCATCGGGGGCACGTTCTACCGCGACCGCACCGACTACGCCCGTATCGAGCGGGAGCCGGTGCGGTGGAACTCGGACTGGATGTACAAGGGCGATGCCCCCAACGACCGGCGGTGGGTCTTCTGCACTCGCAACGTCATCTCCAAGCGGTTCAATTCAGCCCCCAACCACGACGCCGACGACGCTGACTCACCGACCGACGTGCAGCTCTTCATCAACGGTGAAGAGGTCCCCGTAGCCGATGTGTTCGGCTCCAGCCGACAGGTCACGCTCGCCAACGCCCCCGGCTTCGACGTGGCCACGGATACCATCGAGGACCCGGTGATCCCCACGGCCACTGACACGGTGGAGATCAGCTACTACACGCCGAAGAACCACGTGAAGTCCGGGCTGGACATCAACATCTGGTACCGCTTCACGTCGGTCGCCATCGACGCATCCACCCCCAGCGGCTACGTCGAGACCCCTCTGGACTGGTGCGAGCCCCGCAGCGTGGTCGAGGTCGAGTCCCTCGACTGGATCTGGCGGGAAGCCATGCGGCGGAACGCCTGGATTCTTCAGCAGGGTGGCGAGCGGGTGAAGATCTTCATTCGCAAGACCTCTGGCGTTCCCTGTGACTGCCAGATCGAGGACAGGACCAGGGAGTACGCCAAGCAGCCCTCGCAGCGATGCCTGGAGTGCTTCGGCTCCGGGTTCCTCGGCGGCTACGAAGGTCCCTACGAGGGCATCATCGTCCCCGACGACGCCGAACGACGGATCTCGCAGGCGGTCGGTGGTCGTCGCAAGGAGCACACCTACGAGGTCTGGACAGGCCCCAGCCCGCTGTTGACGCAGCGGGACTTCATGGTCAAGCAGACCAACGAGCGGTACAGCATCGGGCCGGTACGGCGGCCCAGCCATCGGGGCAACCTGATGCAGCAGCACTTCACCATCGCCTACTTCGACCAGGGCGACATCCGCTACAAGGTGCCCATCTACGGCACGACCGAGCTGGCCTGGCCGCAGACCAGAGGCCAGCAGACGCCTCGCGTCTTCTCTCCCCGACCCGTGGACCAGGCCCTTGAGGGTCTGCCGCAGTGGCCGGAAGGCCCGGACGGCGACAATCCGCAGATGACTGAGAAGTCGAACATCCCGGATGCACGGGAGCGGAGAGGCCGTTCCCGCGTCTGGGAGAACACCGAATACTGATGGCCAAAGCCGGGCGAGTGAAGGGCATCTACGCAGGCCCGGTCGCCAAGGTGCTGGACATCCCAGTCACCAAGGATCTGCTGAATGCACTCGGCAAGTGCATGGTCGATGCCTACGTCAAGGAGGCCAAGAAGGACTTCGCCAAGCGCGGATGGTCCGGCGAGGCCCGTGACGGTTCGGCCCCCATCTGGGAGTCGTTCTCGTACCGCATCAGGGGCGACCGGACCATCGAGGTGCTCAGCACCTTCCCCGACATCGAGATCCTGACCACCCAGGACATCCCCTCGCGGCGGATGACCTGGCTGACGCAGGAGGGCAAGAACATGAAGCCCTCATCGTACCCGCTCACCGACCGGGAGAAGACGCTGGGGATGAAGGTGGGTGGCCGTGTCTCGCAGAACAAGCGGATGCCCCTCGTGGTGCCCATGAAGGACAAGAGCGGCACGGTCGTCTTCCGCACAGCCCCCTTGAAGATGCAGGACGCCTGGGTCCATCCGGGCATCGCCCGGTTCACGTTCATGGAGCGTGCGGTACGCACCGGCAAGGCCGGGTGTGTGAAGATTCTTGCCGGTGAAGTCATGAAGGCGCTGGGGCTGGAACTGACGAAGCGGATGCAGGGATGATTGAAGCGGAGGTCACCTGTCAGTGCGTTCAGATCGCCCTGCCCGACCTGCGGTTGTCCATGGTGAACGGGCAGGTCGTCTACTTGGATGAAGCCGATGCCAAGGCGTCGGTGGACCTTCAACGGGCGTGGAGGGCAAAGGCCGTCATCGTCAAGTACATCCAGCGATTCAGAGAGCGGAGAGCCGCTCGGCTGGCCCTTCCCGCAGCCCCGGCTGCCTCGATGGTGGGATTCCTGCCGGAGATGGGCCAACCGGAGCAGACCGTGGTGGTCGATGTCGATGCGATTGCGGCACGGGTCGCAGAGCTGCTGGAGCCCCGCCTTGTCGCCAGCATCACGGCCTCTGTGGTGGCCGCTCTGCGCTCCGAAGGCCCCGTGGTGACCGTTGGTGCGCCTGTAGCGTCCGCCCCTCCACAGACGGCCTGGGCGGATGCTCCGGTGTTCATCCCGTCGAGGATCGGCAACGAGCTGGAGGCTAACCTTGAACTCCAGGCGACCACGGCCACTGAGGGGGTAGTGTCTGACGCGGCTGCTGCCTTGCGGGCGGCCCGGAAGAAGCAGGAGCCGACATGAGCAAGAAAAAGACCCTCGGGGTCGGGCTGGACATCGGGACGATGAACATCGTCTCCGCTCGCAGCGTCGGTGGCAGCATCGAGACGAAGCGGATGCGGGACGCCTTCATGTCCATGCCCCCGAACAAGACCCGGATGCTCAAGCTCTCGCAGACCAGCTTCGTCGAGCGTGAACATGACGTGCTCCTCCTGGGCGACGCAGCGATGGAGATGGCCAACGTATTCGGCGGCAACCCCCGCCGTCCCCTGGCCGGTGGGCTCATCGCTGCCGGGGAGTCCGATGCCCTGAGCGTGTTGAAGCTCCTGATCAAGAACGTGCTCGGGGAGCCGCAGATCGAGAACGAGGTCTGCTACTTCAGCGTCCCGGCCCCACCCCTCGACCAGCCCGGCAAGGACATCATCTACCACCGTGGGGTCTTCGAGCGCATCGTCGAGGAGTGCGGGTTCGACCCCTTCCCCGCCAACGAGGCGATGGCCATCATCTTCTCCGAGTGCGCTGCCGAGGGCTTCAGCGGTCTGTCCTTCAGCTTCGGCTCCGGGATGACCAACGTCGCGCTCGCGCTGAACACGACCGAGGTGCTGTCCTTCTCCGTCCAGCGAGGCGGTGACTGGATCGATGAGCACGCAGCTCAGGCGGTGGGGATGACCCAGGCTCAGATGTGCGCCCTCAAGGAGGGTGGCATCGACCTGATGACCCACGCGACGCAGCCGGAGGAGGCGGTCGCCCTGTACTACAAGGCGATGATCGACTTCGCCCTGGACCAGGTGGCGGCCCACTTCGTCGCGCAGTCCGGCCAGTTCACCTTCCCCAAGCCCATCCCCATCATCGTGTCCGGTGGGACGAGCATGGCGGGCGGGTTCCTCGATTTCTTCAACAACGTCTGGCGCAAGAAGAAGCGGAAGTTCCCCATCGAGGTCAGCGAGATCCGCTCGGCCAAGGACCCGCTCAACGCGGTGGCGTTCGGGATGCTCATCCAGGCGATGCAGGAGTACGAGGAGTGACCGATTTCACCCAGGTCCACCACCTGCTCTGCGACCCGGAGCGGCCCGTGCCGAAGGACGGGGTGGACTACAGGTTCACCTGTGCATCGAAGTGCGACAACGAACTGACGTGGGCCTGTACGGGCTCAGAACACCGTGCCGGGCTGGAGATCATCTGCACCTGCCCGTGCCACCAGGAGATTCCATCCGTGACCACCATCAAGAGCTTCGACGCAGCGTATGTGACCCCGGACGGGAAGATGAACGTGGAGGGGTTGGTGCTCAACCCCTCCACGGCGACGACGAAGGCCCGTGTCCGTGTCACCGTCGAGATCCTCGACTGCCCGGAGGTCGGTGACACCAGCTACTCGTTCACCCTCGACGAGGCGGTCATCTCGAACAGCCGCGAGGTGAAGCAGGTCGAGCTGCCGGACGGTGGGTACGAGCTGGTGTCCAGCCCGGATGTCACCTGGTCGATCACGGGCACGGAGCTGGACGTTCCGAGCCACTGATCCGCCTATCAGCGGCGGGAGGTAGATGTACTTCCAGCTAACCGAGTTCCGGCCGGTAGTTCTCCTATCACCTTCGTCAGTTGAAGGTACGGAGACCCACATGCCATCTCGCAAGCACCACCTCATCGACAAGAGCCTCCTCACCAGACTCTATTTTGATGAGGAACGGTCACTTCGAGCCATCGTGGTGGCAACTGGGACGAACTACCGCCTGGTCAGGGACTCTTTCAAAGCACATGGGTTGTCCTGGCGGTCGAAGTCGGAGGCTCGTGCTGGTCGGCCTTGGGACGATGTCACCAGGGCCAAAATCGCTTCCACAAGGTCAGGACAGAAAGATGCTCCTGAGGTAGCCGCCCGAAAGCGGAGGCAACTGTCCACTGCGGGCGGGCGCGGGTGGAACAAGGGGTTGACAGCGGCAACGGACGAGAGGGTCGCACGGCAGCGAGATGCTTCCGTTGTGGTTATGCATACTCCAGAGTTCCGTGCTCGTGCATCGCAAGCTAAGGCGGCACAAATCGAAGCCGGAGGCTACTGGGACCGGGGCTACGTCGAGACCCAGAAGTCCGGGCGCTTGTACTTCATGTCCTCGTGGGAGAGGAGGCGTTGGCTTGAGCTGGATGCTGATCCCGATGTCGTGCAGTTCACTCGTCATCCGTGCCGTATCCCCTACCAGTGGGAGGGTAACCAGCATTTGTATCTGCCAGACGTGCTGATTGGGTACACCGATGGCAGCAAGGTGTTGGAGGAGATCAAGCCCCGAGCACTGCTAGATCGTCCGCACAAGGGGCAGAGTCGTCTGCTCGCCAAGGTGCAAGCTGGAGTTGACCATGCAGCCTCTCAAGGCTGGGGTTGGCGGATCTTCTCGTATGACGGAGAAGGGGGTGCGTCATTTATTTCCAGTTGACCGAGGCGTTGAAGAGACGGTTCATCGAGGAGCTGCGACGCTACTGGTCGCAGCACCCGAAGTACCGTGACGACCTCGTGCAGAACATCCAGGGGAAGTTCAGCTTCAAGGAGAGGCCCCAGCACGGGATCATCATCAAGACCGGCTCGGGCAACCGGGTAGACCTCTCAGCCGACAACTACATCGGCGTGATCGAGTCCTACTGCCTGATGACCCGGGTGAAGAACAAGCCCGGCCTCTCGGTCGAGTGGGTCCGCGAGGACTCCGTCGCCATCCAGAACAACAACGGCTACTTCCCCTCGCCTCCCGGCCTCTACTACCTCGACGTGCAGGATGAGGACGGGAAGCTCGTCTTCTACGTGGACCCGCTCGTCGAGGTCTTCCACGAGCCCGTGAGCCTCATCACCCCGACGAGTGGCCAGCTCCAGCAGACCCCGGTGATCGGCAGCCTCCGGCTCTTCGAGCAGCCGTCCCGCTTCCAGCTCGTAGAGGGCGTGAACTACGACCTCGACGCCACAGGGGGCATCACCCTGACCAGCCCGTTGACGGGTGGCCGGTGGTTGCAGGCGGACTACCGCTACCCCACAGCATCAACGGGGCCGTACACCATCCACGAGATGCACGCGAACAACGTGGCCGTCCCCGGAGTGGTCATCGCCTTCGGTCGGCGAGCACAGGCGGGCGACCAGATTGCCATCATGGTCCACGACATCCGGCGGCCCGCCTACATGGAGTACGGCGGGAAGTGGGAGCTGACCCTCGACTGCGACGTGATGAGCCGGGATGTCCACGCCCAGCAGGAGATCGTGGACCAGACGGTCATCTACCTCTGGGGCGTGCTCCGGTCGCACCTCTCGCACAAGGGCATCGAAATCACGGATGTCTCGATGGGCGGTGAGTCAGAGGAGGTCTACGACGAGAACGGTGACGACTACTTCTACAACGCCAACTTCACCATCACCTGCCAGACCGACTGGTCCATCCATGTCCCCATCGACGGCTGGATGCGGCAGGCAGCTCCCCTGACTCGCGCTCAGGCTGCCCAGATTGCTGCCCTCTCCGACGATGAACTTCGGGGGGAGGACGGTAACATCGTGGGTCTGGAGGCCCTTGGCGTCGAAGCGATCCAGGACCCCTTCTGGTCCGGCCGCCGAGGAACCTTCGAGATGGTGAAGTAGGAGCGAGCATGGAAGAGGTCCGCCACAAGACGGCGAAGGCGTGGGTCGAGGCCATCGACAAGAGTCACGAGCTGGAGCCCGGCGACGACGCCCGGCGGCGATGCCTCGGGTTCTTCGACCACACGGACGAGAAGCACCACATCCTGAGCATCACCCTGGCGAAAGCCACCGGCAAGGCGCTGGGTGATCAGAGGGAACTCCTGAAGACCCCGGAGGGCCGCGCGAAGCTCATCGAGGGCCGTGCCTGATGCCCCTCTACACCTTCCAGTGCGAGTGCGGCGTCCAGTTCGATGCCCGTGCAGCCATCGCCGACCGGGAGCAGACGAAGCCCTGCCCCGCCTGCCCGGAGCAGGGCAGGCCCATCCCCCCGTCCGGTGTTCACGGTCACTTCAAGAAGGAGGTGACCGGCCCCGTGCCGCAGAACACGGGCATCCACGACCTCGACACGAAGATCGACCGCGTGATCGGGCAGTCCAGCCACCAGGGCTGGGAGGTGGCCGAGGGGCGGAAGCGGATGAAGGAGGAAGTCATGCACCGTGAAGGCGTCACGGGCCACGACCTCTCCAAGAATCTCGACGGCTCCTACCGGGTGCTCAAGCCCGAAGAACGGGGTCTGCATGAACGCAGTCAGGCGATCCACCAGGCTGCGGGCGAGCGCAACAAGCCCAAGGGGTAGTCGGTAGTTTGACTATCCCGCACGCTTATCAGCGAAGGGCAAGTTCGTAGAACGCGCCTCGGCACCTCCTCTCCGCACCGGAGATGGCTAGACGGATCAACGACGGAATGAGCCACAGCTTGTGCTTCCCCTGATGGGGACCTGCCTCCCGCGCTTCGGCGGGGATGGACACGATGAAGCCACACGGACTGACGCTCGAACCCTGTTGACCCTTCTCGTGAGGTGCCCTGATGGCTTTCCCCGGTCTGAACTACGCCCCGCCCAACGTCTACACCCGTACCGAGTACGAGAACCCTCTCCAGGGGGCCATCGAGTCTTTGAAGATCCCGATCTTCATCGGTGAGGGCAACGAGTACCTGTCCCAGGTGGACCTGGAGTGCGTGCGCGGCTCGTCCGCGACCATCGACCAGCGCATCGTCGGCGAAGACATGACGGGCCGTGCGGTCGTCAGCGTCTCTGCCACGGGCGTCGTGACGCGGGGTGCCTTCAACGGCGTGCTCAACCGGGTGCAGGTCCAGAACCTCCCCGTCGTGGACGGCTCCGGTCGGGGCACGACCAGCAACAGCCGCAGCGACGTGACGGTGACCCTGAACGGGCTCCCGGTGGTCGTGACGGCCCTGGACGGTGCGGCAGGCATCCTGACCCTCGCGCAGTCCCCGGCTCTGGGCGACCTCCTGCGGGTGAGCTACTACTTCAACCGTGAGGACACGCTCGTCACGGACGACCTCTCGGAGCAGGTGACCACCCTGGCGGCCCTCATCGAGGCGTCCGTGGGCATCAAGGACGTGAACGCCCCGACGCCGGGCACCACGACCATCGACCTGCACGCTGACGTGCTCGGGCCGAGTGGTCAGGTCATCGTCCCGGCGAACAACGTGCTGAACCTGGTCGTGGACGGAACGACGGTCGCGCTGACGCTGACCCCGAAGACCGACTACACGATGCAGCAGATCTCCAACGTGATCTCGGCTGCGGGCTTCGGGACGTTGACGGGTGCCACCTTCGTCAACAACCACGGCGAGAGCACTCTCTCGCTGAACGCCGACCACGACCTGACGGTCCTGGAGGGGACGGCGAACGCCCTGCTGGGGCTGGTCACGGGCTCCGTGAGCATCCGCCGGAAGACCTTCTACACGTTCAACGGCCCCATCGTGGACGGCACCAACGGCGGCGTTACGACGACCGACCCGAGCCACGTCGTCGTCAAGGTGGACGGCGTGCAGGTCATCCCGACCACCGTGGACGGGGCGACCCGGGCCATCACCCTCGCGCAGGCTCCCGAGGCCGGTTCGACGGTGACGGCGACCTACTGGTTCAACACCTGGCAGGACACCTACGACCACCTGGCCCACGTGAACGTCACGAGCGTCGAGCGGGTCGGTGATGTCCCCGGCGGCAGCCAGTACACGCAGGAAGCGGACTTCATCCTCCAGAACGACCGGGTGATGTGGGGCACGGCAGCCTCGGTCGTCAGCGGCATCACGACCACGGGGTCGGAGCTGCTCGACGACACGCAGGTCACCCCGACGCTGGTGGACAACCGGACCTTCATGTCCCTCTGCACGCCGGTCACGTCCGCACAGGGCACGGTCAGCACGAGCGACTTCCAGCTCCCCCTGAGCCCGACGCTGGGCAACGGGCGTTCGACGAGCCTCGGTCAGAGCCTCTTCCAGAGCATCAGCAACAACCGCATCGGCGTCCCGGTGAACCGGCCCGACGTGGTGGATGTCTACTGGGGCTTCTCGGTGGAAGACGCGCTGGTGCGCGGGCAGGTCGAGGTCATCAAGGTCGAGGGCAGTGTCATCACCCTGCCGGTGAACGTCCCGGTCGGGGCCAGCGTCTTCGCCAGCTTCTATCACAACATGATCGTGGACATGGAGTACACGCTGGCCGTGGTCCTGCCCGGCATCAGCGGCGTGGGCACCTACACCATCGCCGACTCCGCAGGCTCCAGCGTCTTCACGCCGACCTTCGACAACAGCACGAAGTCGGCGGGCCTGACGGGCATCGAGATCGTCTTCCCGAGCGGCTCCGAGTTGACCCCGGACCTCCACTTCGAGGGAGGTGCCGGGACCGGCTTCACCGGCCCCATCGAAGAGGTCGTCACGGTCACCCTCGCGGCGACCCAGGACACCCCGGCGAAGTTCACGGTCTCCGGCCCCTCGCCCTACGTCTTCGTCCCCGGTGAGTCCGACCTCATCGCCATGACGATCAACGGGGACCTGGTCCTCCCGGTCGCGGGCACCGACATGGACGTGCTCTCCGGCGGTGGTCTGGGCGTCATGGCCCACTTCGTCGGCAACGAGGTGGTCTACCCGGACGGCATCGACTTCGACGCGGCTGACTTCGTGAACGGCAACGAGCAGGTCATCCTCACCCTCGACGCGGTGGAGGTCACGGCGACCGTCGAGGCCGCTGCGAACGTGACCGTGGACGGTTGGGTCGCGGCCATCAACGAGGCGGCTGACGGCCACCAGGGCGTCGCAGGCGCGGGTGCCCCGGCTACCACGACCTTCGAGCTGGCAGCGGGCAGCCGTTCCGCCGTGGACAACTACTACGCCGGGTGGCGGGTGGTCGTCGGCAGCGGTGCCTTCGCCATCACGGCGGGTTCCATCGGTACGGTCGCCAGCTACGTCGGAGCCACGGGCATCATCACCCTGACGGCGGCCATCGCCGGGGCCGCCATCTTCACGGTGGGCGATCCCTACCGCATCTACAACCCCGACACGATGGCCGAGGTCAAGGGAGCCACGCGCTTCAACGGTCCCATCGACCTGTCGGGTGGTGCGGGCTTCGACACCCTGACCCTGCGGTTCAACTGTCTCGCCACGGGGGGTGCGGTGAACATCAGTGCCGGTGTGGCGGCCCTGCACGCATCGGTCACCGCTCTGGCGACGGCCCTCAACACGGCCTTCCGTGGGGCCTCCGGCAGCGACATCCTGGTCACCCCGGCGGTCGGCTCCCCCATCGCCCTCGCCATCGTCGGTGATGTCCTCCTCTCGGGTCTGGACTTCATCTTCACGGCGGACGGCGAGGGTCGCCTGACGGTGGTGGTTCAGCTCCCGGGCCTCTCGGCGGCGGGCTTCCTGGAGTTCGTGGCACAGGGCGCAGCGGTCGATGACCTGGGAATCCTCGCGGGCTTCGACGTGGGCACGGCTGGCAGCGGCCAGATGAAGCTGAACATCGGCGAGGTGGCGAAGAGCTACCGGCTGACTCAGGGCGGCGTGAACGTCCACGACCGGCTCATCCTCCGCAACCGCATCCACCCCGGCGGCTTCTCCATGAGCGCCCTGGATGCGGTCGGTCAGTGCCAGCTCCTCGTGGGCGCGGGCTCCGGCAACGCCAAGGCGGGTCTGACGAACGCGGACTACGGCGAGGCGGCCCACGGTGCCACGGTCCACGGGGCCACGATGGTCGGTCGGGTCGGCTTCGCTGGTGGCACGAACACGGCGGGCGAGCCGCAGGTGACCTTCTACGACGGTACGGGGGCACAGCCCGCGAACAACGTCCTGGCCTTCACCCTCGACGGTGTGCCCTTCAGCGTGACGTTCACCTCGTCCGCCACGGGCACGGTGAACATCCTCGGCATCGCGGCGGTCGCGGGCAACCGGATCATCCTCCAGATCCAGACGGCCATGGCTGCTCTGCCGGGCGCTCCGTTCGGCAATCTGGCAACCATCCAGGGCGCGAACATCATCCGCCCCGAGGGTGCGGGCATCCGCATCACCAGCACGGAGATGCACGAGAGCGGCGTCATCGTCATGGGTGGCGGCTCGGCCAACTCGGTACTCGGCTTCACCGAGGGCATGGTCGCGGCCCGGCAGCTCGTCACGGCGGGGATGCTGGCGTCGGCCCTGAACTCGCACCGGGAGAACAACATCCCGGACTTCCTGCACGACTTCTCGGCCATCAACAGCGCGGCTGCTGAGTTCGCTGCACAGGCCATCGCCAAGGTGGTCGAGGACACGGCTTCACGGAAGTTCCTGCACATCGCCTCGGCGGGTCCGGCCACCAGCGACTACGGCACCGGCTCCACCATCGCCCTGCTGGCGGCCACGACTCGTTCCTGGCTGTTCGTGGGCACGGGCATCGACGAGCTGAGCAACGCCGGTTCGGCGGGCGAGGCGGCCCTCAACGGATTCTTCGTCACGTCCTCGGACGGGGTGAACGGGTCGGGTTCGACTGACACCTCGGTCCTCAACGCGGGCACCGGACAGGATGGGACCATCGGCCAGACGTACCGCGACGCGGTGACGGGCCTGACGTTCACCATCCTGCCTCGCGGCTGGCACGACAACCCGGCGGGTCCGTGGAACGCCTACCCGGCGGCGGCGACGTTCCGGTTCGCGGTCAGCTCGACGGTCACGACCGACGCGAACATCCCGGTTCGGTCCATCCCCGGTCTGGAGATGAAGGTCGCCAACACGGCCGGTGTGGGTGCGGGTGACACGGCCATCGTGCAGACGTTCCCGCGAGGGGGCGAAGAGCCCGCCATCGGGGACATCTACTACGCGAGCTACGTCTACCAGAAGCAGGATTTCACCACGGCATTCTTCACGAAGATGTCGTCCATCATCGCGGCCTACGGTGCCATCCACCCGGAGAACCCGGTGTCGCTGGCGGCCTACCTGGCGATGATCAACGGGGCCGTCCTCGTCGGCGTGAAGCAGGTGCCCCGTGCGACCGGGACCAACTTCGCCAGCATCACGACCTACGTGGCGGCGGTCACGGAGCTGGAAGGTGTCCTGCCCGGTCACATCGAGCCGGACCTGATCACTCCCCTGCTCGGGACCTCGACGCAGCTCTTCCAGTTGCTCGCCCGCAGCAACGACATCCAGAGCAGCATCCGCTACCGCAGCGAGCGCACCAGCGTCATCGGGATGGCGGCGGGCTCGACCGAGGCGCAGGCGAAGACCCTGGCTGGTGTCCTGTCCAACGACCGGATGCGGGTGGTCTACCCGGACATGGCCCTCATCGACATCGAGGAGGACGACGGGACCAGCAAGGAGCACCTCATCGACGGCCCGATGCTGGCCGCGATGCTGACCGGCTCCGTGGTCAGCCCGAACTACGACGTGGCCTCCCCCTGGACGCGACGGAAGCTCATCGGGCCGAGCCAGCTCGGTCGGACGCTCGACGCCGTGCAGCAGAACCAGCTCGCCCAGGCGGGCATCACGGTGCTGGACGACAAGCCCCCCTTCATCCGGGTGCGTCACGGTCTGACGACCGACATGACCAGCATCCTGACGAAGACGCCGACCGTCCGGCTCATCGCCGACCACGTGCAGCAGCAGAGCCGGTCCACGCTGGACCAGTTCATCGGGCTGAAGTTCCTGCCCGGCATCCTCTCGCAGGTCGAGGGGCGGCTGGCCAAGATGTTCCAGACGCTCGTGAAGCAGCAGATCATCGCCATCTACACCGGCCTCAAGGCTCAGGTGGATGCCGAGGACCCGACGACGGCCAACGTCGAGGCGTACTACCAGCCGGTCTTCCCGCTGCTCTACATCGTCCTGACGTTCCATTTGAGGGCCTCCCTCTAGTTCAATGATTTCAACCACTTAGGTCCCTTCATCGGGCCGGGTGGTTGATAGTCGTTGACTAAGTATCGGGCAGTCCGTATCTTCCGGGGTATGGACTGCCCGATCTGCCCCACGACTGTCGTTGACGCCCGAGGGCTCGCGACCCACTTCCGCCATCAGGATGCGACCCACCCCGTCTACAAGACGTGGCAGGAGGAGCAGCGGTGGGCCGGGAAGGTCGAGGGGGAGGACTACATCGTCTGCCTGGAGTGCGGGCATCGAGCGGGGACGCTGGCCCGGCATCTGAAGGCGGTTCACGGGATCACGGCTGACCAGTACCGGGTGAAGCACGGGGACGTGCTCATCCGGGCCACCAGCGTCACGGAGAGGCGTCGGGAGGCCATCCAGAGTGCGCGGACTACCTCGACTGCTTACGACGGCTTCAAGAGCGTCGTGTGCCCTTCCTGCGGGGAGGGGCACGAGGTCCACAAACTGTCTGGCGTGGTGCCTTGCCCTGAGTGCAAGGAGCGAGCGGTGGCAGCCCACTGGGAGGGGAAGTCGGAGCCGGACGACTTCGTCGTCTGCCTGGAGTGTGGGTACCGGGCTGAGAACCTGACGAGCCACATCCAGAACGCTCATCCTGGGTACCGGGAGAGGCATCCCGATGCCTACATGGTGGCGTTGGGGTCTGCCGTCAGGGACAAGTCCGCGTTGAAGGGCCGCAGGCGGTCACCCGAGTTCAAGCAGGCCATCCGGGAGGCGAAGACCATCGGGCTGACCCAGGGGGACTTCGAGCCCTACCTGGAGGCTGACGGCACGGTGGACCATCGACGTGCGATGGAGGGCTTGATGGTCGCGTGGCCGACGCTCAAGCGGTACATGGACGACCTGGGGTTGAGCCCCACCGACAAGTACATCCGGCAGCGACAGGCCGAGCGGGTGGTGACCCTCACGGTGGAGGGTCTGGAGGCATTCAAGCTGAAGAACGGGAAGGTGAGCGTGGGCCAGGCCGCGAGGGACATGGGCTACTGCTTCAGGACGGTCAAACGGGAGTGCGACCGTCTTGGGCTGCCGACGTTCCATCGCCGAATCCGTCAGACGCTCTGCCTGGACGCCGTGTCAGAAGCCCTCGGTGGTCTGGACTACGCCGAGGAGTGGAAGTCCTGGCGGTTCACGAACCCTCCCACGGGTCATCGGTTCCGGTTCGACGGCTACTTCCCGGACGTGGGGTTGGTTGTCGAGTTCCAGGGGCACCAGCACTACACGTTCCCGAACGCCTTCATGGTGGACGAGTCATACCGGGGGGAGTGGGAGGCCATGGTGGAGCGGGACCGGATCAAGCGGGAGCTGATCGAGGCGGCTCCCGATCTGCTCTACCTGGAGATCCGGGAGGACGAGCCGTTCACGGACGAGATGTACCTACGGGGTCGTCTCGCTGGGCTGGGTCAGTAGCCCGAATCGTCATCGTCTGCGTAGCCGGTGCCACATTCCTGAACACACTCATTCGACAGGTAGACCTGGTCGAAGTACCTGGTGCATGAGCCCCTGGAGACGCAGCGCAGGAGGCAGTCGTTGACTCGTGCCTCGTCCTGGTTGAGACCGTCCGACACGTCCTCACAGACTGCCGTTGCGCTGGCGACGGTCCAGCCATCCCCCAGGTCTTCACATTCGTCAGCCTTCTCGTAGAACTGGCGACAGGGGGTACAGCCCGCGAGGAGGGCCAGGGCGAGCAGAAGAACACGGTTCATGTGGCTCCGGTGTGATCGAGCGGTTAGCGGGGAGGGCTTCTGTAGTGGCCTCGGACGTAGGTGCCATCGGCTCTGTAGTAGCCCTGCACCTGGACGGTCTTGGCTGCTCCGGTGTAGCCACTGGTGTCTCCGTAGCATGAACCGTTTTCAGCACAGCCAGGGGCGTAGGACACCGTCCTTGTCGAGCTTGATGACGGGTATGTGTACCTCGGTGTCGGCTCGATCCTGGGCAGGTTCGTGTAGATGTCTGTCGCCTTGTAAACGGGCGAGGGTGCTGCGGGGGCAGGGTCGAAGTAGTTGGAGCAGATCCTCTCGGAGAGGTGGCCCTTGTCACACAGGGCTACCAGCGTCCGTTCGGAATCGGTGAGGTTTGCAGCGGCGACTGGTGTCGCTGCCATGGGAACCACAGTCGCCTGTCGCACCTGAGCCGTTCGGCCTAGCCAGGAGGGGCACTGGACCTGACCAATCTGCTCATTGCTCTGGAAGTAGCAGGCGGACCCGGACTTGAAGATCCGCCCTTTCAGGCCTGTGCTCAGGTGCAGAGCACAGAGGCTTCCAGCAGCAGTGAACACCACATCGTTCGGGTGCTCTGCACAGGTGAAGTACGCTGAGCACGAACCGCTATCTGGGTAGGTGGCCACGGTGCAGGGGTCGGCTTGTGCCACACCCACGTTGAACATGAGTCCAAGCAGGAATGCGAGAAGGCTGAGTCGAGTCATCATGGTCTCCCGTCGTCTGACCCTACTACGGGCCACATCGACGTTCTGAGCCCCTTTCTGCACAGGTTGACACACCTGCTGGGGCTGCCTTACGCTGTGTTCAGCGCGACTACGCTGAACCTCATGGGCTCTCCCGCCTGAGACCCTCCAGGGGCAAACCGGACTCAGTCCGAGGTCGATCAACCACGGTTGAACTCAGCACGGCTCATCGAAGAAGGCGGACTTCGCAGAGTGGTGCGTGGAGTTCCCGATCATGAGCGACAACAAGAAGCTGAAGACCGCCACCCGCGAGCGCATGGCTCGCACGGGTGAGAAGTACACCACGGCCAGGATGCACCTGCTGGGTCAGCAGGGCGTGAGCCGCGAGGAGAGGATCAGGAGACTGGTCGCCCCCTCACCCACTGGGATCTTCACCGACCTGGCCACCTGGGTCATCTGCAAGGACGGGGAGGAGCCGGAGGGCTTCTTCCGTCTCCCGCACAGGGGCATCATGGGGCTGCGAGCCCTCGTAGAGCCGAAGCACTACAGCACCCTCGGCCCGAAGATGCGGAGCTACGGGGAGCCGCCCGCCGTCTACTTCGAGGGGCGGGTGGAGGCGTGGGTGGAGTGGGGTGCCGAGCAGGGGATCGCTCTGCTCAACGTCACGGACATCGCAGGCGACAGGGATGCCATCGAAGAGTTCCTGGGCCGTCTCGGTGTGCCTGCTCCGGGTCAGGCCCCGGAGGGGCACCTGTTCCCTCGTGGGGATGTCTGTTGTCGGGCCAGGGGAGACGAGTGGGCTGAGTTGCCCGTCCCCCTGACCTCGGTGTCCAGCCGCAGCGTGATCCGAAGGCCCACCACCGGCTCCGCACTCGGTACCACCAGTCCGTACTCATCCGGCCCCGGAGAGGCCATGCCTCTCCCACGATGTCGAGTAGCTCGGCCCCACGGAGCTTCCACATCCACGTGATGACGGCTCCGTGGGCCATGGCTTCCGGCCAGACGGCCCGGATCGCTGCGTCGGCCTCAGCCCAGGATGAGGCGCGTAGCTTCGGCCCGGCGAGCCCCATGGGGTCACCTCCAAGCTGCCCTCGTCGGAGGATGACCGCGCGAGCCTGTAGGCCCGAGGCGGGGTCCGGGGATGAGCCTCTGACCTCGCCTAGCGGATGCTCACGGTCGTCTTGGTCTCGACGGTGAGCTTCGCAGCGACCTTCAGCACCGCGAAGACGGGCGGCTTGTGCCCGTAGGAGTGCTTCGGCACCTCCGATAGTTCGTCCACCTTCGCCTGGAGGATGGCCTTGTCGGTGGTGACCCAGTGCTCGAAGGTGTCGGTGGTGACGGTGTGGGCGGGGTAGCCGTGCCCAGGAGCGGTACGGCTCCGCTCGTCACCTTCAACGTAGGTTGAGTCGGTCTTGTAGACGTGGACTGCGAAGTGCGGTCCTTCGGGGATGTCAGCGGGGGTCTTGACCCTGTTCATTTCGGTGCTCCTGTTCGTGTTCACACTCGGTCCAGGACCGACCCACCAGCGGCGGGCAGCAGGTCGAGGACGCGCTCCTCTGCATCGCGGAGCCGTTCCGTCAGTTGCTTGATCTCAGCAGCCTGATTCTCGATCTGCCGCTCAAGCGCACCTTTGGTCTGACGCATATCTGTGTCGGCGGCGTTCTGCCTGTCCATCGCCTCATGCCACCGCTGCTCTGCGGCTTCGGTCGCCTTGTTGGCAGCCTTGACCTCCAGCTTCATCGAGTCGTAGTCCACCATTCCAGCCCGGTGCTTATTGGCCTGCTTGCCAGCGAGCTTCACGTCGATACGGGCCTTCCCCTTGGGGAAGTAGTGGCCCCACACCCCATGGCTGGAGATGATCTTGGCGACATCGGAAGAGCAGAGGGTCAGCCGGGTCTTCTGACCCTCCGATCTCCATTCGTTGTACCAGACCTCAGTGTCAGGCCCCAGGTAGCTCAAGTTGGGGAACAGGAAGCGAAGCTCCGGCGGCTTGAATACTCCTTCCAGCTTGACGGGCTCCGTCATGTAGGGCCGAACCGAGCAGGAGTCGCTGTCCCCACACCACCAGTGCCCGCCGTTGTCCTGACGCACACTGGTCAGACTGCCCGGCGAGAGGTGTCCATCAACCGAGTCCTTCGTGCGTCGGGAGTTCTGCGGGAGTCCGATCTTCGGCAGGTCGAACATCCGGGGGGGCGGCGGCGTGAACTCTCGGGCCTCCCGGAAGTGCTGCTTCTGGGCAGCCGTGAGCCACAGCTCCTCGACATCGCCCGTGTGGCAGTTGAACAGGGGGTAGCTGACGTAGACATTCAGATCCGCCGACGTGATGTACGTCACCCCTTCCAGGGTGACCCGCGACACCACCTTGGCGTAGTGGTGCGTCACCCGAAACATCGAGTCGCCTTGGAAGACGAATGCGCGGGTCTCCTTGTCCATGGGGCTACTACGCTCCTGGTCGATGGTCTGAGCCCTACACGTTGAGGGCTTCCAGAGCCCTCCTGACGAGCTTCCAGACGGGGTAGCTGAGCCGTGGGTAGTCGAGTACCTCGGCGGTCTTAGAGACCGTCTTGGGGCTCCCCTTGCGCATCAGCCGGATGGCGTAGTCCCCCCGCTTCGCACCCTTGCCGGTCCAGCTCGTGTTGTGGATGAGCATCCGACCGATCTCTTTCGCCTTGCTCTCCCGGCCACCGGGCCACATCTCGATCTTGATGACGAGCATCAGCCAGCCGGTCCCTCGATGAGCCACGACTTCGCTGCGTCCTGCCAGCCGGGGCGGTTGTCATCCAGCCACTTCCGGGCCTCTGCCTCTGCCGCGCACTGCACGTCGCGGTTCGCCCTGTCCATCCCTTGCCGGACCTCGACGGGCATGTCGTCGGGGAACGTCAGGTAGTAGACGGAGTAGTGCTCGTAGTGGTTGATGTCGTCGCGGGAGTGCGGATAGGCCACCGGGAAGGACTTGATGGCCCCACCCCTGTCGAGCACCTGGACAATGCCGTGCTCCGGCCCGGTCTCCAGCAGCCTCACCTTGTAGCGAGGGATGACGGAGCCGCTGACCGGCTCCCACCCGTGGATGTGCCACCGCATCCGCTGATGCCCATCAGCATCGAACAGGCCATTGTGCCCGCCGCCGCCGTGACCTTTCGCCACCCACCCTTCGGGGAGCCGCACCTTGAGGGTGCTCTCTGACCCGATCAGCTTGAGGATCTTGCCTTCCCCGATGATCTCGATGCCCCAGGCTTCGATGGCCTCACGGAAACCACGACAGTCCCGGCCTTCCGGGATGGACCCTTCGGCCTCCTTGCGGGACATGGCGACGGCTGTGTCCAGCCCTCCCTGGCAGTCACCACCCATCGAGATGCCGATGGCTGCGAGGAAGAACGGGTTGTCGGTCTGTCCTGCCATAGTGGTTGTTCCTTCCTCGCAACTACGCCTGGCCCCCGTCGTCTGAGCCCGGTTTCTAGTTGATAGTCGGGGGGAGGTAGAACCCTGGAGGCTTCCGATGACGACCCCCCTCAATGATGACCGCGAGGTGCCCGAGCGCATTGCTCGCGTGATCGACCGTCTGGCTGATGCCTACATCAGGATCACTCGTCAGGCGGCGGCCGTCATCGTCGGCGACATCTTCGAGGCGACCTGGGGCCACGAGCAGACCAACGTGGACTTCTATCAGGTGACGGCCACCACGCCGAAGATGGTGAAGATCCGCAAGATCAAGTCGAAGGTCAGCCGCAAGGGCGGGGACATGGACTACTGGGTCATGCCGGTCGCCAACACCTTCGACGGGCCGGAGCTACGCAAGAAGCTCGACGAGTACCGGGGCACCCCGTTGGTGAAGATCACCAGCTACGCCCTCGCCTACAAGTGGAACGGCAAGGAGAAGCACGTCACCACCTACGGCTAGCTCGCCTTGCGGTTCATCTCCGCGATCATCTCCTGGTGCTTGCTGATGTCCTGGCCGCCGGGAGCGTCGGGGTCGTTGAACAGGGCGATCCGCAGCTTCCGCTCGTGCTCCTGGTTGAGCGCACCGAAGTACCCACTCAGCGTCATCCCACAGGCCCTCGCCCGAGCGATGTGGCTCACCCGAACGGCCTCGGTGACGCTCTCCCAGTCGTAGGGGCCGGGGACCTTCTCGCCCTCGGGCTCCTCCGCTTCGGTGGGCTCATCCTCCACCTCCGGGAGGGTGTTGATGGTGAACCCGAAGGGGTCGTCGGGCTCCTTCTCGTCGTCCTGGAGGATCTGGCCGAGATGGAGCGGGAGCAGGTCGTCCTCATCCGGCAGGGCCGGGGGAGCCTTGCCACTGGTCGCCCACCCGTCGTCGTCATCGTCGATGTCCGCGAGGGCGTCCGCGACCAGAATGTCCCTTGGGGCGGGCGAGCCCTTGTCCGGCAGGCTCTCGTCCAGCAGGCTCTCGGAGCACTCCTCGCACAGGCTCTCGTCGTTGAGATCGTCGGTGGCACCGCCGCAGCCCTCACACTGGTCGGGCTCGTCGTCCACTTCGATGCCGCAGGCGGCGTAGGTCGGCGTCCGGCTGCTGCGGTCCTCGACCACCGTGCCTGCCTCGACCAGATCGGACAGACCGCGACGGGCTGAGTCCAGGGAGATGTTGGAGATCGCGGCCACCTCGCGGGGGTTCGCCGGTCCCTGACCGAGCCGGAGCCGCTGCTGGAGCACGGCGAGGGACACCAGCTCCTTGTAGTTGTCGATGAACTTGTCCGAACAGGCGTCGAGCCCGTCCAGCAGATCGGCCATCTGCGACCCCTTCGGCGTGAACAGGTACTCGCCGTCCTCCAAGGTCAGCAACCCCTCCCCCGTCGTCATGCGCTGGAGGATCTGATCCAGAGCACCGGGGGCGATGTACGCCCGGCTGTAGCTGCCCGGAGCGTCCTTCCGCCGGGCCATGATGAACGCCGAGATGTGTTCGGCCTTCGTCTCGTGGTCGGCGACAGCTCGCTCACGGATGATGTAGAGGACCTGGAAGGTGCGGGCGTTGATGGCCATGTCGGTGTCTCCTGAAGGCATCTGGGTCATCTACCCCTGGCCCCACCTGATGGACCCCCTCCCGGTGGCGACCTTCCATGCTGAGTTCGAGCGACTCTGGAAGCTCAACGCCTAGTCTTCCCACACCTTCTTGCGACGCGGCTTCTCTACTTCCGGTCGTGGGATGTGGCTCCAGGTCTTCCCTCTTCCGATGTCCGCGATGGCCTGGCGGGTCACTCCGTAGTCCAGGGCCACGTCCTTCGGCTTCTCCCGGCCCCTGAGCCGGAGGAGGATGACCGGGATGTCTGTGGGCCTCAGCTTGCAGCCCCGGAGGGTCACATCCGGCGGGTCAGGTCGGTCGAGGTCGGGCCACGACTTCCCCTTCACCAGGTTCGATACGGCACCTGCCGTGATCTTGAACTCAGCAGCCAGATTCTTCTGTGACTCACCTTCGGCCACCCGGTCGATGATGCTCTGAGCCTGGTCCTCTGTGAGGCGCTTGTTCACGCGGACAGCGTACTCCGAGCCCAAAATCAAGTCCATTTTGATTCTCGCTAGGGCTTCTATACGCCACGGGTAGTGAGCGACAGGCGAAGCCCCCGCCCTACGGAGAACGATCATGCCGAACATGGACAATGGCCCCGCGAACGGACTGGGAGGTTCCTCGTACCTCTACGATTTCGGGACCTCTCCGAACACGCGGACGGCGGTGAGCCAGAAGGTGCGCCTGCTGACGCCGCACTACGGGTCGAGCGCAGCGATGCACCAGATGGGTGTCGTCTCCAGCTTCAACCCCTCGCAGAGCCGGACGGTCGAGCCCGTGCGTGGCGTGGGCTTCGGCGACCAGATCGCTGAGCTGGTGCCGAGCGTGACGGAGCCCACCACGGGTTCCTTCGAGCGTGCGCTCCTGTACCTCTGCAACCTGTGGCAGGCCACGGGCTACGCCTCGGGTGTGGACGGGCCGGTGCGGTCGCTGGCCCACCACAAGTGGCCGTTCGACATCGAGCAGCAGCTCGTCTTCTCGACGCTGGCGGACATCGACCTCGGGGCAGCGAACAGCGGGCACGCGGGCGGCACGGGCTCCTTCGACGGTGGTGTCAAGCAGACGGTCTACCCGGCGGTGACCCCGGACTTCGGCACGGCTGGAGGCCCGAGCGGACACGGCTCCGGTGGTCCTGCCACGGCTCCGGGAGCAGCCCGTGGTCACTCGGCCATCATCACCATCTACGAGGCCTGCTGGTTCACCTCCTGGTCCGCCACGTTCGCCAAGGACAGCGGCATGATCATGGAGTCCGGCGACGTGACCGTCTCCGACGTTCACGACTTCGCCTCGATGTACGGCGAGTTCCTGGCGACGGGCAACGATCCGACCATCGGGCAGCTCGGTTCCATCCGCTTCGGTGAGAGCGACTCCGGCTTCCAGATCGCGCAGGTCGGTGGCGACCTGACGGGTGGTTCGCCGCAGTCGCCCTTCATCAACACGTAGCCGTCCGGGACAAGTAGCCGGGCTGGGTAAGATGTAGACGACCACCTCCCCCATCAGGGGGGATGGTTCATGTGACCACGGAAACAGCCGGTGGCCCCTCAACGGACCAAACGGACAAATGTGACGACCCCCGCTTGCTCTGTACTCCTCTCCTGCGGGAGATGGCTGGATGTGCTGACGACGGAAACGGCCTGATCACGACCGCTTGTTCTGTCCAGAGCCCCCGCTGCTGTTCCCGACAACAACCTGGGGAACGTGCAGATGCAGATCGACTTCAAAGCTCTGGAGCAGGCTCTTGCTCCCATCGAGGAGATCGGCCAGGGCGAAGTGACCTTCGAGGCCGCCTCGACCACCATCACCTTGCGCGTTCTACGGCCCGCCGAAGAGGTGGAGGCACAGAGGTACGCCGCTTCGGTGTTGAAGGACGATGTCGAGGGCGACCACTCTGCGGTGGACTACCTCGACCGCTTCCGTATCGCCTGCCTGTCCCACTCCGTCGTCGCCATCGGTGACCTGGACTTCCGGGGCCTGGAGTACGTCGAGACCGGCGACAAGCTCCCCAACGGGAGCCCCATCAAGGTCACCAAGTCGAAGGCGATGCGGACGCTCCTGGCTCGTTGGACTCGGGCCACGCTGACGGTGGTGTACTCGAAGTTCAGTGACCTGACCACCTCGTCGGAGGTGGAGGCAGAACGCCTCATCGAGTACACGCCTTCGGACCTGTCTGCCGAACTCGACCGGCTCAACAAGCGGGTGGCCGAGATCACGGCGAAGATGGAACAGGAGAAGATGATCGAGAAGGCGAAGTTCAGCGACCAGGTGGAATCGATCTCCAAGGTCACCACCGACGCCATGAACCGGCCTCCCGCCACACCGGCCATCGCCGCACCCGAGCCGGAACCGGAGGTGGACCCGGAACAGGCGTTGCCAGCCGCATCCCGCCGCACCGGCCCCATCAGTCCAACCACTGCCCCGCCCCCGGCCGCCAGGGAGCCCCGTGCTGCCCAGCCTGCTCCGGCACAGCAGCCGCTCCACCGGACGCCCCCGCCGCGTGCGGACTCGTCGTTCATCAACCCCGATGATGACGACGGGATGAACGCTGCTCTCGACGCAGAGCACAACCGCATCCTTGCCATGCGTCGGCAGGCGGCAGCAGGCCAGCCCACTGTGGATGATGCGTCAGCTCTGGAGCAGATCCACCCGCAGACGGCCCACCGCCGGACGCCACCGCATCTGGAGGCCAAGGAGGCAGAGGATGATGTGGGGGTGCTGGACGCGGCGGCACAGGCGGCCAAGGAGGTAGGCGAGATCGATGGCAAGCCGGTGTTCGCTCTCCCCGCACAGGACTTGGGGGTGAAGGCCCCTCCCGCTCCGGCTGATGCACGGGCAGCCATCAACCCCCCGCAGGCATCTGGGTCCGAGAACCCTCGGTTCCAGCGTCGCAAGCAGCCCTGATCGAGACGGATGCTCCCGAAGACCACACCAGAGCAGCGCAGCCGCTTCTACACCGACATCGAAGGACTCCTCTCCCCGGGATTCTTGACGCATTCGGTCGTGGTCAACGGTGTGCGTCTGCATCTGCGGTCCTTGGGGGCAGGCGACCTCTTCATGCTGAAGGCCCGCACCGAGGGGGCTTCGGGTCGTGAGTGGCGAGTGTGGTCGGTCGCTACGGCCATCTGGATGATCGAGGGGCGTTCCGTCCTGGGTCACGACGACGTGATCCCCTTCCTGGCCCGGTTCATCCGGGGGCTGCCGAAGGTCACCCTGGAGATCCTGTTCTCGCTCCTGCTAGGGCTGTGGATGCGGGTGGGGGTTGCCGTGAACTCCACGGAGGTCTTCTGCTTCGAGACGGCTTCCCGCTACAAGTGGAAGACCGTGGGTGCCAGCGGTCTGATGAACACGGGAGTCCCCGGAGCGAATCGACTCGGGTTCAACGCGGTTCAGCGCATCTGGGTGGCCTTCAACGAGATGGAGGACTCCCGCCGGGATGATGAGACGGCGTGGGAGGGCTTCAAGCTGGTCGCCAGCTCCAACGCCCCCAAGGCCGTCAAGAAGCTGGACGACAAGGACACGCAGCGGCGGACGGAGACGACGGAGACGCGGCAGAGGCAGCTCGACCTGCACTACTACCAGCGGCTCGGTGTGGTGGACGCCAAGGGTGCTGTCCAGGGCACGGACGGCTCGATGCACCGCATCCAGGGTGCCAAGACAGTCGAAGACCTTGAAGAGGAGATGCGTCGGTGGGTCACCGATGATCAGGACCTTCACGACCAGGTGGTCGCCGACTACAAGGCCCGCATCAAGGCCAACCGCGAGGCCGAGCAGGCAGAGCGGTCTGCTCGTCGGGCAGCCATCGCAAAGAAGCGTGAGCAGATGGGCTGGGAGGCCGGGGACTTCAAGCCGCAGCCTCTCGTGGCCATGACCACTCAGCAGCTCCAGCACATGCTGGCTACCCGGGGGCCTGGTCGCCCGGATGGTGTCAGCTTCATCCCGAAGGCCCCGAGCGCGGACAGGCTCTACAGCAAGTACGTGAACGAGGGGGCTGGGGCAGGCCAGTTGGAGGTCGTGGACGGCAAGGTGCTGGACAGCGGAGCGAACCCGGAGACGGATGAACGGACGCTCAACCAGTTGATCAGGGGTCGCAACCCCGCCTTCGGATCGGGGGAGTAAGCCATGTCCATCAATGAGGTGATGAACTGGACGGTAGACCTCAAGGCCAACACCACCCAGTTCATGAAGGACCTGAACGATGCCGCCAAGGGCATCAACATCGAGTTCGACAACAAGGGGTTGGTCAAGAGCTTCGCCGGGGCGCAGGGCGACATCCAGAAGCTCTTGTCGAACACCGTGGCTGCCGGGGCTACAGCGGGGTTCTCCCACGCGAACGTCAAGGCCCTGAGCAGCAAGATGGAGGTCATCACCGGGGAGATCGAGAAGTCCCTCAAGGACATCTTCAATCTCCAGGTGAAGGGGTCAACGGAAGCCGCGAAGGTCTGGGGTCAAACCGTCAAGGATGCCCATGCTAAGGCCCTTGAGGGAGAGAAGGCCAAGCTGGAGGGAGCGGAGCGGCGGTTTGCACTGGAGAAGAAGAACGCCGAGCGGCTCATCAAGCGTCGCCAGTCCGCTCGCCAGGATGCTGACCGTCTGGAGGACCGGAACGCCAGCGAGCGGGCCAAGGACTGGATGGAGTCCATCGGCGGGTCGGTCGCCAAGCTGAAGAGCGGGGACCTTGCCGGGGTGCTGTCGGGTGCGGGCAAGGGTGCTGCGGCTCGCGGTGTCGGGATGCAGGACAAGGCGGCTGCGGCGGGCGATGCCGGTGGGATGATGGGCAAGATGGGCGGCCTCATGGCCAAGATCGGCCCCATCATCGCGGGCATCGGTGCGGTCGTGGCGGGGTTCGCTGCTCTGGCGGCGATAGTGGTGCTGGTGGACGGTGCCGTGAAGGGCCTGAACAAGACCATGATGGATAGCGGGGTGGCTGGTGCGGACATGGCCAACCAGTTCAACCAGCTCGGCAACACGATGGACAACATCCGAAAGTCGGCCAAGGGGTCGTTCGGGTTCAACCAGATCTGGGGTGTGTCCGGCAAGGACCACCTGGAGATCCTCGGGGCCTTCAACGCGGCGGGTCAGACCATCCACGAGATGGGCACCGAGATGGACCGGCTGCGGCAGTACACCCAGGCTGCGCTGACGTACAGCAAGCTCCTGGGGCTGAGCACTACGGATGTCAGCTCCTCGACGGCGGTCTACATGGAGGAGCTGGGGATGACCCTGGAGGGCGTCTCTGGCCGCTTCTCCAACATCACGGCGGCGGCCAAGGAGAGCGGCTTCGGGGTCAAGCGATTCTTCAACATGGTGCTCCAGGCCACGTCGGGGATGTCGATGTACAACGTCCGGCTGGAGGAGGCCGCCGGACTGCTCATCCAGCTTGGGAAGATCCTGGGCGAGAAGATGGGTGGCGACTTCCTTGCGACGTTGATGAAGGGCTTCAAGGACGAGGGCACGCAGGACCGCATCAAGAAGACGATCTCGACCGGCGTGGAGATGTCATCCCGCGTCCTCCGCAAGGATGCGGTGGCCTCTGCCGAGGAGTTCCAGCGGAAGCTGACTGAGCTGTCGGACCAGGACTCTGGCAAGGGAGCGGCTGTTGCCGAGATCCTCAGCCGGTACCAGCTCGACCCCACGGATGCGGAGGGGTTCGCCAAGAAGCTGGGCAAGATGGCCCCTCAAGAGCTGGGGATGATCACTCAGGAGTTGGCAGCACAGGGCGGTCAGGGCGAGGGAATGGCTCGCAGCATGACGGACCTCGCCACGAAGGGTCAGGCCTTCCGGGGCGACCTGGCCGGGGCACAGGCGGCCCTCAGCTCTGCCGGGGGTGGGGCGACCTTGTTCCTCCAGCTCAATGAAGCCTCGCGGGTGCTCGGCAAGAGCCTGGACCAGATCGATCTCTCGAACATGGAGCAGCGGGCGGCCTTTGAGAGCATCACCGGCAAGTCCGGTGAGGCGGCAGAGCAGCTCCGGCGTATGGGCATGGGTCTGCGTGGCAAGTTCGACCTCATCCAGAAGGCCAACGAAGGTGGGACAGCGGGCCGGGAAGCCTACAACAAGAGTGGCCTGGCGAAGTCGTTCGGGGTGTTCCTCGACGAGCAGGGGAAGATGTACCGGCTGGATGCCGAGAAGAACCGTGTGGACATCGGGGACAGCCTCGAAGACCTGTTCATCGGCATCGGGAAGGAAACCCTGGGCAACGAGACGGCACAGAAGGCCGAAGACATCCTGCTGGCTCGGGAGATCGCCAAGAACACCACGGACATCGCCAGCATCCTTGAACGGGGGATCGAGTGGCTGCTGTCCGGCATCTACGACTCAGTGCAGCGGATTTCGGGGCTCATGGGTGGTCTGAGTGCCGATGAGAAACGGGGGAAGATCGCGGCTCTTGCGACATTGGGCGACGAGAGCACTGCGGCGATGCAGATGGCCCGAGAAGCAGAGAGTGACATCGCTGATCTCAAGCGGAGTAGGTCGGGTTCCACCCCAGAAAAGCAGGCTGACATCGACATCAAGATCAAGGCACGGGAGGACGATCTCATCCGTGCGGAGATGCAGTCGAAGTCGTTGCTCCGACAGACCAGGAAGATTGAAAGGAAGCAGGACGACTGGGGCATCAAGGGCACCGGGACCAAGGAGTCTCAGTGGTTGGGCTTCGGGAAGGATGACGAATACAAATACATCGAGAAGGACGCCACGGCGCTGATGGGGCAGGAGCGGATGGACGCTGAGTTCAGAGCCCCCGGAGCCGAACGGGCTCTTGCGAACCCTGACCTCCAGTTCAACCCGAACCACTACGGAGAGGGCATGGCCGCGAAGTTGACGCAGAGAGCAACGAACAGTCAGGTTGCACTCGACCTCAAGGAGTGGTTGGCAGACCCCGAGGCCACTCGTAGGGCCGATGACCAGCGGGTTCTGAGGCAGACGACGGCAGAGGAGACCGCGATTTCCACGCAGACCACAGATCTGGTCTCGTCATGGAAGGACTGGCAGAAGGAGATGAGCCTCCAGGAGGTCTCTGCGGTACTGGCCGGGGCCGGGATTGAGGGCGACACGGACCAGATGGCCGCGTCGTTGTTGCGGGGGCAAGTCCCCAAGGGCTTGGACCTGGGTGCGAAGACCGCTGGCGGGATGAGCCTCTACGACAGGTTGTCGGGATCGAACCCCTCGTCTGAAATGGCTCGGGCGTTGTTCAGTGCTGAACAGGGTGGTCCGAGGGCCGAGGACTTCCTCATGCAGATCGGGACCGGAGGCCGGGTGAAGTTCGCCCAGCGCATCAGTGCCTCCGACACCGTGACCGCTACGGCATCGAAGCCCGGAGGCCCGATCCAGTCGTCCGGTCGGAAGGGCTCCGGGGGCTCGACCGTCGTGATCAACAGCTTCGGCAACGCTGCCGAGGTCGTGCGTGGCATCCAGGCAGCCGTGGCGGCGGGGGTCGTGTAACCCATGCCACGGGACAACACCCCGGTATTCAAGAGCGCCTTCGTATCTGCTGACGATGAGTTCAGCGGGCTCGGGGTGCGTCCGGTGGTGTTCGACATCCTCGGCCCGGACCTGGCGACCAGCATTCTTCCGCCGGACCTGCGGATGGTGCTGCACGTCAACCCCTCGTCGATGTCCCCGACGTACAGCAAGCAGACCGAGCGCATCCAGACCAAGGGCGGCTTCGTCGAGCAGCACTGGGGCGAGGCCGCCAGAGCCATCAGCTTCAACATGGCCACCGGGGGCTTCAAGCGGCTCTACAGCGGCCTGTCGAACGTCACAGGAGGCGGCCACGACACCGAGGGCACCCGGCGGGAGACCATCGCCTACGACAAGTACCTGGACCTCCTGGCCCTGTTCCACAACAACGGGAGCATCTACGACGCCTCCGGGCAGATCGCCTTCCAGGGCATCATCAAGGTCACCTTCGACGGGGGCATCTACCTGGGGTGGTTCGCGTCCTTCGGCGTCACTGAAGATGCCGCGAAGCCCTACCAGTTCGACCTGACCGCTGAGTTCACCGTCGCCCATGAGGTCTTGCGGCTGCGGACGACCCTCTCCACGGCCAACCCCGGCGTGGGGAGCTGATCATGGCGAAGCCGATCCTCGGGAGCCTCCAGGTCGGGTCAGCGACCCGTTTCGCCAACAGCGGGAAGCTCCCAGCCAACAGCGGGTACAGCCCGGATGTCTCGCAGGCGCAGTTGCAGTCGCCTCCGGCTCCTGGGGAGTACGCAGGGCTGAAATCCGGGCCTGAGTTCGGCATCGAGTACGAGGCCAACCAGACCACCCCCATCGACGGCAGCAAGGATCTGCTCCGGGTCCTCTCGCCCTTCATGATCCAGGTCGAGCCGCCCCTCATCACAGGCGGTTCCCCGGACGTGCAGGGCGGCAAGAAGGACTACGCAGGCATCTACGGCGGGGGCCACAGCGGAGCCCCTGGAGCGTTCAACGCGGCCCGGAATCGGATCATGCAGGACATCCCCGGCGGGGATCAGATGTCCAACGCTGGGTCCGTGGACAACTACGTCGCTGCCGGGCTTCAGCGGCGGGGTGCAGGGGGTGGTTCGGAGCGGACCATCGACGTGAAGGGCGAGGGGCCGACCCGTTTGGGTGCTCCTGCCATCGCCGACCTCTATACGGCAGTGGACATCACGATGCAGCTCCGGGCGTTGGTGGAGACCCCGCCACTCATCCTGCTCATCAACCCGCAGTCGCTCTCGATGAACTACACGAAGATCCAGCAGTTCAGCGACCGGACACGCTATGGCTTCGTGTTCCAGGCCTGGGGCGAGGAGCAGCCGAAGCTGACGATCTCAGCGAAGTGCGGTGCCTTCATCACCAGCGGCAAGGGCGTCCAGTGGGCGAGCCGCCGGGACTCCGCTGCGTGGCAGAACCTTGCGACGGCGTTCCAGTTCTACCGGCACAACGGGTACATCTACGACACCGTGGGGAAGTCGAACGCCCACCACATGGTCGGGGCGCTCTCCATCCACTACGACGGGTGGGTCTACTACGGGAACATGGAGTCCTTCTCCTACGTCTTCGAGGAGAGCACTCAGCTCGGCGGCATCGTCTTTGACATGGAGTTCACCGTGAACGCGATGGTGGACACCACCAAGCAGTCGGTCGTCGTCACCCCGATGCGGTCCCCGATCCCGTCCCGTTCTGATCCGCGCTACCAGGGCTTCGAGAACCGGGCTCTCCCCAGCCCCGGCGACGTGTCTGTCGGGCAGGGGTCGGGCGTTCACCTGGGCGGCCACGACTTCTACTCCCTCAACGACCCCGAACGGCTGGCGACCCCGGCCCCTGACGGCACGGCATCAGCCGCCATCACCAGCGGCACCTCTGGCGGTCAGGCAGCTCCGAAGTCCTCTGGCGGGTTCCAGTCGGCGACGGCTGTGGCGACCGTGGATGCCCCGGTGGCTCGGCCTCCGACACCCTTCGGCGTGAGGCGGTAGGCCATGGGTCTCGAATCACGGCCATACGTCGGCACCTGGCGGCTCAACGGGCGGCAGCTCATCCAGCACACGCCCGATGCGCTGGTCTACGTCAACGGGGAGACCTCGCTTCCGGGCTGCTCCAAGTGCAGTGGTCGCATCGACATCCAGCGATTCTTGACCGAGGTGTCGGTGGACGCGGGGACGGAGCCGGGTTCGGCCTCTGCCAGCTTCTCGCTCGCCATCCCGCGACACCACAACGAGTCGTTCGCGCGGGACGCGAAGTTCCTGCTCAGGCCCGGCCTCGAAATCCACGTCTACATGCGGGGCTACTTCCCCGTGGCTGGCCTCTACAAGAACCTGGCCGAGGGCAAGGTGAAGAACGAGATCACGTCGCTGGGGGACGTGACACCGGCCCAGATCGAAGCAGAGCAGCTCCCTGACCCCACCTCCCCCGGCACCTACGGGGCGGACGACGTGCTCGGTGGGGCGACGGTGGATGCCCCCACGCGGGCCAACGCCGAGGTCACGGCAGCGATGATGAACACGCTGGAGCCGTACCTCCAGCAGCAGTACCCCGGAGCGAAGCTCTCCGTGAACTCTGGCTACGAGGCATCGGGTCACTCAGAGGACAGCCAGCACTACCAGGGCAGCGCGGTGGACATCACGGCCACTTCGGACGCAGGCCCGATCTCGTCCACGGACATCTGGCAGTCGGTCGAGAAGCTCCGTGGGACGGGCCACCTTCCACGGGGAGGCACGGGTGCCTACGTCTCGGGCGGGAGCACCCCGGAGAATCCGCTCTACCGGAACTACGTCCACATGGACCACCGGGGCGGGAGAGCCTTCTGGGTCTACGACCAGACCACCCAGGAGAGCGTCGCCAACCCCAACGCATACCTGCGGGTGCTCAAGGCCGGGGTTGGAGGTCTCGTAGAGCCGGACAGCACCGTGCGGGCCTACGACGCTGCGGTAGTCCCTCCGGCCCTTGCTCCACCCGCGACGACAGCGGGAATCCAGGAGCCGGTGACTCTGGCGACCACAGCTCAGGTGGGGCCTTCCCTGCTGGAAGAGCAGGGGCTCGCCGGGCTGGGCATCGAGGACACGCTGGCCTATCCGTACTACCACGTGTTCCACGGGGTCGTTACGGAGGTGAGCCACAGTGCTTCGGGTGGGGTGGGCACCATCTCGGTGAGCTGCTCGTCGATGCTCCACTTCTGGCAGTACCAGAACATGAGCACCAACGCCTCGCTGTTCGGGGCGAGGCCCACGAACTCGAAGCTCAAAATGAGCCTCGTCGGCCACAACTTCACGGGGATGCACCCCTACCAGATCATGTACACGCTGCATCACGACATGGTGGGGGCAGCGGGCGGGGTCGGCTGGGCACTCGCCAACAGGACCCACCAGACGGCCGTGAGCGAGGTGGGCGGCGAGTCCCTGTACTCGCTCAACATCCGGTACTGGCAGAAGCGGTTCTCCGGCAGGACCATCCGGCTGCGGATGCACGGGGCCACGGGCGACCTGTTCAGCACGATGGCTGCCGCCTGGCTGGGCCGCACGTCGTCGTCGAGCATCATGTCCTTGATGCGGAAGCGGTACAGCACGTCGAAGCCTAGTGCGGTCAAGGGTGTGCTGGAGCGGGTCGGGCTCTACAACAGGAACAAGCGGGCAGCTCTGGATGCTCTGGAGGCCCTGGAGTTCGCAGACCAGAGCCACGGGGGGAATGCCGCGAACAAGCCCGACTTCGGGATCAACATCGTCGAGATGCAGGCGTTCGTGTCGAACATCGGCAACTGGGGCCAGGTCAACCTCTTCGAGTCGTCCTACGAGAGCAAGCTGGACGTGGCCCAGAAGGTCATGGAGATCACCGGCTTCGAGTTCTATCAGGACGTGGACGGTGACTTCGTATTCAAGCCGCCGATGTGGAACCTCGACACGAGCGGGAGCCGCGTCTACCGCATCGAAGACATCGACATCATCAACATTGGCTACTCGGAGAAGGAGCCACAGGTCACCTACATGACCTGCAAGGGCAGCCAGTTCAAGAACATCCAGGGCACGGGGGCTGAGAACGAGTGGGGCGTCCGGGGGCAGTACATCGACTACCGGCTGGTCGCGCAGTTCGGCTGGCGTCCGGGCAGCTACGAGACGGCCTACTTCAACGACTCCAAGAGCATGTTCTTCAGTGCGGTCAACCGCATGGACGTGATGAACATCGGCATCAACTCGGCCAACGTGACCATCCCGGTGCGGCCGGAGATCCGCCCCGGCTTCCCCGTCTACGTCGTCTACATGGACGCCTTCTACTACTGCAACAGCTTCGCCCACAGCCACGCAGTCGGCGGGCAATGCACCACAAGCCTCCAGCTCGTCGGCAAGCGGGCGAAGTTCTATCCACCGGGTCGCCCTGGCTCCGGGGGCTCCGGGTTCCTGGCCGACGTGGACCTGGGCAACACCATCCTGCCGCAGCGACCCATCCAGGTGCTCTCCCCTGACGGGACTCCGAGACTCTCCGGGTTCCCGAACGTGGTCATGGCCCTCGACCCCACGGCCATCAACCCGTTGTTCTTCGTCGTCGGCAACGACATGGCGGACATCAGCGACGTGCGGGTCATCAAGTACCTGCTGAAGTTCGGGGTGGGGTCGGGCGTACTCAGTGAGCCAGAGGCACTGGAGAATGGTGGCCAGGTCTACACGATGACCACGGGCTCGAAGACCGGGGCGGGTGAGGACACTCAGCCCATCACCGTCCGCTTCTACTTCCAGGAGGACGACTTCGAGGGCACGGCCTCGGTGCCCAGCAGCGGTCCTGACGATGCGGAGAAGCCGTTCAACATCATCGCGGAGGCCATCAACTACGAGCGGCTGGTAGCCGAGGCCACGGCCGCGCAGGAGAACGACCAGGAGGCGGTAGACCGCATCAAGTACGACATCATCAGCAAGCAGTCGGAGATGGCCAACCTGCAACAGTCGGCGGACAGCAACACCCCTGCCGTGCAGGTCAAGATCGAGGCGCTGTCGGCTGAAGTGGCGACGTTGGAGCAGAAGCTCCGGGACAAGGTTGCTCAGTTCAATCAGGCGAAAGACGCCCTTCAGGAGAGCTGGAAGGACCCCAGCAACGCCAAGGGTCGTGGCGTCGCGTTCCTGTTGGAGATGCTCGACCAGGTGGGTGCCGCCTACCGGACATCCGACAACTTCCAGGGGCGGGGTGACCTCGGCAGCTCGACCGCCCTGCTCGACATGCTCTCCGACAAGAAGGCCATCTTCTCCAACGGGTCACAGCCGGGCAGCTACCGCTACTACTCGGCCTCGCACCCGGACAAGGAGCACCAGGGACCGAGCGTCATCGAGTATGACTCGGCGGCGAAGGGCAAGACCAAGGAGTCGAACCCAGCCCCCATCGACGGCACCGTGCCCACCATCAAGATGTTCTCGCCCCACCCCACGGCCCCGTTCCCCGGAGCCATCGTCCCGGAAGCGGAGCTGGTGGACGGTCAGCCGGAGGTCGGCATCAGGGTGCTGGACGGCAGCGGGAAGGAAGGTGGGGCGTCCTACGCCACCAGCGACATCATGGAGCTGATGTTCTCCGTGCAGGTCGTCACGGTGGTCAAGAGCGTCACCACGAACTTCCGCACCACCAACATCGGCAGCCTCGGCCCGGCGGCTCGTGCTCAGATCGGGGTGAAGCTCGCCCCCACGGCATCCGTACTGCCGACGCAGAGCCTCACGGATGTCCTGGGGCCGCAGTGGAGCGATCTGCGAATCCCGATCACGGCAGCCATCGCGGCGATGAAGGTGAAGGCCGATGCAGGTGGTTGGAAGATCGGGACCTCTGTGGCCCCGGTCTTCCCGTTGTTCATCAACCTCTGGGCGGCTCTTGTGGACACCACGAAGCCTCTGTCGAGCTTCGCCTACGCCGACAACCCTGATGGGGCAACCAGCCTGGGTCAGGCGGGGCTCAAGGCGACGCAGGACCAGCTCATTACCAAGGCCGCAGGGGCACTCGCGGGCAAGTTCTATGGGGGTCTGGAGGCCATCCGTCGTGCCGCCGCCACAGCCCTCAAGGAGTCCGGTGCTACGGGGCCGCAGTCGGATGAAGTGATCGGCGTGTTCAACACCGCTCTCGGGGCGGTCATCGGAACGTCGGTCGCTCCGAGCAACACCCGCAAGGGTCGGGAGACGCAGCGGAAGACAACGACGACCTCCAGCCCGGTCTTCCCGGTGTCGGACGCCCGTGGCTACGAGGTCATCGGGTCGTACCGCTATGGCCGCGAGGTGAGCATCGAGCCGGAGGGGGTGTTCGATCAGCTCCACAAGACCGACCTGTTCAGCTTGCTCGACAAGAACCTGGTGGAGCAGATCCTTCGGTCCTACGTCCAGGGGCAGAAGATTGCCACTCCGGCGATGGAGACGGTTCAGGTCGGGGACAAGACGGTGACCCGCCCCGTAGGCAACGGTGAGATGAAGGTCCAGAGCGGAGCTGCCACCTCCCGCTACCTCAACGATGAGGTGGTCAGGCAGCTCAGATCGAAGAACCTGACCGACAAGCAGATCCTCGACTACGGCTTCCTCCTGGAGGGCGGGGAGTCGAACCAACTCCAATTCTCGCTGGCCAACATCTTCGCGGAGCAGAACCTCGACGGCATCCAGAAGATTCCGGTCATCAACGCGGCCTACTCGCTCGCCGACATGAACCTCCAGCAGGCCGGTCACATCTGCGACTGCAAGGCCGCAGAGGCGGACGTTCACATCCTTGCCTTCGGTCAGGAGCAGTTCCTCTCGTTCACGCAGGAGGGCAGCCCGGCCCATGAGGGCCTGGGGATGGACTCGGCGGACGCAGGCACCCGATGGGTGGCCATGACGGCGGCACAGGCGTCCGTGTCGTGGCAGCAGCAGCAGGAGGCCCTGCGGGGTCAGGTGCTCGACCGGGGCGGGAGCCACATCGTCAAGCAGATCGTGGAGACGTTCGGCATTGACACAGGGCCGAGCGGCAACGATTTCACGGAGTCCCTCGGCATCGAAGGTCTGGAGCCCGGCATCAGGACGAGCGTGTTCGAGAAGACCAACGCAGAGGCACAGCACAACTTCACGGACGAGGATGGACCTCTTCAGGAGGCCATCCGGGAGGCAGAGCAGAACGGCCTCAACCTGACGACGCCGCCAGGGGGTGACCAGTGACCGACCAGTACGGCAGAGCGTGGAACACCCTGAGTCAGGTGCATCGCGGGCACCTGACTCAGCAGCCCTTCGCCAAGAAGAAGAAGCTCGACGACATGAACCCCGACAAGGGGGGCAGCCTGGGGCTGGGCGTCGCCCGTGTGGTGGGCATCGACTACGAGGAGCACTTCGTCACCCTGCGTACCGTCGTCGGCACTGAGCAGGAGTTCGAGCGCGTCCCTGTCCCCCTGACGTACCCCGGTGCGGGCTGTCGTCACTTCTTTGGAGCCATGCCGGAGGTCGGCGACTACTGCGTGGTCGGCTGGCTCCCCCAGGAGTCCTCTGAGAAGCACGGCGGCAGCAAGACCCCCGTGATCCTCAACTGGATCATCCCGGGCGTCTGGCCCGGCCGTGACTGGCTCGCGCTCTCGAACTTCACGGAGGACGAGCACGACTCGGGCACCAGCCGTAACCGGGAGGAGGTCAAGGGGATCTTCGACCAGATCCGGCACAAGCTCCGGCACCTCCAGCCGGGCAACATCCTCGCGTCGTCATCGCAGGGTGCTGACATGGTGCTGGATGAGAACGTCCACCTGGCCAACCGCCGGGGCAACGAGTTCATCCTCCGCGACTCCGACCAGGCCGTAGTCACCCGTGCTCTCCAGCAGTTCACGGCTCTGGCAGGCAGCCGCACCTACGCAGGCATGGTCCAGCGCGACGCCCTCCGGCTCCCGACCACGATGTTCAGCGATGGGTTCGTGTGGGACGGGCCGATCCAGGCATACGCGGGAGTCGCCCTGCATGAGGGTGACCTCCCTGTGGATGGGGTCTACCCCGAGGGGTTCCTGACCCCTGACCCGCAGCTTGCCCGGACGTTCGATGCGGACGGCAAGCTCACCAAGTCGCTGTACCAGTATCCCGCCTTCCTCGACCCCTACGTCTTCCTCCGCAACGGTGGCTACATTGACGAGGATGGTGTCGCCGTGGACTCGCGGCACCTCAACGACGCGGTGTACGGCGGCAAGGGCATCTACCGCATCGGCACCGGGTCACTCGCCAACACCGTCCTCGACCCCGGCGTCCCGGCCCTGACCGAGCACCGGATCGAGGTGTCCCACACCTCCGATGGCCTCCTCCCGGTCACGGAGCAGACGGATGGGTTCGACGCCGAACGGCTCCCGCCCTCTGACCCCGACACGCCCGGCGTCTCCGGCAACCAGCCCTACATCGAGTGGGTCATGGGCTCGGTCATCGGCAACGACCCCTTCTCCGGGCAGGGCCGCAAGGAATACGGCCTCCCCCTGGTCACTCGCGTCTTCGATGAAACCGGGGGGCTGAGCCCTCGCATCGAACCCGCCCGCGTCGCATCAGCAGGGAAGTCCGGCGGGACCCCGCTCGCCGAGCACGCAGCGACGTTGTTCAAGCTGACCCCGCCCTCGGGTCGCCTGGCTCCGACCTGGTGGTCCATCAACAAGCAGGGGCAGGCCCGCGTCAACCTCTCCGGGCCACCCACGGGCTACGGCCTCGACATGGCTGTCGCTGGTGGGATGCGACTCGCCGTGGGGGGTGGGCTGGAGCTGCTGCTCAAGGGTGGCATCCACATCGGCACGCTGTCGAAGAACAGCCTCCGGCTCCGTAGCGAGCAGGGGCCTCTCATTCTCTACGGCGGCGGCTCCGACCGGGGTGATGAGAGCACTCTGGAGCGCCTCCAGGGCACGAACGGCGGCGAGAGTGGCGTGCCGAGCGTGGACATTCACGCCAGGACGAATGCCAGGTTCCGGGCCGAGAAGCATCTGCTTCTGAAGGCCGAGCAGTTCGAGACCAACGCCAAGGCGGTCAAGGTCATCGGCCACGACTTGATCGAGGTGGCCACGTCGAAGCAGCTCTCGGTGGCCGCCGAGGACATGAAGTTCACGGCCAGCGGCAAGCGAACCGACAACTTCACGGGTCCGAAGCAGCTCGATTCAAGCAACGGAGCCCTACACGAGCGGAGCTACACCCCGAACTTCTCCGGTGTCGTGTGCGAGGAGGTCAACTACGAGTCGGGCGACCGTGAGGAGACGTTCCAGAACGGCAACCACACGACGAGCATGGTCATCGGGGACATGACCTACGAGACCGACCAGGGCACCTGGAAGGCCCGGTCGGGACAGAACAGCCAGGAGGTCAGTGCCGATGGGGTCATCGGCACGGCCACGACCGGGAGCGCGAAGCTCACCGCGACGGCCGGAGCAGCGGTGATGAAGGGCTCGACCTCTGTGCTCGTCGAGGCAACGGCAGGGCCACTGACGCTCAAGTCGTCCAGCTCCATCTTCTTGCAGTCCTCCGGGAATGCCCCGGACATCGGTGGTGTGCTCTGCGCTGGCTCGCTGGAGCCCTTCACGAACCTGCCCTTCTCCACATGGGGCCTCGGTGCCGCAGGAGTGGTGGTGTCCTGATGGCGTTGACCCGTGCCCTCTACTACGCCGACATGGTGGCTCTGAAGGGGGCTGGCCTGTTCGCGTTCGATGGCGTCCCCTTCGATGACCTGGCACAGAGCGTCGCGGCAGCGATGATGGCCTGGGGGCCGACCGTCCAGCTCAAGGGGCAGGCGGTGGGTACGGCCGGGGCCGGGACCATCAACACGCCCACCAGCAAGGTCATCCTCGCCCCCAACCCTCCGGTGGTCATCGCGGGCCTGGCCTCTGCCGGGATGGTCGGGCCGCTGAGCATTGCCCTTGGCACCGTGGTCGGTCAGGCCTTGGCGAAGACCATCTCGACCTCCGGTGGCTACTCCGGTGCGGTCGTGGGGGTCGGCATCGGTGCCGACGTGTCGAAGGTGACCGTGGCGGACGAAGCAAAGCTCTACAACACCCTGCTCATCCTGCTCGGCACTGGACCGGCGGCCTCGATGATGGCCCGGGGCCTGGCCACGGGCATCTCGAAGCTGCTGTTGACGGCCACGGGCGCGGGTAGTGTTGTGGGCTCCCCAAGTACAGCCCCAGCAACGGGCACCTCTACCTCGGTGATGGTCTGATGGGAATCGAGTTCACAGGTCACGTCCTGCGGGCTCCCCGGGTCGCCCCGGGGAACTCGACGACATCGAGCCCTCCGGCGAACGGGGTGGTTCGAGACGTTCGGGTGCCCCCGGCTCGGACAACCACGGCTCCTCTCATCGTGGACTTCGCGGGTGACCAGTATCGGGCCGCTGTGCTCGAAGGCCCCGGCACCTCCCCGCATGAGTATCTGGTCTGGACCGCCGTGTCCTCGCAGCTCGCCCTGGTCGATGACGCGAGCTGGTGGATGGCGGATGGCACCGGCAGCATCCCAGCCGGAGTGACCTTCAAGGTCATCGTCACGGACGACGGTGGGCGAGCCATCGGTCGGGTGACCCACCTGGTCATCTCCCGTGGTGACGTGGCCCACGTCGATGAGGGCTGGGTGGACGTGAACAACCCGGCGGCAGGCCGACTGGGCTCGCTGCCCTACTACGTCGTCGTCCCTGCGGTCGTGGACCAGAACCCGGTGTCCGGGGTGGTCACCCTGACCGACGACAACGTGTTCACGGCCACGGGAGCAGCCCTGGTCCCCAGCACCCTCGCGGCCTTGTTCGGGGGTGGCCTGTCCATCGAGCGCGGCGATGTCGTACAGGGTGTGCGCTACACCTTGTCGGCAGCCCGCTTCTGGTGGACTCGCAACGACCGCTACGAGACCCGCTTCGGCTGGAACGGTCGCCTTCAGCGGTGGATGCCCTACAAGGGATCGGCCCCGGTCAACCTCGGCCGACTCCTGTTCGATGAGTCGTACCGGATCTCGCCTCCCCTCAGCAACCTCCCTGTGGGCTCTGTGCTGCCGGGGAATGCCCTGGTGGGCGACCAGTACGCCATGCTCCGGCTGGGCTCGTCAGCAGGGGCTCTGAGCCTCCCAGTGGGTGTCTCCGACCCCGATGGGTTCGAGGGTGTGCAGGTCGTCGCGGATGCCGACGTGGCGACTGACTACGACTTCTCCGGGTCCGCTCGGGCAGCGGTCGTGGGTCAGACGACGGGCATCCTCCAGTTCAACCCGCTGTTCATCGAGGAGCACGCGGGCAAGGTCATTTGGTACGTCTACCGGAGCTTCGCGGCGGCCTCGACCGGCATCGTCGGCACCCTCATCGCCCCCGATGACCTGTTTCTTGCCCCGGTGCCTGGTCCGACCGACTATCCCTTCATCCGCATCAACAACCGGACGCCCCTGACCGTGACGCTGGCTGTCGATGAGGCAGCTCTGGCCGCTTTGACGTTCGGCGAGGGTTCGTGCGGTGTGGCCCTGACGACGGGACGGCTGAAGCTCTCTCAGACAGACATCGACAAGGCAGACCCAGAGAAGCTGGCGACCTTCGACAAGCACTTTCTCGGGGCGAGCATCGTCTACGACGGGGTGGCCCTCAACGCGACTCCGCAGCCGACGAAGGGGCCTCGACCTCTGGTGCAGCTCGACGGGGTGACGACGACGGTGCATCCGGTCGAGCCGATGTACCTGCCCGCTGCCCTCCCCTGGCCGGAAGACGCAGCAGGAGGGCTGTACGCAGGGCTCGGCCTCTCCGGTGTCATGCACATGCCGGACAAGACCGGAGCGGTCCCCGACCCGGAGGGGGTGAACCCCGCCATCGTGGTAGTCCCGGTACGACCGGGTGGTGATGCCTTGCCCCCGCCTGGTGGTGGGGTGCCTCCGCAGACCATCGGGCTGATCCGCCAGATCGAAGACGGGGTGGGTGACACCATCCTGTTCTCGAAGGCCGGGGCCATCGAAGAGCTGATCGTGGTGGACCGCAACAGCGAGCTGCCGAACTTCCCGTTCGATGTCCCCGGCGGGGTGGCCTACATCGCCCGTGAGGCAACGACGGTGGCAGGGGCTCCGCACTCAGCGGTGCAGCTCGGGTCGGAGACACGGACAGCGTTCGCTGGTCAGGATGTCTACTTCCTCCAGGCGTCGTTGAACCCCTCGACGTACACGGAGACGGCCGCCCTCTACTCCAAGAGCCGCATCGTCTTCCGGTTCGACGGCACCGAAGTCCTGTACTTCGCCAGCGACGGCACCGGCCACGACTGGCACGCCAGCTCCTTGCCCGCGCAGGACTTCTACACAGCAGGCGAGGTGGCTGCCTCCATCCAGGCCCGCATCACCGCACAGGCAGGCACAGCGGTCTGTCGAGCTGCTGGTGACCGGGTGGTGCTTGAAGCGGCTGACCCGGACGTGGGCTGGATCGAGATCGGCTGGGGCTTCCCGAAGGACTTGAGCGGGGCGGCGGCCCTCGGATTCTTGCCGGGCTGGCGAGCCCTGGGTGGCCAGCCGAACTGGCTGACCGATGCGGGCGTCTCGATGGGCTTGTCCCGGAGCTTGCTCAACCTGGACCGCAGCAAGCCAGACGCGGACTACCTCGCGCAGTACCGGCTGTCCGATGTGGTGGTCGCCTCGTCCGTGCAGGGGTCGCCCTTCGTGTTCTTCGACTTTCCGCCCGTCGAGGACGTGGCGGGCTTCGATGAGGGGGTGTTCTTCAACCTCCAGACGATGGCACTCAACGGCGACGACATCCGCATCGTGGACAAGCGGCTGGGCCACTACGCTGAGATCGAGCATCGCTTCGCAGAGGGCAAGTTCTCCTGGCTGGACAGTGCCACCTCATCGAACCCGGTCATCCAGCGCACCTCATCCGTCAACCTGGGGCACTCGGCGGTCGTTCCAGAGACGCTGCTGGGCGCTCCGGGCATCGGCGGGGGCTTCATGGCTGCCGAGGATGCCGGTCAGTACGTCGTCCAGCGTCAGGGCGTGGACTACCTGATCACCGACGACGGCCTCTCCGGCACCACCCAGCTCATCACCCGCTACGGAGCACGGGTGGACTTCGGAGCCCGTGGCACCTACGCCCTCGGTGGCACCACCTTCGAGGACCCAGACGCGAACTTCTTGGCGGCGATGCAGCCTGGTACACGCCTCAAGCTGTCCGAAGGGTCGTACTTCGTCGATTCCATCACGGATGGGACCCACGTGGAGGTCTCTCCACCCTTCATCTCATCCTCGACTCGCCCGACCCCGTGGGAGGCGTTCGCAGGGTTCCCCGACAGCGTTTACGACCCGGCCATCGTCGCCGACCAGGTGTTCAAGCCCTTCGACCACCTGCCTGATGAGCCCTTCCGTGTCCGCGTGCTCTCGCCGCTTGGCATCATTGTGATTGCGGACTTCACGGCAATCGTGGAGGACGCGAACACCAGTGGCCGTCCCGTCAGCCTCCGGTTCGGTGCTGTAGCTGCTGGTCCTGGTCTGACGGCCACGCTCTCGCCTTTGACGTTGACCACGCTGGGGGTGTTGGCGAACAACCTGCTGGTGCTCCCCAAGACGACGCACGTTGCCGAGGCGGCCTTCAGCATCCGGGTGGGCACCGTCCTGTACGAGCAGGCCGCCGGGCTGCTGCCCGTGGCGAGCTTCACGGCTGACCCGGTGGCGGTGGAGTACCTGACGGCTGATTGGGACGACGGCACGGTGGTTCACCCCGCTGGCGAGCTGAAGTTCAACTCGGTGTTGCTGGTATCGCTGGAGTCCAGTGCGGTGGTGCTGGTCGAGGAGCTGCGGGCGTCCGCCAACCTGACGGCGGGGACGGCTGAGTACGACGCGAAGACGGGGGCTATCCGCATCGCGGCAGCGGACGTGACGACCCACACCGGGGCGCAGCTCTACTTCACCGAGCAGATGATCACGCGGAAGCCGGGGGCCGACGTGGCGATCAGCCCGATGGTCGGTGCGGTATCGTTCCGCAAGCCCATCAACAAGGGCAGCCTCGTCGAGATCGAATACTGGCTGGCCGACTCCGAGGGGCGTCGCGTCGGCACCCCGGCGGATAGGACCATCGAGTTCTTGCCTGTCTTCGTCCGCCGGGAGGCAGCGGTCAGGCTCACCGACCACGAGTTCAACCTCGACCCGCTCGGCGAGCACGCCATCGACACCCGCATCAAGCCGGTGGTCTACCTGGGGCCGAAGCAGCAGAACTTCGGCAAGGTGGACTTCACGGTGGACGCCCCGGCCAACCTGCTGGGGCAGCGGCTCTCGTTCAACCGGGACCTGGCGACGTGGATCGTCCCCGAGGTCAGCTACGCCGTGTTCGACGCACTGGGCGGCGAGCGTGCCTTCCAGACATCGCAGAAGCCGGTCTATCGACCCCCCTTCTTCATCAAGGCGGGGATGGACAACTTCGGGCTCCGGGGCAACCGGGCAGCGGACTTCGAGGTCGGTCAGATGCTCCGCATCGGGCCGGAGTGCTTCTACATCACGAAGATCCGCTACTTCGCTGACCCGGACACGACTCGGTTCGACATCTACCCCTCCACCGTGGGCGAGGTCGGCTCTCGTTCGCCCGGCAACGATGTCCTGACGCTGGTGACGGCTGGCCCCATCACCCCGACGCTCGATCCTGATGGGCTTGCCCCGATTGCTACAGCAGCCCCGGCGGGGTTCATGCAGGAGATCGTGCTCACGGACTTCCCGTTCGAGCCGGTCAACGCGAAGCAGAACAGCATCACGTTCATGGGTGACCTCACGGCCTTTGCCGTGCCCGGTCACATCATGGAGATCGCTGGGCTCCCCTTCACCATCGCCTCTGTGTCGTTGAGCGATGACGGCACCCGCACGAAGCTCATCTTCACCAGCCCCTTCCGGCTGGCCATCGACCCCACGGGCGGCCCCACGGTCAGGCTCTCCTACCGGCCGGTCTACCCCCCGGAGGTACGCCAGCTCGTCGGGGTCGGTCCCTACGTGGCCTCTGAGGGGGTCGAGCTGACGCTGTTCGGGGAGTTCATCGAGGGAGTCGAGCAGCCGGGCCGTCAGCTCGCAGAGGGCACGGAGTTCGAGATCGACCCGGAGACGGGTGCAGTCCAGTTGCTTGCCCCGCTGCAAGAACCTCTGGGGCCGAAGCAGAAGCTCCTGCTCTCGTTCACGAAGATTCGGGTCATGGAGCCCTTCTACTCGGGCGGCCAGGTGCAGTTCCCCCGGTGGGCCGCTCAGTACAAGCACGCGGTCTTGCCGAATGAGGACAACGGCTACTTGGGCGGCACGCTGACGGCCCGGTACACCTTTGACAACCCCGACTCCTTCTACTTCCGGGCGCTCCCGCTCCGTAGCTACCTCGGCGAGGCGGTCACACAGGCGGTCGCCGAGATGCAGCAGGGGCAGGCCTCTGGTGGCCCACGGTTGTCGTCCCCCGCAGGGACCAACAACTGGCAGCAGGGCAACGTCGGCCTGGCGTCCCAGCGGCGGGACTTGCTCGACAAGGACCGGGCGGCCCGCAGCCTCTTGACCTTCTACAACAACGCCGTCGTGGCCTTCGAGCAGGTCGAAGAGGCCATCACCGGCAAGTTCATCGGTGACCGGGACGGCAAGTTCCGCTTCTGGATCGGTCGGGGTGAGGAGTACGCCCCGCCGGGCTACGAGGACGACTACACGGGCGAGCTGAACCCCTCAATCGTGTGGAGCAGCGTCTTCAACGCGACTGACATCACGCGGGACATCCAGTTCCTCGTCACCGATCCCCTGGTGCGACCGACTCTCTGCACGATGGTCGATCTCCAGTTGTTCGGGGAGCCCCTCGGGGCCTCTCAGCTCCGCGACTTGATGGATCAGCAGCGTGCGCTCATCCGCAACGACGTGGACGACGTGGTGCTGCTGGCGTCATCGACCCCCCGCATCATCACGACCAACGCACCTCCGTACTTCACGGTGGAGTCGGACGGGACGTTCGCCAAGATGGGCTCGGCCCACAGGTACTCCCGGCTGTTCCCGACCACGACGGAGGTGTTCTTCACCCTCCTGCCGGGCATCGAGGCCGACGTGGCGGGTGCTGGTGACGTGGGCTCCTACGCCTGGAACCGCATCACGACGACGGGGACAACGGAGTCCACCTACCGGGCTCCCATCGGCCAGGTCGGCAACCCCGTCATGGGGGCCATCGGCAACATCTCCGAGAAGGTCCTTCAGATGCGGCTCCCGCGAGCCCGCATCCTGAGCTACCACCCGGAGGGCCTGGACAGCTCAGCCTTTGGCATGGCCGTCCCGCTGCCCTGCTTGGTCATCTCGGCCGTCCCGCTGGCGGACCTGCCGATGGACCCCGCGACGGGCTTCCCCGACGTGAGCCGATTCTTGTCACAGAACGTGACAGGTGACACGGCGGACGCCGTGGCAGGCGACCCGATGTTCGCGCTTCCGGGCTTCGAGGCCGGTCAGAGGGTCGGCTGGGGTAAGCCGGACGGTCGGCTCCTGGCTGCTCTGTTCCCGGAGGAGGTCGATGTCTTCGGGTCGAAGACGTACACGGGGCTCTTCGTCAACCAGGTGCTCTACGGCTGCGTGCTGACCTTCAGGGACCGCCAGGGCAACGCCATCAGCGACCCGAACCAGATCCTCGTGGGCACCTCGCCGACGAGCGGCCTCGCTGCACACATCTTCGGCCTCATCGAGTCCGACACCATCTACGTCCTCCCGCCGGACACGGCCAACCCCATCAGCGACCCGGCCACTGAGTCGCCGACCATGGCGAACCAGCAGCAGGCAGCCCTGCTCTCTCCGGCCTTCCGGCAGGGCTTCGACCTGGCGGTGGACACCAGCGGCCAGATCAAGGATCTGTCGCTCCCGTCCTGGGGCGACCCCTCCCTGTTCCCGGTCAAGGAGCTGCTGGGGCAGAAGACGCCGGAGCCGATGAGTCACCTTGAAGGGGTGGTGGACTTCGCCAACGTGGACCAGCTCCCGCTGCGAACGCCTGCGCTGCTAGGCAACCCGCAGGACGACGCGGGCGACTACGCCATCCCCTACATGAAGGGCACGAACACGGAGCTGGCCCGGTTCGAGCAGGTCACCAACGTCATCGGCCCGCTGATGGCTGCCGATGCTGTGGACGGGGGCTACTTCCCCGATGAGATCCTGTTCGTGGACGGTGAGGTCCCGGCAGCCCCGGTGCTCATCGCCGGGCTCAACTACCGCGAACCCGCTGCTCTGATGACGCCGACGAAGACCGACCCTGCTGCAACGCTGGGTGTGGCTCCGGGCCGTGAGGGTGACTTCCTGCTGGTGGAGGTGAACGCAGGGGCTCCGCAGGGCTACCAGGGCATCCTGACGGTGGGTGCCCTGCGGAACGTGAACACGGGTGGGGCCGACTGGTCGTGGATCGAGCCGCCACGCTTCGTCACGCAGGTCAACCAGGGCTCATCCATCCGGTACCTCCTGGCCCTCTACGCCGTCCACACGACGCCGGGGAACTACCCGTTGGACCCGCAGGTCACCGACCCGCCGGGCGTCCGGCTCTTCGAGGACGTAGCGGGCAACCGCACCATCCTCTCGTTCCAGGACGTGGTGTTCGGTCTCAACGACGGCAACGCCATCAACACGGGGAACCTCAACACCATCCTTGCTGCTGATGTGGACAACGTGGTCGAGGTCCAGGTCTTCTCCCGCCCCGATGACACAGCCGTCGATGGCCCTGCTGGTCTGGGCACCTACACGAACGTCCAGAAGGACGGGCGCGACATCATCCGGGTCTTCCTCCGGTCGGGCTTCGGTCGGGTCATTGACTACCTCGGCAACGACACCGGCTGGATCGCCCATACCGGCGTGACCATCGGCGGCTTCGACGCCCTCGGTGGTGAGCCTGCTCCGGGCACCGTGGCAGACAACCGGCACATCATCATCAACGGCTGGGCCAGCCTGCCCCTGACGGCTGGAGTAGGACAGGAGGCCGACTGGTTCCTGCCCTACGACCTGATCGACCCCGGTGGTCCGAACGAGCGGAAGATCAGCAAGTACGGCTTCGAGTTCGGCGTGTCCATCAACACCCTCGGGACAGGGGAAAGCACCTCTGCCTACATCGACGCTGACCGCCTGACCTTCCACGAGGTCGTGGACTTCCGTCTGGCTCGCCCACGGGGCTTCGCGCTGACCAATCCGAACGGTTCCCAGGTCTACGAGACGGCCATCAGGGTCGGGGAAATCACTCTGGGCGGGGCGGCCTTCTCCACGATCAACGACGTGGAGGGTACGACCATCACCATCAGGAGCCGGGACGGCTCCACGACGAGCATCGAGGGCACCTGGAACCCTGCGGCCTCCCCAGCCGAAGAGGGCTCCATCCGGGTCATGGGCTTCGAGTACAACAGCGTGGCGATCACGGCCTCCGACGTGACGGCCTCGGTGGTGGCCTCGCAGACCACCGACCCTTCCGGTTCGGACATCCTGGTCGGTGACGGTTGGGCAGAGGCGGACCGGATCGACAGCATCGTGGCTACGTCCGGCGACATGGACAACGTCCAGAAGGGCGATGCGGTCTACATCGACCGTTCGGCCACGGCCCTCCCGGATGCCGCGACGGCAAAGGCGGGGACGTACATCACCCGGTACGTCATCAAGCCGACTGCCGGGCCGAACTTGTACCTCCCGGTGACCAAGAGCAGCTACGCAGGCACGGGCAACGGCTTCATCACCACGCGGTTCCCTCGTGTCCTGTCCCTGGACGTGCTCCTTCAGCGGTTGGAGATCGACGACCACCTGATGCTCCCGGCCACGGGCAAGCTCTTCATCGCCATTCGTCCTGCCGACCTCAACAGTGCGGTGGCCGGGACCTTCCAGAAGGCTCTCTTCAGCGTGGACTGGACGGCCTTCGACCTCGGTGGTCCGAACCCGAAGCTCGTCCTAGGGGCCTTCGACACCTGGCGGTGGGCTGACGACACCCCGATTGGGGCGAGTCTCGCGGCCATTGCCTTGCTGATCTCCACCGCCGATGTGGCCAGCCGCCAGATGTCCTGGCACGACAACCCTGTGGCGGGGCCTGGAGCTTCCGCATCCGGGTCAATGCAGGTGAACATCAGCGTCCGGGGCGGGGACCTCCCGGACGATTCTTCCGTCGTCGGCCACCACAACATCGGTGGTGGTGCGACGGATGCTGCCTACGGCTTCCACGGCATCACCTACGAGACGATCTACGGCCCCTCCCTGGTGCTGGTGGGCAACATGATCGCTGGTGGGGCTCCCGCAGCCGGAGAGATTGGTGTGAGTCCCGGGACGCCCCACGCCAACGAGACCTTCGACCCCACCAACTCGGTGCCGGTCTACTCCAATGTCCCCCGGAACCTGCACTTCCGCGTCAATGACGTGCAGGGTCAAGCCATCAACGACCCACAGCTTCACCTGCCGCCGGGCAACTTCGGTGTCTCTTGCCTCCTGCCGGGGACTGAGATCCGCACCGAAGACGGTAACCCGGCCTTCTTCGCACTCGGCGGGGTGTTCCTGGAGCCATCACTCCCGAAGTACCCGCCCGACCTCAACCCGGCCACAGGGCCGAACGTGGTGGATGCCACTCGGTCGATGGGTGTGAACACGGTCGGGATGGTGGCTGCGGGGACTGCTGAGCAGGTTCACTTCGAGGTCCGGCGAGTTCGACGGTGGCACGGGCAGCAGAACGCCATCAACGACGCCTTCCAGCCCTTGCAGTACGCCTACGAGATCCGCCGGGGCATCATCACGGGGTACACCCGGAACGAGCAGCAGGTCGGCACAGTGACGGCCCTCGACTTCCAGATGAACTGGGCCGTGGCGAACCCAGCCTTGTCTCGCGTCGCCGACGTATGGAATGACGATGATGGGGTGCTCCACAGCGGCACGAACCTCGGGCCGTTCAACTCCGAGGACGTGAACATCAACCCCGGCGACACCTTCCGCCTGCTCGACGACGACGGTGTGGTGCTGGAAGAGGCTGTCGTAGGCGAGGTGGTGTCCGGTTCTGCCTTGAAGCTCCGGGCTCCGGGCTTCTCCACTCAGGCGGCAGCCAGCGTGGTCGGTCGTCGCTTCGAGGTCTGGCTCCGTCAGGCCCCGGTCCCGCATGAGCAGAGCAACGAGCAGCTCCTCGAACTCATCACCGACTCCGTGGTCCACGTCACGGCGGCTGACCACAGTGACGCCGACCCGCAGAACTGGGTGGGCGGCTACGTCCCGGAGACGGCTGGTGGCAGTGCGTGGGCCGACGTGAGCAACAAGCTGCTCGACGACTCAGCGGGTGGCGTGGACTTCACGGCTCTGGGCGTCCGGGCGGACGACATCGTGATCATCGACCCGATGGGCACCCTGCCGGTTGTGGACGAGCGGGGTGCCCGTCCGCTGGGTGACCGAAGCGTCCCGACCCGCACGCCAGCGGGTGCGTTCGATGCAGGTCCGGCATCCAGCCTGGACGACAACCGGGGCTTCTACCGGGTGGGCACGGTAGAAGCCGGGGAACTCGGCATCGACCCCATCCACCTGTTCGCGGGGACGCTGGGTGGCGACGTGCTGATGGCGGCGGCCCGAACGAATCTCGTGTACGCCATCTACCCGACCGTCAGCAGCTCGGTGCTCTCGACGGATGGTGCCGAGGGTCAGAACGACTTGCGGCCGACCCGCAAGGCTGTGGGTGGGACCTTCACCAGTGGGGTGCCCGTCGAGGACAAGCACTCGATGAGGCCCTTCAGCTACCGCATCATCCGGCCCAGCTCGCTCTTCAGCACGGAGGTCGTAGACACGGTGCTGATGCTGCGGGAGCGGATGCTCTCGCTCATCGAGCTGTTCCGCAGCGCGACCAAGGGGACCAAGGGCGGCTTCTACTGGACGTGGCAGAACGCGGATCACGTCGAAGACCTTGGTGACCCGGCGGACCCGGACTCCGGGCGGGGGCTCTTCCCGAACCGCCTGGTCACGACCATCGTGGGCGAGACCAGCCGCTCGCCGTTCGTGAACACCAACGACTGCCTGTCCATCCTGGATCGTCGCTTCTGGATTCACGACACGAAGCTGGACCTCCGCGAGCCCGACCCGAACAACCCGTTCGGGATGCGCGAGGCGACGGGCGGGGTGCCCTTCGACGGCGTGGGCGGCCCCTACACGGCCTATACGGACGTGACAGTGGGTGGGTCAGAGGTCAGGCCGGTGTTGACCGACCACATCAACCTGGTGCTCGACGTGCGAGATCGACTCCGGGACATCCGATACACCTGGCTGGCCTACCGGACGCACAGGTACATCGGGACGCTGGCTCGAATCGCAGCCTTCGACGCGGCCTTGCCGTCGAGGTTGGAGGAACGCGAACGGGCGATGCTGCTGGAGAGCACGGCCGGAGAGGTGACGGAATGAGCGAAGGGCTGACCGAGGAGCAGGTGACCGAGCGACTCAAGGCAGCGGGCATTGACCCGAGCGCCTGGGGTGCGATGGGCGGCCACGGCCCGCAGACGCCGAAGTTCGCTCTCAGTTTGGCGGCGGATCTCCAGAAGGTCACGGCTCTCCTTCAGGGCGTAGTGAACGAGAAGCAGGGCAAGGTGCGGTCGTTGGAAGAGCAGCTCGCCCGGTTGCGCTACGGCGGGGGTAGCTGATGCCCGTCGATGACAGAACCGGCCAGTGGGGGACTCTCAGCCTCACCATCCCCGACTTCCTTGGGGACGTGCGGGATGCCATCAACGACTTCGCGGAGCTGCTCATCAGCGTCCTGGAGATCGTCAACCAGGCGTTGGAGTTCGTGAAGGCCTTCATCAAGGGCTACATCGACCCGATGGTCATCCTCATCGAGGCCATCATCGACGAGATCGTGGCCATCCTGACCGACCTGCGGGAGATCGGCCTCTACATCACCGGGGACTGGGCCTTGCTCGGCTGGCCGCCAGAGGATCTGCGAGGCGGCTTCAGCGAGTACGAGCGGCGGATGATCGCCCGCCTGTCGGACCGAACCGACCCGACGCGGCCTGACTTCTCCAGCAAGATGAAGGTGCTGGGGTTCTTCGGCTACCTGTCCGTGGATCCCAGCGAGTTCGAGCGGCTCGTCAACTTCATCACCACCATCATCAAGATGTTCGGGTTGAGCTTCTTCCCGGACACCTCCGGCCTCCCGGTGCCGACCATCCAGGAGACCCTGTACGGCCCCGACACCGTGGGGGTCACGACAGCCTTCCAGTTCGGGGCGCTCAAGCAGGCTCTCACGGCGGACGGTGGTTCCCCTCCAGCCCGGTGTCGTGTGACCTGGACTACGCAGCCCGCGTCGCAGAAGCATCCGCTGAACCCCTTCCCGGTCATCGGCCCCTCTGGCTACATCGTCACCGTATCGACGCTGCCGAACGGCATCGCCCTCAAGTACGCCCGACCGAAGGCGAACACCGACAAGAAACCGGCTGGTGGTGACCCCGACAAGCTGGCCCAGCCCCGCGAGTCCGGCTCCGTTCTCGACTTGAACGGGACGCCCCTGGTGCTCCACGGTGGGGCAGAGATGCTGGCCTTCCAGGATTCGGGCTTCGGCTACAACGAGCACATGGACGACGGCATCCCCGAGGACGGGAGCTGTCAGGTCTTTGGGATGCTCGACCCAGCCTCGAACGAGATCATCCCGTTGGAGCTGCTCGGTCAGGCTGATGCTCTGGGGACGGCCCTTGACGGCAAGGGCAAGGACTTCTATCTCCAGCGGACCTTCCTGGTGGGGGCGGGGGTGGCTCTCGCTCAGTGGTTCGCGGGGGAGTACAGCGCGGTATTCCACCTTGACGACATGCCCCGTGCAGCTCGCTTTGAGAAGCAGTCGGACGGGACGTTCGACCTGGTGGATGACGGCCCGGCGGCCAACTACTACGTCCGCGTCTGGGCGACGGGCAAGGAGGTCGCCGAGGCGACCCGGATTCCGCAGTGGAACTTCGAGGCACAGCAGGCCAAGAACAACGCCACCACTTCCGGGCAGCCCTTCGTCGTCGGCCTCAAGTGCGGCCCCTCCGGCATCGGGATGCCCTCCGGCCCTCGCAAGATCACCTTCGTCAACGCCAACACGAACGAGTACCTGCACGCCCTGGAGACCGCCCTGATGGTGCTGGTCTTGAGCCGGTCGGACTTGCCGTTGCTGGACGAGCTGGTGGGCTCGAAGCCGGAGGCCACCGCACAGGGCTACCGCGACGGCAAGTGGGCCGGGCAGGGCTTCGCTCTGACAGCGACGGGTCTGGAGGACTCCAGGCACCTCGTCAGCCTGATGTACCCGAACACCAAGACGCTGGAGAAGCCGAACCAGTCGCCCCAGGCGTGGCGGACGGTGCTGTTCCAGAAGGTCCGCCAGATGGCACAGGACATCTACGAGCAGACCGGCCCGATGCCCGATGTCGAGAAGATCATCGTCGATGCGACCACGGAGCTGCGGACGCTCTCGTGGGATGCCCTGCTCGACTCGGACGACGCCGCAGGGGGTCGTCAGTACGTGTCGGCTGTCGAGGCGCTGGACACGGAGCCACCTCCGATGTTCAAGGCGCTGGACCCGAAGAATCCCGTGGCCGGGATGTCCGAGTTCGGCATCGCCCCGAATGTCATGTCGATGGGTGTCGCTGCACAGGACGTGGAGACGTTGTTCTACGACCCGGTGGATGGGGGGCAGGGGCCGCTGCGGCATCGGGCCAGTGACTTCGTGCTCTGGGACGGCGGCAGCATCGAGATCGTCTACGAGGAGTCCGACCCGGGGAACGTCCGTGCGCTCAAGGCCAGCTCGCCAGCGAGTCTGGTCCGCATCTACGACAAGTTCACGGACAAGGACGGCAAGCTGCTCGTCCCCGAGGACTGGCGGCAGTATTTCCAGGCGGTCGAGGCACAGTCGAAGGTGGTGGGCTCCGCTGACAAGGCCCCCGTCTTCGTATCTGGAGCCTCGCAACTGGTGAAGTACACCAAGAGCGGCAGCTTGGTCGCTGCGTGGCCCGGAGCCCTTTTCTTGCGGGGCCTCTTCCGGCTCTATGAAGACGGGCTTCTCTACCAGCAGGCGGCCATCGCCCTGCGGGTGGCTACGGCGGCATCGAGCCGGGCACCGGAGGACGGCGAGTGGATTGCCATGCGGCTGTTCGATGCCTTCCCGGAGCTGGAGACGTTCCTGAACGCGGTCGAGAACTGGGTGAAGTCCCTTGCGTCCGCCGCACAGTCGATGGCGGACGCCATCATCAAGTACATCGAGTTCGTGCAGGCGCAGATCGTGGAGCTACAGCAGCTCATCGGTCGCATCAACGGCTTGATCCAGTCGTTCCTGTCCTTCAGCTTCGCTCTGCCGGAGTTCAGCGGCCTGATGCTGTTGTCGGACGGCACGGACGGGGTGATGTCCGACCTGGTGACGGCCAAGAACAAGCCCTCGGACAGCCCCCTGTCCTACGCAGGCGGTCTGGCTCTCGTGATCCCCTTCGGCCCGTCCTTCATCTTCGACCTCATCGCTCTGGCTGGTGGGGAGGACAACGAGGGCTCGACCCCCAATCCAGACCCCAACGTCGCCATGACGATGATCGGGGCTCCAGACGCCATCGGCATCGAGCAGATCCCGCCGGGTGCTGGGCCAGCCCCGACCGATGAACCCGACGTGCTGTAGGAGCTGCCATGCCGTCGTTCACCAAGATGGGCAGCTTCCCGGTCGGATACTTCCGGGCGACGACTGCATGGCTGTTGCGGGAGCGGCGGGATGTCGTGACCCGCATCGCCACGTTGCAGGCAGAGATGGCCCGCATCGGCTTCGTCACCATGAACTACCGGAAGGTCAAGGAGGGCGACAGCACCAAGGCGACGGCAGAACGCCTCGGCTTCTCCATCCCAGAGGGCACGAGCCTCGCCCGGCTGGTCCAGGCGTACATCGCCACAGGCGGCAACCCGTTCAACATCTCCGGCTTCCTCCACCCGAACACCACAGAGGTATCTCCGGCGGCGGACGGTGGCGTGTCCGTGGCACAGGACTACCCCGGTGGTGGGGCTCCAGGAGCGCAGTCAGTCGCCTACGACAACCCCCTGCCCGAAGGCCCCAAGGACGGCAGCACGAACCCTCAGAAGTCCGGCTACGAGGCCTACGAGGGCGGCTACATCGACCACCCTGGCTACAAGCCTGCCCGGCAGGGCGGCAGGATGGACCGGGGCTCCTGGGATGACGCCACGGTCGTCCGGGTGATGCACGACACCCGCAACTGGGCGAACAAGGAGATCAAGGCCCGGCTCCAGAACAAGGAGTGGCAGATCATCAAGCTCTCCGACTGCTGGGAGCAGCTCCGGGTGGAGCGGGATGAAGTGCTCATGGAGGCGTTCGGCGGGCAGTTGGTTGACCTGCCCGCCATGGACGACGAGACGTTCGACACCAAGCGGCTCTGCCAGGTCATCATCGCCGACATGTACGCGCTCCTGTTCGACGTGGATGACTCCGGCATCCCGACCGGATTCAAGCCGAGTCCCACCCTCGGTCTGCTCTATTTCGCCTACGAGGACGTGCCCGGGGACGACGCAGGCCCCATGGGCTGACGGTTTCGGGCCTATACCTCGCCAGTGGTGAGGCCCTAGGAGGTTCATGTCCCTGGAGTTCCAGCTCGCATTCCCCTGTCCACATCTGACGGTGGAAGAGGTGGTGTCCCTTGGAGACGATAGGCGGTCGCTAAACACGCGACAGCCGGTGGCGTCTGCCGGACAGGTGCGTGTGCTCGTCAACGACGACTTCTCCATCCCCCGCGAGGGCGTGCTCTCGGCAGCCGTGCTCTCCAGCTCGGTCTCTGGCCCCTTCGACATCATCGAGAACGAGGACACCCTCACGGTCGAGGCCAGTGGCGGTACGGCCACCTTGTCCTTCGGGGCGGTGGGGACCATCCGGCTGACGACGGATCAGGTCGTCCGGCGGACGACCATCGCTGGCTGGGAGCACGTCGAGGTCCGCAACGACAACGGCCACATGGTCTTCGTGGACATCAACAAGGTCGGCCCCTCGGCCTTCGTCAAGGTGCGAGGCACGGTGGCCTCTGCTCTGGGCTTCGGTCAGCCGACGCTCTCGGGCAGGCAGTGGGCGGCCTACGGCAAGGAGGTCTACCCCGGGTGGGACCTGTACCTCCGGCCCGACACCATCACCAACCGCTTCCCCCGGTTCCGCAAGCCGCTCCGCTTGAACCCGATGCTCAAGGTGACCTATGCCGTCCCGGTGCAGCGGTGCCTGCGATGCCAGGCGGGCTTCATCGAGAACGACTTCCGGTTCGACGCCAGCGGCAACATGCTGCTCATTCAGAACGAGGACTTGCTCTACCAGGCGGCCCTCAAGATTCTGCTGACCGACCGGGGCTCCAACCCCTTCTTCCCGTGGTACGGCACGACCATCCGGGAGCGCATCGGCAGCAAGGCTCTGTCCGGCGTCGCATCGGTCCTCAGCGAGGACGTGCGGAAGGCCCTGAGCCGCGTCCAGTCGCTTCAGACGGAGCAGGCGAAGTACCAGCAGGTCACGTTCAAGGAACGGCTCTACAGCGTCCTGGCGGTGGACGTGAAGCGCCACACGCAGGACGCGAGCACCTATCTCATCGAGGTCACGGTGCAGAACGCTTCTGGGGAGCCCATCTCCCTCAACATCGTCTTCTCGGTGCCCGAGGTGGTGGCCCTGATGGGGAGCAACGGCTTGATGCTAGGCGCGAAGTCAGCAGGGCTCGGGACCACAGAGGCCCGCCAGCTCTTCAAGAATGACCGCAACCTGCTGACCGGAGGCCAGTGATGGCTGCATACCCAGAGTTCCGAGGCCCGGACGGCACGCTCCGGCAGAAGTTCATCCTCTCCACGACCCTCCCGAACCAGGTGTTCACCGGGGCCATGCCCCTCGACACGGTGGACATGCAGGTGTCGGTGCGAGGCGGGACGTACACCAGCGACCCCGACTACATCACCTTCGAGGGTACCGGCTTCACGGTCCCCAACCCGTCCGCCTTCCCTGACGGCCTCCAGCTCCTTCCGGGCAGCAACGAGATCAAGGTCAAGGCCATCCTCTCCACAGGGTCGGTCACGCAGGAGGCAATTCTCCAGGCCAACCTCTCGCTCGAAGCGGACATCGGCGACCTGGCTGACCCACCGACCGGCATCTTCTTGGAGCGGTTCAACTCGACGGTCAGGGTCACGGTCGAGGGCCTGACCAACACGAACGTCGCGGGCTACCACTTCTACGCCTCCACTCAGCCGGGTGGCGGTGACGTGGGCTACTTCCGCATCAACCCCTCGCTGGTCATCTCCGGCGAGGTGGTGGAGGCCACGGACGCCCTGGCGACCCTCTCGGTCGATGCGAGCATCGTGCTCGACTCCGAGGGCTTCCACGCGGCTGACCCACTGAACTTCCGGTTCCGGGGCACACAGGAGGACAGAGACGACCTGGTGCTGGGCATCAACTTCGATGAGCTGCTGGAGGTCCCGGAGACGGCCAGCAAGCTCCGCATCGCCACGATCATCCAGACGGTGCGGGAGACCCAGCAGTACACCTTCGAGCACGACCGGCAGGCGTCGCTGGAGAGCACTTTCCCTGCTCTGCCACACGCTGATCTGGCGACGGTGCCGGAGGCCGACCCGCTCTACTACGTCGCCACGGCCATCCACATCATCAACGGCGAGGAGATCGAGAGCTTCTTCAGCCCGGAGGTGCTGGGGGCTCCCCTGCGGATCACCCCGTCCGTGGGCTCGTTCCCGCAGGTCACCCGTCAGCAGATGGTCAAGGGAGCCGTCCTGTCCATCTACCGGAGCCAGCCGCAGGTCCGGGTGGACCCGGGCTCAGCTCTGCGGGACACGTTCATCGACCCCTTCACGACCGAGGCGGATCGTGTCCGGTTCATCATCGACTTCCTGCACAACGCCCAGAGCTTCCCGACGCTGCTGCTCATCGACGACCCCGGCTTCACCGGCACGTCGATCCCTGTCGCGCAGTCGTCGTACAAGACGGCCTTGCGGGAGGCGTTCTTCCTGACATCGGACGCCCAGGTCCAGACGATCATCGACAACGCCTTCGACAAGCTCGCCAGCAACTACGGCGTCATCCGGGACGGCGGCAAGCGAGCCCGAGGCGAGGTCACCTTCTTCGTGACCAACCGGCCCACGACCTCCATCACCAAGACCATCGGGACCATCTGCCTGGGTGGTGGGACGACGTTCCGCACGACATCCACTGCTGTCATCTCGCCCACGGGAGCCGGACGGAACTTCAACCCGTCCACGGGTCGCTACTTCGGCAGGGCCTTCATCCAGGCAGACGCGGCTGGATCTGCGGGCAACCTGTCCGAGGGGCAGGTGTCGGTCATCTCCAACAACACGTTGAACGTCCAGGTGACCAACGAGTCCAGGACGTTCGGCGGCACCGACAGGCAGTCGAACCGCGACATCGCTCTCGAAGCCATGCGGGTCATCGCCTCCGTGGATTCGGGTACCCGCATGGGGTACGTGGACAACGCCATCAAGACGCCGGGCGTCGAGCAGGTGAGCGTCATCGAGTCCGGTCACGCCTTGATGATGCGGGACCGCAACGACGCGGGCCGCCACGTCGGCGGCAAGGTGGACATCTACCTGCGGGGCAGCTCCGAGGCCAAGGTCACGGACTCGTTCGCCTTCGGCTTCCAGACCCGCCAGGCCCAGCAGTTCGAGCCGGTCGGCGACCTGGCGACTCTGCGCTTCCGGGCGGTGGACCCGGCCCTCTCGGCTGAGAACCCGCTCATCGAGATGCTGGACCTGCCCAGCATCGATCTGGTCTTCGAGAACGCCAGCAAGAGCCTGGTGTTCGACCTGACCGACGTGCAGTACGTCGCCTACGACCAGATCCAGCTCGACGCAGCTCTCAACGACCCCACGAGCCATGACCTCGACGACGAGTACCGGGGTAGCTACCGCTACCGCACGTCGGACAAGTTCGTGATGACCCGCCAGCCCGTCATTTCGGTGACCAGCTTCGTGGGTGCTCAGACCGGGGCACTGGTCGAGGGCATCTACGACCTCTACCGGGCGTCCGACCCGCTGGAGCTGGGCCGCTCCACGGACGCAGGCGACTACGTGCAGGTCACGGAGCCTCTGACCTCCGGGGCCACCATCCCCTCGTCTACGCCGATCACGGTGCCCGGCGAGGCCCACACGATGCTCGACGGCATCGAGTACCTGAACAACCTGGGTGCCAACTTCTTGACGGTCCGGGTGTGGAACACCGAACGGACCATCGAGTACAACGGCCCCCTCTCGACGGCCATCCGGGACTTCACCATTATCGACGGGACGGAGCGGGTGCCCCTCGGCCTCCAGCTCACGGACGGCAGCCGCATCGTCGAGGGCCAGTCGGTGCTGGTGGACTACTCGCACGACGAGAACTTCACCATCGAGTACCTGAGCAACGCGGTCGTTCGGGTCGTCCAGGAGAACATCGACAACGACTCCCACATCACGGCGGACGCCATCGCCAAGTGGGCGGTCGATGTCCCGGTGGACTTCACCGCCACCATCGTCCTGCTGGCCAACACGAACGCCAACGTGGTGGACGGCCTTGTCCGTACTGCCCTGGCCCGGCTGTTCAACACCTTCGGTCTAGGCACAGCCGTCCGGCAGTCCGACGTGATTCGCGCGATTGATGCCGTCGTCGGGGTCAGCTACGTCATCACCCCGTTGACCCTCATGGTCCGGGGCGACGGGGCACAGATCGTCCGCGAGGTGGTGACCACCGACGCCGACACCGATGCGACGCTGGTGACGGCCTGGTCCTCCCCCACCGTCTCCGTCTACCTCCTCGTCAACGCTCTGGACGCGGCAACTTCAAACGCAGGTGGGCTCCGCAAGGAGTTCCGGGGCGTTTTCCAGGACGAGGTACGGCTCGTCCACCACGAGACAGCTCCGAACGTCAACGGCTTCCCGCTCCGGGGCTCCGCAGGTGGCAGCTTCATCATCGGGAGGGACGGGCTGAACATCCCGGGGGTCAGCGACGACGTGACCATCACGGCTGCCTACGTCCTGCCGTCCAACGTGGACGAGAAGGCCGCCGAGATCCTCCGCATCCGCCGGGTGCTGACGGCGAACCGGGTGCTGGCGAGCTTCGTGCCGGGTGGGGTCATCCCGGACAGCCCGAAGCTGCACGACTACACGGTGACCTACGTGGTCAACGGCGACACCGGGGTCAAGAACATCGAGCCCGGCCCCATCGAGTACCTGACCATCGGTGACCTGAACTTCGTCTACGACGAGCGGACCTGATGGCGGACAAGCCTGCCACCCCGAGTCTGCTCCCGACTCTGCTGACGCAGAATCCTGCCCCTGTGGGCGGGTCGGGTCAGGACCGGATCAAGGCGCGACGCGAGCAGGTGGACAGCATCATGTCTGTCTTCATGCAGGTGCTCCCGTCGAACTACGTCGCGCAGGTGCAGGGGCCGTTCTACACCGTCCAGTTCCAGGCAGCCGCAGAGGCCATCGCCGACTTCCAGATCACCGCGCAGGAAGCGTTCAGCGACTCCGACTACGACTACATGCGCGGCGAGTTCCTGTTTCAGCTCCTCGGCTCCCTGGTCTTCCCCGATGCGACGAGCGATGGCTACCCCACGCTCAAGGGTGACCTGACCTACCGCGAGTTCCTGAAGCGGATGGTGCTTCTGCTGCTCCAGGGGGCTACCAAGAGCACGGTCGAGGGTGGTCTGGACCTGCTCTCCGAGGCCACGTTCACGGTCATCGAGAAGGTCATCGCGGCCCGGGACACCAAGAAGAAGGTCTTCAACAAGGCCCTCGGCATCTACGAGATGCTGCCTGGCTCGGCCTGGGGCCTGGACGACCAGTTCGAGTTCGAGATCAACGTCTCCTACCTCGACCCGACCACGGGCACGCAGCGGTTCCCCGAAGACCCCTTCATCCTTTCTGAGAACGTCCGCATCGTCATGCGGGCCTTGAAGCCTGCCCACACCCTCTACGAGTACCGGCACCTCTTCACAGAGGCGTTCGGAGCCATGTTCGACGGCTCTGTCTCCTGGGACCTGTCGAGCTACTACTACGCCGACTTTCGCCGCTTCTGCTGCGGTGCGAAGAACCTGACGGGGACGGCTGGCATCACCTGGACCGACCGCACGCTGTTCAGCGACTCGACCCGCGAGTTCACCCAGCTCAAGGCCGGTTCGGATCTGGTCATCACCTCCGGCCCGAACAGCATCCACGTCGGCGGGACGGAAGGCACTGGAGCCTCCACAGACCGCCGCCACATCGGTCGCTACCGGGTCGTGGACGTGTTGACCTTCCCGGTAGGCACGGACGCTACCGCGAGGGCCTACACGACCTCTGGTGGCCTCTCAGGTACGGCCACGGTGGTCGGGAACGTGGTCGAGGACACGGCTCAGGACTGGAGTGCTGCGGCCAAGGGCGAGACCCTGACCTTCACGGAGGGGCCGAACGCAGGGACGTACCGGCTCAAGGCTGTGCTGGGCAACTACGGAGGCCCCGTGGGTGAGGCTCCTGGGCCTGGAACACGGGTACAGGTGGCATCGAGCCTCCTGCGAATCGAACGTCGAATGAAGCAAGCGACATCGGGCCAGAGCTACACGGTGACGGTGGACCGTCTAGGTGTGCAGGAGCCCCATGCGGTGGCGGGGGAAGATGCCTCCATCTACTTCGTCCTGTAGCTGCCAAGAATCAGCCTATACGGCGGGGGAAGGTGAGGGCCTCGTGCTCCAACGGAGGATCGAATGCCTGCGGTAATCGAAAGCACCCTGTACGAGTCTCCCGGTGGAGCGGTCGTCGCAGGTTCCACACAGCAGAACAGCCGGGATGATCTCCGGCTGGGCTACCAGGTCACGCTGAACTCGGTACAGGCGGGCACCACCTACTCGTGGACCCTCGCGTTCGCGTCGGACTCCCCCGGCACGACCGTTGCTGGCACCCCGTTCGACGGCACGGACTCCGCATCGTCCCTGCTGCCCCCAGAGGGCAGCACAAGCAAGACCGCGAAGTTCAACGTGGACTTCGAGGGCACGTACCTCATCCGCCTGACCGTGGACGCTGGACTTCCGACCGAGGACTCGCAGTTCATCCGGGCGAGGGTGCTGACCCTCTTCGGCTCGCTCAAGCTCATCGCGGCTGGCGAACGACGGGACGAGAACGGCGTCATCCCGGTAGACGCGACCCCCGAGGGGTGGGCGAACGACCAGAACGCGAACATGCAGCGGGTCGCTCTGCTGCTGCGTCGGGTGTCCCACAGCGGTCGCATCCTGTTCGTGGACAGCAACCGTGGTCGGGACTTCACCGAGGACCAGGACGACTACGACAACGTGATCGCCATCCCCGGGCCGGAAGTGGCTCGACCGGAGGCGACGGGCATGAAGTTGCGGGCGATGGCCCACGGCGACTTCTCATCCATCAACCAGGCCATCGCCTACGCCTCTGCGGCAGCAGCTCGTGGGGAGCCTGCCCCCAGTCAGAATGAGCCGTACTACATCGTGATCCGCAAGGGTCGGTACGCCGAAGACCTGAACCTGGTGCCCTTCGTCCACCTGGTCGGGGACGACATCACCTTCACCAACATCGACATCAGCTCCGGTGGCCTCGGCAACGTCATCAACTACGGGGTGTCGGTCCAGTCCGTGAACGTGGCGGGAACGGGTACGCACCGTTTCAACCCGCTGGCGAACGCTGAGAACGCCTGGTGCTTCCTGTTCAACATGGCGTTGCAGGGGTCGGCGAACACCACGCTGCCGGTCCTCGATCAGCTTGGTGGTGCGATCAAGCTCTTCGGGTGCGCCGTCTTGCAGGATGGCGATGCCGTCAACCAGGGCGAGGCCATCCGGTGTGTCGTATCCAACCCGGCTCACACCCCGGCCCTCTGGCTGGAGGACTGCTTCGTCCAGTCCGATGCGACCACGGCTGACCGGGTAGCGGTCAGGTTCAACGCGACCGGGGGCATCCTCAACCTCATCCACAGCCAGGTCGTCGCGGAGTCGTGCCAGGGCATCGTGGTGAACGAGGCCCTCTACACGGTCTGCGAGTGCTACGTCCGGGGTGACTCACTCCTCGTTGGAACCCCTCCCTACGTCGGGTACGGCTCGCTTCAGCGGTTCGAGGACTCCACCACCAGTCCAGTGGGCGGCGGCACTCCCTCCATCAACGTGAGCGCCTTCGGTGGCGGTGCGGGCAGCAAGCCCGGCGATGTCACCCTCGACGTGCAACGGATGACGCTCAACGGCGTCATCTCCTTCGAGACCGCCGCTGCCGTTGGTTCGACCGTGCTGGTCAACTCCGGCAACGTGAACCGTCTCGGCGGGGCGACCCCCCACGTCCTCCTGCCGGACGCTCCGGGCGACCTGCCGAACCTCTCCATGCCCATCTTCGACGGGGAGTCGGTCGGCTACCTGCCGAACCACTCCGATCCCCTGCTGGGCCCCGGTGGTCCGACGACCATCAACGCCGCCAACCAACTCCAGAAGCGGAACCTCCAGGAGGTCGTAGACCGCATCCTGCTGGGCGTCTTCCCCGTCGTCGGGAGCCCCTTCTACTCGCTGCACACGGCCTACAGCGGCCTGGCGTCCCTCAACCCGCCGACGCTGGGCACCGGGCTCGGGCGGACCATCATCGCCAACGGTGGTGCGGTCCAGATCACCGGAGGCACGGCCCCGTTCGCTCTTGACGCAGAGCGGAAGGATGGTGGTCTCCAGACCGAAGGCGTCATCGACATCGGCGGGCTCATCGGTGGAACGGGCTCTACCCCTCTGGCCTTGGTCGGGCACTCGGAGATCCACCTCAACCCGAACATGATGGGCGTCGGCCCCGTCATCGCCCTTGGACGAGCTGCCTGGACCACTGGCGTCAACGGTGGCGACCGGGGCTTCCCGGCTGCCGTCATCCGTGCGGACTCCGCGACAGCCCCGGCACTTCCGACTTTGTCGCCCTACCACATCCACCTCCGCACGCTTTCGGGGAAGAACTCGAACACGGGTGGGCTCGGGAACATCTACATCGCTGCTGGCGGCATCACAGATCCAGCCAGCGTTGACAACCCGGGCCATGTCCACATCAACGGCGGTGGGCACCTCAATGCAGGTGCCGGGAGCACAGGCGACATCTGGCTCGCTCCTGGTGACCTGTTCGGAGCAGCGGGGTTCGGCAAGGTCTGGTTCGCCGGAACGAACGGCACTCCGGCGAGTCTGACGGCTGCTGGCCCCTGGATCGGAGGCACCGCTGGGGTCATCACCATCGGTACGCCGAACGGCGTGGAGTTCTTCACCTTCACGGGTGCTGAGGCCAACGTCGCGGCAGCCACCGCCTTGTTCAACGCGACGGCCAGGGCCTTCATCGCTACCGACGATGGTGCCACCATCACGCTCATCGCCAACCCCAGCCCGGCCAGCGACATCGTGTGCCTCGGGGACGATGGCAGCGGGGTGAACGTCAACCTCGGTGACTTCCTTCCGGCAACGGCGACGTTCACGCCCGGAACCTACGGCGACCTGATCTCCGTGGACGTGCCGGTGAACGGTCGTCTGCGGGTGAACGGTGACCTCCAGGTCACGGGAGCCATCATCGGGACGGTGGCTCCGGCCTACCGGGCGATCACCGGGGCTGACGCCTACCCGTATCCCTCGCTGGCGACTGAGCTGATCCTCGGGGCACAGCTCGTGGCCACCCTGGACCGCACCATCGTCCTCAACCCGGCCTACCCCATCGGAACCACGGTCGTCGTCAAGGATGAACTGGGGCTCGCCAACGCCATCCCCGCCCCGATTGGGCAGATGGTCAGCATCGTGGACGCTGCTCGAACCTTCGACGGGGCGACCCCGCTGAACATCACGACGGCTTACGGTGCGGTAACGCTCTACAAGAACAGCGCGAGCAACTGGTCGATCATCTAGGCAGGGGAACGGTGACGAATGGCTTTCACGCCGCCAACGAACCCCGAGGACAGCTACGAACTGAGCCCCTTCGGGTTCGGCCCGTTCCCGCTCCCTGGTGAGTCGGTTGACGTAGCTCCCCCGCACCCGGTCGGCGGTGGCTACGGCGGTGTCGGTTTCTTGTCGGCTGGTGACCTCCCGGACAACGGCAGCCCCTACGGCCTGGGCTCCTACGGCTCCCGGTGGTTCAGCCGCCCCAAGGTCAACATCAGCGGCGGCTACGGTGGTGACCCCTACGGCCTGGGTGGCTACGGCAGCACCGAAGTCACGCCTCCCTACGTCTCATCGGCCATTTCGCTCGACGGCTTCACCATCGAGGTGTTCTTCAGCGAAGAGGTGGACACCACCAACCCCGCGTTGACCGACCCGACGAGCTACACGCTGGAGCCCATCACCGGGGCAGCTCCCGCGACGGTGCTCTCGGTTCACATCGAGAAGCTGGGGTCGGTCAACCTGGCTGCTGGCGACACCATCGCCGGGGCCATCTCGGTCGTCATCACCCACACAGGGACGACGCAGGGCGGGATGTACAAGGTCCACGCCACGGGTCTGACCGACATCGCGGGCAACCCGATCATCGACGCTGACGCTCCGTTCCTGGCCAAGGGTGAGCCGCCGACCTTCGCGGTCAGCCTTCCGGCCCCGGACGCAGGGAACGAGCTGCTGGTCACGTTCAGCCACCCGATGTTGCAGAACGCGGGTGGCTTCCCGGACCTGGCGAGCTACGACTTCGCGGTAGCCACGAGCAACCCCTACCCCATCGATCTTGTGCCGACGAGCATCGTCGTGGTGGACGACAAGCAGGTGCGGCTCGGGGTCAAGGGCATGACCTCGTTGAACTACGACCTGACGGTCAGCGAGGCGTTCGCGTTCGCCTTCGACACGACGCTGGGGCTCCGCAACTGCACCGCTCTCACGCTGGGGGTGGGGACGGTCACGGAGTCTCCGGGCTACCTCGTGTTTTCGAGGCCGAACACCTCTGCGGGCTTCGCTCGGGAGTGGGACGACACGAGTGGCACCATCACCCCGCTGACCTCGACGCTGCGGTCGGACTGCACCTTCGACTTCAGCAACGCGGCCTTCGAGCCTGCGATCTCCCTGTTCCCGGTCCCGGAGGTCGGGGAGATCCTCTTCCAGGATGGCGTGCCCGGCAACGGCCTGTTCATCAAGGTCATGCTCCAGATGAGCATCACCGGGGTCGAGCAGGTGCGCTTGCGGTCGGGCACCTTCGACATGACGGTGGACGCCACCTGGTCGGATGCGGTCCACACGATCTCCTTCGTGCGGAACATGCAGGCGGGCATCGTCACCTTCCTGCTCGATGAGCAGCCGCTCACGTCCACCGCGATTGCGAACGTGGACGCCCCGGCAGAGACACAGGCGTCAGTGCGCTTCGGCCTCTACCCCGGCGGGTGGAACATCAGCGGTGTCCGGCTGGTGAGCCTCATCACCACCAGCTCCACGACGGTCTTCTCGTCTGCCTGGAACTTCCTGCACGGCCAGATCGGGCAGTTCCTCGGCTCCGATCTGCTGACCCGTGACCGACTGCTGACGCAGCGAGGCCCGCTGGTCAAGGGCTGGGGTGACGCGACCCCAGCGACCGAAGCTGATGTGGCTGTCATCATCAATGGCACGGCGGTATCCATCGCCGAGGTGAACCCCTACATCGGCGGCATCGTCCTGACGGTGCCTGTACCCCTCCTCCCGCTCGGTGACCCACAGGCCAGCGTGGCGGTGGACTACAAGTGGTTCAAGAGTCCCGTCATGGAGCTGGCCGGGTTGAACACCCTCGGCCTGGTGCTCAACAAGTTCGACTGCGCCCGCAGAGGCCACCACGACCCGGCGGCCCACGGCGATCAGGTCCAGGTTCTTCCGGGGCAGCCGGACTTCATGGCGAACCCCGGACACCCCAAGGGGGCCGTGGACATCCACCGCTTCCCGATGAGCGTGGTCCTCGGGCCGATGAGCCGGAGCGAACCGCTCTACATCGGTCACCGCTACATGGGGTTCGAGCGGGCGTACTCAGCTCTGACCAACAGCCCGACCACCCTGCGGCTCAACCAGGCCCCAGGGCGTGTATCCGTGCCCGGCTTCGAGCGGGAGGTAGCTGGGGTCAGTGTGGCCTACGAAGGGCTCGTGAAGCCCGTAGACGCCGCCCCTGCGTGGGCTCTGGACGGTGCTGACTTCGGTGCCGTGGATCACGACGCTGATGCAGGGATCGACCTCGGGACGTACACGATCATCGACCCCATCGTGGGGGACGCTGGGCCGACTGAGACGGCGACGGTCTACCACCGTGGGCTGGACCTCACCTATCCGTCGAGCGTTAACCTGGTGGCCCGCTTCCAGACGGCAGCCACGGCCTTGTTCGATACGGACCACGTGGCTCCTTCCCCGGCTCCGACCGGGCTGGTGGCGGTCCCCACGGCTGATGGTGTGTTCACGGGTGTCGGGTTCGGCATCCACGACAACAGGCACCTGTACTTCTGCGGGGTGCTCCTGATCAACGGGGTCGAGCACGTCGGCCTGCTGCTCAACCCGAAGCGCATCCACGAGTGGGAGTCCTGGGCCATCGGGCCGAAGTCCATCCTGACGGCCTCCTCGCAGAGTCGAGGGGCCTTCCCGTCCTCGCAGGTGTCCACGGGGTTCACAGTCGGGTCGAAGTTCCAGCGACTCACGGGCACGCAGGTCGGGGTCTACACGGCGACGAGCGTGGTGGCTCAGAGCGACGGCACGACGACGGTGGACTTCACGCCGGTCCTTCCCTCGCCGTGGGACATCTACGGCAACAAGTTCGTCGAGGTGGTCTTCGAGACGCGAGCGAGCATCAAGCCGTTCACATACCGGCTCGACCTCGACACGGACCAGCAGGTTGCAGAGCTGCGGATCTCCGGGGAGACGCGGGGGGTGGTCACCCGCATCGACGGCAACGTGCCTCCGGTCCCCGTGGCAGCTCAGACATCGCTCCTGCTCCCGGAGGAGATCGTCGGGCAGGTCTTCTGGGGCAGCTTGAGCAGGCAGGCGGCGAGCCGGGCAACGTGGTCCTTCATGCGTTACGGCCTGGTGCCCGACCAGGTGTTCATCCAGGGCCACGCGGTCGTCAACAACACGGAGATGAGCGACCTCCCCGAGGACAACCCGGCGGCCGGTGGCGGCCAGTGGTGGCCGGTGCAGACCTTCGGGACGGCAGAGATCCTGCCGAACGTGGACACCTTGCTCTTGAAGGCCACTTCGGCGAGCAGTGTCTACGATCTGAGCTACGGCTACGCCCGAGTGGAGCCATTCTTCACCCCGGACGCCATCTTCGACTACCGGGCAGGCATCCAGCTCGACTCGACCACCATCGGGGCAGGTGGAGCTGAGCTGCTGCTGGACGACACGCAGCGACAGACCGTCGTGCGCAGCCTCATGGTGCTGGAGAACCTGTCGGCTGACCCCACGGCCTACCGGGGCCTGGTGTCGCTGCCGCAGGTGAGCCACACCGGCCTCTTCCCGACCTCCGAGATGGGCTGGGCGGTCGAGGCAGGTGCGACCGTGGTGGGGACGCATGAAGGCGCTCAGATGGTGGTGGTGCAGAACGCCACCCAGCGGGGCAAGTGGCTCAACAACCTGGTGTTCGACGCGACTGACCCCGGCATCGTCGATGCGGACGAGGGGCGGGTCTTCGAGGCACGGCTGGAGGTCAAGGCCCGGACGACCAACGCCAACGGCGACTCCGGCATCATCTTCGGTGGCCAGGTCGCGGCTGCGGGGGCCGGGTTCGCGTACTTCCAGATCGAGCTGGCCGGAGCCATCGGCAGCGAGGTGGTTCGGCTTCGGACTGCTGCCGGTGCCCCCATCGGCGAGTACACCTTCGACTGGACGGGGGAGGCCCACACGTTCCGGCTCCTCGCCAACCGGGTAGCGGATACGGTCACCCTGGTCATCGACGACATCGTGCAGACGCCCAGCGTCGCGTTCACGGCCTTCACCGGGGGCACGAACAACACGCAGGCATTCTTCGGCTGCACGGGTCGGGACGCTGCTGATGCCTTCGACACAGCCTTGACGGCCACGGTCGAGTGGCAGCACTTCCACGCCCACGTCCAGGCTCCGGCGGGTGTCGTGCGAACCATCGGTGTGCTGCGGGGGGTGACGGCCAACGCCTTCTCGCAGGACATCAACGACTACGAGCTGCCTCGAACGGACGCCTCAACGGCTCCGAACTCGTGGGCGACCGGGCCGGTCATCGAGTGGTGGGACTGGCGGCAGCCCATCGACCTGCGGGTCTACCGCGATCCAGGCTGGGGCGTCACGGTCTTCCGGCCCGACCTGCCCTTGCCGCCCTACTACGTGCCCGAGGACGGCACGGCAGGGGTGGGCTTCATCACGGAGTCCAACGAGCCTTCGGCGGGCTGGATCAACGTCGAGTACAAGAACCTGCCTCCGACGCGGGGTGAGCAGCTCGGGTTCGTGGGCTTCGGCAGCCTGATCCCCGAGGACATCAGCCAGGCCCGGTGGGACTGGGTCCGCTACCGGATGTTCAAGCACCCGACCGAGGACCGCATCGCTCCTGAGCACATGCTCCTCAACCAGTTCAACGTCATCACGAGCGGGGAACGCACGCAGGACGTGACCCTGGAGACGGTCATCGTCCAGACGATGGACAAGACGCGGCTGTCCTTGCTGCCGACGCACCTGTACGCCGAGTCCATCTACAAGATCATCGACGGGGCGACGATCTGGACGCGGGAGTTCTGGACCTTCGACCCGGCTTCGCAGCTCGTCACCCTCCAGCCCGACCCGCTGACGGGAGCCGCACGGGAGTTCTCTGCCGAGCACGCCAACGTCACGGTGATGTTCACGCCGGGCTTGCCGGTCACGAACACGTACCTGGGGCTCCAGCCCCTCCTGGACGGGGTGACGCTGCTCAACGAGGGCACGCCTCCGATTCCGATGAGCCAGACGGCTGAGAGCCAGATCGAGACGGTGTATGGGTCGCACTTGAACGACCCGGAGGACGTGCTCAACGACGACCCAGACTTCGTGCTCAACGACCCGCACAGAACGATCCGCCACAACGACGTGGAGGGCTCGCTCTACGAGTCGCTGGACTTCATCGAGGTGGACAACAGCGGCCAGACCGACCTCATCGCGGCCATCTGCGAGGGTGGTCCCGGCACAGGCTTCTCCGGGCACTCGCCCACCGAGGGGGAGGACACCTACTCCAAGACCGGCGGCGGGGCAGCTCTCGGTGGCGTGGGTGGCGTGGCTGACCTGTTCGCCACGGGCACCAAGGTCGGCATGGCGGTCGGGGCCGAGGTCTTCGACTTCAGCGGGACGATGTTCTGGCACGACACGGACTTCCTGCCCCAGCCGGACTGGCAGCAGAAGGGCGGGATGCCCGGCGGCATCCTGTTCGCCTCTGGCGGCAACTTCGTCAACCCGGTGGTGGACGCCCTGGGCAACATCATCCCTGGAGCGGTCGTAGCGGGCGGTGGCAACCTCGGGCCGGGCACGGCAGTCCTGTTCCCCACCTTCCCGGCCAGAGGGCCTGTGGGTGGCGACCAGGGGCGCATCTACCAGCGCACGGACTGGTACCTGAGCCTCCGCTCTGTGCTGGCCACCGACCCCGGTGGTTCGGCAGGTTCGGCAGGTTCGGCAGGTTCGGCAGGTGGTGGTGCGGTCGAGACCCCGCTGGACGAGGACTGGACGGCATCCGGGTGGGACACGGATGCTCCGAGTGGCCCTGCGAGTCAGGTCGTCAACCCGACCGGGGTGACCAACCCTCTGGGTGCGGCCATCGGGTACATGCTGGGGGCAGGCGACTACTCCCGCTACGGCCCGTGGGGTGGCCTGGGTGCCTTGTCGGCTGCCCGGGACTCCGGGAGCTTCGTGTTCATGGTCACGCTGGAAGAGAACGACCGGATCATGCTGTGGGACCGGACCACCCTGACCCGGCATGGCTTCCGTGCGAAGGCTGTCCCCACGAACCCGAACCACCACTTCCAGCGAGGCCCGAACGAGCACATCGCTCTGGCGAATGCCATCAACGGCTCCACCATCGGCGACGACTACTTCGCGGTCGCTGGTCTGAGCCTCAGCGGTCAGCTCAGCGTCACGGTCTACACGCTCGCTCCGGCCTTGCCGAACAGCAACCCGGACACGGCGGTCATCGGCACCAACACGCCGAACATCATCCTGGCCGATGTGCTCTCCACCGAGAACCCGACCCCGGCGGGGTGGACCTACGGGGTTCCGTGGGGTGGCTCCGAACTCACGCAGTCTTCTCTGCTGGCTGGTGGGGTGCAGACCATCGACTACCTGAACGCCTACGACCCCCGCTTGGGTATCGTGGCGAACGGCGGTCAGGTGCTCTCCTTGGGGGCGGAAGTCAAGTTGATTTTCCAGCCAGCTTGACCCGGTATCCAGCCTATGAGGCACGGAAGATGAGCAACCGGCCTGACCCCGGGAGGAGCTGATGCCCCAGTACAGCGAGCAGATGAAGCGACAGCGGCAACAGGTCAAGATGGGCCTGGCGTTGCAGTACGCCGATGCTCCCCTTCGAGCAAAGAAGGGCACCTTCATCTTCGACATGAAGGACGCGGAGACGGGCGAGCAGCTCGCCTACTTTGAGAAGGACACCGAGAACCAGTCCAAGGAGCACGTTCGGGATGCGTAAGGGCACCACCCACACGGAAGCGACGAAGGCAAGGCTCCGTGAAGCTCGAAGCCATCAGGTGCCGTGGAACAAGGGCGTCAAGACGGGGCCTCGACCGGCAGCCGTGCGTCAGAGGATCTCCGAGTCATTGATGGGGCACCCGGATCATGTCCCCGTTGAGAAGAAGGCCACATGGAGACGGGCAATCTCGGAGTCCAAGAAGGGCCACGTTCAGTCAGATGATACTCGGCGCAAGCGGAGTGCCTCCATGTCCCGGGCATACGCGGAGGGTCGGAAAACCGTCAAGCCAGCTTCCGGCTACGGGAAGGGTCGTCACTACGAGTCGCCGTTCCAGGGGTCAGTGTGGTTGCGGTCCACATCAGAAGTGCAGCGAGCCGAGGAATTGGATGCTGAGGGCGTGGTCTGGTTCTACGAGGTCCGTCGCTTCCCTGTTCGCATGGGGGATCGGGTTACGACCTACAGGCCGGATTTCTGGATCATCCCTGGTCTTGTTCGGGAAGACGTGCCCATCGATTACAGAGGTTTCCTCTTGTCGCTTCCTGTTGAACGGGTTCGTGTCGAGGACGTGAAGGGGTGGTGGAAGCCCTCGCACAAGACCTTCCCGAAGATTCAGGCATTTCAGCAGCAGTACCCCGACATCCGATTCGAGATCGTCATTCGAGAGGGTCAGCGATGATCACGACCAAAGCCAAGGGCGAGTTCTTCTTCAAGATGACGGACGCCCGATCCGGGCGTGTTCTCGCTGAGTGGAATCAGCCCCAGGTCATCACCCTGGACGCAGGGATCGCCGGGGCTGCCCACTTCAAGGGTGACCTGACCGGCGGGTTGAAGATGCTGGCCATCGGGACGGGTGCGACGGGCAACCTGCTCTCGCCGGACGCCCCGCAGAACACGCAGCGCAAGCTCAACAACGAGATCCAGCGCAAGGCGTTTTCGTCCACGACGTACCGCACGGCAGAGGGTGTGGCGGTCAGCTATCGCACGCACATCGTTGACTTCACCACGACCTACGGCGAGGCCGAGGCGGTGGGTGCTCTCAACGAGATGGGGCTGCTGGTCCCGGCATCGATCAACCCTGCGACGCTGAACCCCATCAACAACGGGCCGTCCAACTACGACGCGAGCATCGACGTGGCCGGGCTGGACTTGATGGTCAACTACCTGACCTTTTCGGTAGTATCGAAACCAAGTACAGCGGTTTTGGCTATCACATGGAGGCTTACGCACTGATGCTGGCCCCCCACTCGCCACACCCCAACCCAGAGAGTAAGGTAGTTGACCAGAACTACTTGAAGGGGGTTGGTATGCCTGGTGTGGTCAAGTGCCGGGTCTGCGGCATCGAGCGACGACGGCTGGGGGCTCACATCAAGGCGTCCCACGGGATGACAGTGCCCGAGTACCAGTTGCAGTTTCCCGATGCAGCCGTGGAGGTCATCGGTAGTCGTGTGCGGTCTGCGGAATGTCGGGCCAAGCAGGCGACGGCTGCCAAGCGGCGGTGGGCTGACCCAGATGAGCGGGCTGCACAATCGGCTCGACTCAAAGATGCGGCCCCGTGGAAGGGCAAGAATCTCTCAGAGAGCCACAAGGCGGCGATCTCGGTGGGTGGATCTGGTGTCGCACATGACCTCACGGACGAGCGGCGAGCAGAACTAGCCGCCCGAGGTCGGCGGCTTCTGGTCAACAGCCGACAGCACCCGGACTATCGGCAGAAGCTCTCCGAGGGGCAAAGGCGGCGGCATGAGCGGGAGATCTGCGGTCTTGCGGACCCTGCCAATCAGCGCAAGAGCTACAACACCAGACTCAAGAACGGCACGCTCATCCCTCCCGGTGGGGGTCGCGGTATCACGGGCTTCCGCAAGGGTCTGTCGCACTACTGCCGAAGCACACTGGAGGCGAACTTCGCCCGCATCCTCGTTCACGAGAGGGTGCCCTACGAGTATGAGCCGAGGGTATTCATGCTGCCTGGTGGGGGCCGGTGGACACCGGATTTCCGGCTGCTCGCACCTCTCGGGGGTATCCCTGCTGGCTGGGTGGAAATGAAGGGCTGGCGACAGAAGGATGGCACCTTGCCGGGTGAAGCCTCTGCCAAGATCGCCGCCTTTGAGCAGATGACGGGGGAGGCTGTGTACGTCCTGGTGCAGAGCAGCCCTGAGTGGAAGGCCCTCACTGCGAAGTACGCTGGGCTGGTTCCGTGGGAGAGGCCCCGTTTCAACCTCAAGACTCATCCGGCCCTGTTCGGGAGGAAAGCCTGATGGCGGTCAAGGACCACACCAACCACTTCGACGCGCTTGAGTCGGCCCCTACCCCGGCCGACTTGCGAGTGCCGAACACCGTGTCCCGCTCGCCGGGGACTGGTGAGCGTGCCTTCATTGGTGTCGTCGCTGAGTCCGGCAAGCCGGTCCTCGACGCAGAGCTGAACCTGCACCAGAACGCTCAGTGGATGGAGGACTACCTCCTTCGTCGCTGGCAGACCCCTTCGGGCTGGCTCCGGGGGCGCACACACCTCGATGCCTACTGCGACTGGAGCCTGGAGACGGCTCCTGCTGGCGTCACCGACGATTCTGGCCTCGTAGACCCCGGTGGCTCCGCAGGTTCGGCGGGCTCTGGTGGCTCTGGTGGCTCTGGTGGATCAGCGGGTGGTGGTGGCCCCCTCATCGCCGACGACGGGACGCTCCTGGACTCCGTGATTCTTCCGAGGCTCGAAGCCACGGTGGCCGGGCATCCGGTGGTGGTCGAGTACACGAACACGAAGACGCCGGGCTACAACCTCATCGGCCTGACACCCGCGAAGATCTACGACGGCACGAACGCGACGGTGAAGCGCACCGACATGATCTTCCTGGAGGTCTGGCGGTCACTGGTGGCCCCCTCGCCCTTCGCCACGGGTCAGATCCAGATCGTTGCCTTCGCTTCCCTGATCGCTGGTGACCTTGTTCGCATCAACGGCATCGCCCTGACGGCTGTGGCGGGGGCTCCGGGCCTCAACCAGTTCCAGATCGGTGCGAGCAACGACATCACGGCCACGAACATCGCCACGGCGATCAACCTGGTCGCCAACTCGTTCGACCTCATCGTGACGGCCCGTCCGACGACCAACGTGGTCCTCCTGACGGCTGACCTGCCCGGAGCTGGCGATGTCATCAGCCAGACGGGCAACTTCATCACCCTGTCCGTAACGGTCGCCACCGTGGGGGCTATGGTCGTCTCCGGGGCCACGCTGGTCGGGGGTGCTGACCGCCCGAACAAGCCGAGCAGCGAGCAGGACAAGATCTACCGGCACGGCAACGTGCTGTCCCCCAGCCCCGTCTGGCTCGACGACGAGATGGTCGATCCCATCATCGCGGTCGAGAGCAGCCAGCGCATCCAGCTCCACTACCGCATCCGCACGACGAGCGACGCCGAGGCCCTCAACTACAAGAAGCACCCGGACGGCTTCTCGAACCTCATCGCAGGTGGTGGCCCGAACGACGCGGCCATCTTCGCGCAGGGCAACCGTGCCGTCCCGGTGTGGGCTGGCAACGGCGTGGACACCGTGTCCTACCCCTTCGTCCCCGCCGACAAGACGAGCACATGGCTCCAGTCCTCTGCCGTGTCCTTCGGCTGGGAAGACGACGGCCTGTACGTCGCGGGTGACGGGTCGGCAACCTCCGCAGCGAACCTCGGGGCCATCGACGGTTTCGTGTTCGCCATCCCCATCGCGTTCGTTCACCGGCACAACAACGTCAGCGACATGCTGGCGGGCTTCAAGGGCTTCGACCCGGAGAGCAACGCCAACGGTGCCCCGATGTACGCCCACACCGGCTACGTCGGCCCGCTGGGCAACATCCCGGCTGGTGACTCCGACCGCCCGGACGGCGAGTTCGCCAACGTCATCACGCAGCAGAACATCCTGGACCTCCGCAGGCACGTCGTCTTCCCCGGAGTGGACCTCGCGGCAGAGCTGAAGTACCAGGTCCAGAGCCTCATGGATGGCAACCTGCGAACCTGGTCGGTGGACACCGCCAGCAAGCAGACCCTCGGTGGTGACTCCGGGGATGCCTCGACCCGTTACCTCATCTGCAACGAGGTCGGTCGCACGGAGTCCGAAGGTGCGACGCCCCCTCTGGCGGGTGAGAACACCGAGCGGGGCGAGCTGATCCGCAGCTACGACCACATCTGCCGGAGGTTTGCTGACCAGCCCATCGTGGAACGGGTCGTCGTCGCCTTCTGGCCGGGTGACCGCAACGGAGCCCCCGTGGCTCCGGGTACGGACAACCCCGGCAAGTACATCAGCCCCAAGGCTGGTGGTGGCACGATGACGGCCCTCTGGTACGAGGGCGACACGCTCAACCTCGACCTGGAGTTCCTCAACTCCACGACCCTCGGCGGCATGTTCGACAGCCGCCCGGGTGCGGGCACGGGTGGCGGCGGCTCCGGCACGGGCATCCCGGACCAGAACTTCCTTCAGTTCGCTCCGGCGGGCACGGTCATCACCGATGTCCTCAACGCCTGGCACGACGACGGCCACTACGACCAGGTGACCAACCAGAACGTGCAGCTCGGCATCATCAAGGGCCTGGGCACGACGCACCTCCAGGTCACCATCGACGCCAACGACACGGTGACCACAGAGGGGCAGCCCATCGCCGGACCGAACATCGAGCACAAGATGGTCGGCTCGGACGTGGCTGGTGCTCCCCCGGTGGCTCCTGCGAACTTCGGTTCGCCTCGACGCATCTTCCTGGAGGTCGAGATCACCTACCCCATCGGGGTGGGGACGACCGACACCCCGGACCACGAGGTCATCCCGGACCTGGGCGTCTACACGGACAGCGTGCTGACGGTCACTGGCCCCGGCCCGCTCATCGAGAACGACGTGCTCCAGCGGCCCGCCGACTTCGAGAACCTGCTGGCAGCCCGCTACCGCAGTGGCTTCCGCGAGGTGCAGTCGGAGTACGTGGCGAACGACACCATCAACCACGCGGCTCCTCTGGCTGGAACGGCCATCGGGGTGGCGACGGTCGAGCAGATCGTCTCGCTGGACCGCAGCACCTTGCGGTTCCCCCGCCGGGTGTGGAGCAACGACAATGGAACCGGGCTGTACGTCAACGACGTACCCGGAGCGGCAGTCCAGACGGTCGATGTCCCCAACTCGGAGCTGGGTTCTTCCAGCCGCCTCATCCAGCTCGCCGGGGGCGGGGGCATTCCCCTCTCGGGAGTGGGTCACACGCTCTGCGACATCCGGTACTTCGCACAGGACCCGATCCCGAACTACGGGGTCAACGGCGGCGGCTACCAGATCGCCTACTACTTCCGCTCCAACTCGCCGCAGACGGCGGGCACCAAGGAGGGCGACATCACCTCCACGGGCGACGGCACCTTGCCGACGACCTTGGTAGTGGAGCCTCTGCTCGCCAGCCCTAGCGTCTGGACCGGGCAGGTCGGGATGGGTGGTCACGAGCTGGCCTTCCCCTACGAGTCGCCTCTGGACCAGATCCCCATCAACGATGGGACGACGGTTCCGGCGGGCTCGCAGCAGATCAGCGGGACGACGGAGGAGTGGTACTTCGCAGCGACGGCAGAGGTCGCGCTCGACCACTTCGACGCGGATACCGGGTTGCTCAACCTGCACGCCTTCGTGCAGCAGGACATCCAGAACGACCAGGAGTTCGGCGGACCGGACAACGACAAGAAGCCCCGGAAGGATGCGGAGTTCAGGGCCTACTACCCGTTCGCGGATGACGAGTCCTACCGCCCCACCGTGTTCGCGCAGCCCTTGTTCGGGGCGACGCGGCACAAGTCGTTCACCCCGTTCCTGGCAAGGGCGACGGCTGACGTGCCCGGAGTCGCTGGTGGGCTCCTGTTCCGCAAGTCGGAGCTGCTGCTCATCGTCCTCTCGCGGTTCGCTGAGCTGGACGACGAGAACAACGTGCGGTTCATCGACCCGCAGAGCAGCAACAGGACGCTGGCGGCGGTCTACCGGACCCGCAACCTTCTTCTGACCGTGGGAGATCGCACATGCCTCGGAAGCTGAATCCCGGCACCCTGACGACGGGGCACGGCAAGGCGGCCCCTGACGAGATCGCCCTTCGTCCCGAACTGACGGGCGCAGGTCTGGCCGGTCCTGGGCCGAACATCGGGGAGATCCAGCAGACGATCCCCTCGCTGCCTGGTCAGCTCGCCGTGCAGTCGGTCATCGCCCACATCGACGACCCCAAGCAGGCCCACACCGCCTCGGCCATCGAGCACGACGGGCACCCGGACATCTTGTGGTCCACCAACGTCGAGGGGGCTCTGGACGAGCTGATCGGCACGGTGCTGAAGCGTCCGCCCATGCTCGGTGAGTGGTCGCCGGACACGACCTTCTCCGGCATCACGGACTGGGGCTCCTTGAAGCTCCGCGACGGTGGCCTGGAGAACTACGCTGCCCTGACGTTCACCGACGCCACGGTGCAGAACGACGCGAACGTCTACCCCTACCTCCTCAGCGAGACGGGGCCGCCTCGGGACACAGAGTTCGCCGTCCCGATGACCGACCCCCGCACGGACCACCAGTTCAACTGGGGCATGGACTCGCTCGGCGAGCCCGGCATGGGCTACGGGCGTGCCCACATGGGGGCCTACACCCGCGACGGCGGTGGGGCTGCTGTCCCACCCCTGCCCATCTTCCGCTCTGGAAGAATCTTCCCCCGTCCGGCAGCCTTCGATGCGACCACGGGCCGCAACGAGCGTGCCCCGGTGACCGTCTCCGGCAACATCTTCCCGGCCGACCGGGGAGTGCTGGCCCTCATCCACTTCGTCGTGCCCCGTGGTGCGAGCGTGGCTGCCTCGTTCCTGGCACAGCCACTTGTCTCCGACGAGACGGCCCACCTGTCCACTCAGGGGCGGGTGGTCGCGGCCATTCTGCTCGGCAACGGCATCCTCGGCGACAAGTGCCACGGGGTCGATCCCTGTGCCGATGCCCACCTCTGCGACGGCGACCCCGGCGGCATCTTCGGCCCCGGTGTGGATGCAAGCGGCAACTACGACCCCTTCCAGTTCCCCGGCAGGGCGAGCGGTCAGTACGACCTGCTGGAGCTGCACCTGGGCGTCAACTCTGCTGCACAGGCCCTCAAGGTCCCGTGGAACGACCTCGACGGCGACACGGTGGCAGGAGCCCAGCGGACGCCCACGGCAGTCATCCCGGCACCTGGTCAGGTACGCCTCGGCACCGACCCCGACGCAGCTCCCCTGCTCCCGGTGGTCCCGAACGGCATCCCCATCCTCGGCGGCACCGCTGCCTGCTTCACGGCTGTTATCGGAGCCCAGCCGGGCAGCTTGACCCTCCCCATCCTCGGGGATGCCGTCATCCGGTCATCGAACTTCTTCCGCTACCGCTTGCCGGTACTGAAGGACTACTCGCCTGCGACCGGGTTGAAGTGGACGCCCAGAGGCGAAGTTCCCACAACCACGTTCGAGACGAGCAGGTTCTTCGACGTGGCTACCCCCTCGTCTGCCACCTACGAGGACGGCACGCCAGTCGTAGGCGGCCTCCTGCGGTCGGCAGGGGTCTACGACGACTTCGACGAGGACTACTGGGTCTGGCAGATCGCCCGGTACCGGCAGACGTTCCTGATGCCCTCCATCGCGGCGAACAACGTCCGCGACGAGGCGGGCACCTACATGCTCGTCCACTTCAAGCGGGAGACGGATTTCGAGTCCTTCGTCCGCGATGCTGTCTTCCCGTGGGACACCCCGGTCCCCTACGAGGTCTACGGAGCGTCCATCGTGGATGCCCCCGAGGACATCGACAACCTGGCGAACGACTGGCCCGCAGCGACGGTCCCGGTGGCCCCGAACGGTCCGGCTCCGGCCTACGGCTACGCCGCGAATCCGTGGCACAACATCCGCAACCGCATCTTCATGGACCCGAATGGGGTGAACCTCCCGGGGGTCACTTCGGACACCCTGACGTGGACCTCTGCCTCTGCTCCGGGTGGCGGGACAGAAGAGGTCGTCTGGGTGTCGGGCATCGCCTACTTCACGCCCCGCGACATCACCACAGGAGCACCCAGCGTTCGGATCACCGAATGCGACATCACCCTCGCAGCAGGCTTCTGGAGTTCGTACCGCACGGACTACGCCGACCTGGAGACGTGGCCGACCATCGGCCCGGCTGTAGTGGCTTCGCAGAACCCGGCGATGGTGGCAACGGCTCCGTGGGGCTACGGCCCCGATGGTGGGCTGGCGAGTTCCCTGACCGTCCCGGTGAACCCGAACCCGGCCATCGGCTTCATCCCGGCCACGACCTACCAGGATCAGTTCCGGCTCGAAGTACCGTTCACGCACCTGGGCGGCAACGTCGGCGGGGCCTTCACCGACGCCAACGCCCCGCTGGACGCCGATCCCCTGGTGCTGGCCCTGCCCTCCCCCATCGAGCTGCTGGGTGACAACCTCGACCCGTCCTTCTCCAGCAACGCGGTCGTGCGAGTCCACTTCCGCCGTCCGCTCAACCACATCGCCGCCAACTCCACGAACCTGCCGCACACGGCGGCGGACGGTCACGGCTACCTCTTGACCCACACCGACGCAGGCACGGTGCTGCTGCACACGACCCGGTGGGACGCTGCGAACAGGGTCGGGGACTACGGCAACTTCCTGGTCGGCGGTGCTGGGGCCATCGAGTTCAACACGCCTCTCAAGGACTACACCGAGAGGTTCCTGGACGAGGGCCATCGCTACGTCGCCGATGCCCCGGCGGGCATCAACGGCACCGGCCCCTACACGGCAGCCACCATCGCGGCCCTCGATGGCCCCGGCATGGGTGGATGGGCTGGTGGTCCGGTAGAGACCCCGGTGCGTGTCTCGCTGGCGAACGCTCCGTGGAGCGGGTCCTCGTGGTTGCTGCAAGGACACCACCTCCTCGACCTGTCGGGGGCGACCCTGAGCCACGACGCTCTCCAGGTGGCTGGGCTGCCTGACCGGAACCCGCAGATCAAGGACGTGAACACCGTCCCGTTCCCCTCGGCAGGGGTGCTCATCTACCCGAGGACCAACTACGCGGTGGGGCACTTCCCGGTGACGGTGACTCACATCACGGCGGTTCAGTTCGACTACAGCGGAGCGGTGGGGCAGCGCACCTACATCCGGTGCTTCGATGCGGCCTTCTCCAACCACGCGACTCCGGTGGCCGTGGCAGGGAAGTCGGATCTGCTGGTCCGACTCGATGGCATCACCCTTGCCGACATCCTCTACGCAGCCCCCGGCCCTGGTGGTCTGAACGCTTCCCGCATCGCCGTGGCTCTCAAGGTGCCCGGCCTGACGACGTGGATGGACGCGGGGCGGCAGGATGGTGCAGGACCGAGCAAGCAGGACAACCTGCTGGACGGTGCTGGCTGCCTGGTGCTCGGGAACGAGACCTACACGTTCACCGACCCGGTGACGGGGTACAAGGGCTGCTACCTCAAGATCAACGTCGGCCCCGTGGCAGGCCTGTTCATCAACCCGGCCCTGTGGTCGAGCTACACCGCTGGCTCGCCTCTGGGCGAGGCTCCGGTGCTCGTCAAGGTGTCGATGGACCAGGGGGCTCTGTCCTACAACCTGGAGCACCGGGCCACTGGCGTCGGTACCTTCGAGGGTGGCCCTGCCAAGCCTGGTGGCGAGTCCGACCAGGTGCGCGGCCTGTTCACCATGCGGCTGGTACACCCCGCCGATACCCTGATCGCGTCCGACTGATGCGGTGGGGAGCCTATAGCCACGCAGAGGCAGACGGAGTGAAGTCTGATGGCTGATTACCCACTGACGAAGCTGGAGAAGGCGCTCGCCCGCCGGGCGTCGTCGTCAGCGTCGAAGCCCGCATGGCAAGAGCTGATGGAGCGGTACGACACCGTGCCGTCATCCAAGTCGGTCCAGGCCCCCGATGCCATCACGGGCTTCAGCGGCTCGTGGGCCGCCAGCTACGACCTGGGTGGCTCGCTGCGGGACATGACGGTCGGGGAGAGCCCCGCGCAGATCCAGCGACGCACGAACTTGCTGGGCCAGCCCGGCATGGGCGAGATCAACTTCCGCCCCTACGACCACGGCACCAACCGGCACGGCAAGTACGGCCCCAGCCTCCTCGGCCACCCCATCTCCTTCCAGGTGGTCGGCCCGACCGCGAAGACCCGTGGGCTGGTCCACCAGTGGTTCATCACCGAGGCGGGCAACGTCGATACGTTGAACCTCGACGTGGGCGCGGACATCAACTCGAAGTCCATCACTCCGAGCCCCCTCCCGGCGGGTGCGGACACCATCGGGGAGATCTACGGCTTCACGGCGATCCCGGAGGGTGGGCTCTACATCGTCGTCACGATGACGGGCTCTGAGGGCGTCGTCACCGACAACGGTGCGTTTGCCCCCGGCACGGATGGTGGGCTCGGCGATGGGTTCATCGGTGAGGACGATGGGGGTGCCCCCATCGGAGCGGGTGCCCGTCTGGCGGTCATCCCCCGCACGGAGTCGGTGAAGTACGAGATCTTCCGCGTCACGGCCATGACGCCGACGACTCTGGTGCTCGACAACGCCAAGCGGCTGTCCACCTACTTCGACTACAACATCGGAGCGAACGCCCCGGTCATCCGGGCCATCACCATCATCCGGCCCGCAGCGACGCGACTGGTGGCGGTCCCCGGTTCCGGCAGCGTGCAGGGGGGCGAGCAGACGTTCGCCTTCGTGCCCCCGGTGACGGCCCTCAACGCGGACTGGCAGCCCGTCTACGCATCGGCCACTGGCACAGGTCTCTTTGACCCGTGGACCAGTGCCAAGAACCTGGACACGAACCCCGCGTGGGGCTTCGCAGCCGACGCCAAGGACTACGGCCAGGCGGTCGTGCTCCCGATTCCGGCCCCCGTCAACCGAGGACAGGGACGGCTCCAGGGCATCAACGGGGAGGCCCCACAGCAGCTCCCACTCGGTCGTTTCCGTCTCATCCTGGATGCGGCGAGCTACTTCGGCAGCACGCTCGACATCGGCAAGATCATCCGCATCTATGACATCCGGCGAGTGCTGGATGGTGACTGGGAGACCATCGCGTCCGCTCCGGCGACCCATCGGGGTCGGCCCCTCCTGGATCGGATGCTCGGCTACTTCGAGATCTTCAACACAGGCAACGCCGATCAGGGCGTCGGGGCGAACAACTTCTACGACCTGAAGTTCGTCTCGCAGGTTGATCCCGACACGGGCGTCCCCTTCTTCGGTGCTGGCACGAACTTCGTGATGGCGACTGGCAGTGGAGCCGGACAGGAAGTCCGGTTCCAGTGGACGGTCCATGAGCCCATCTCGACTCTGTGGACTGACCGCTACCTGCACCCGACCCGGCTTGACTCAGCCCGGCTGAAGAACCTCATCGACCCCCGCTGGGTCAAGCCGACCTTGAAGGGTCGGGAACTGACCGACATGGCCGGTCACCAGGCGATGCCTGACCGGGCCATCTTCGATACGAGTTCGAGCAGTGCTGGTGTTGCGGGCGGCAACGCGAATCCGGGCAACCTGCTGGACCTCGGTTTCCGGGTGGTCTTGTTCCCCGCCAAGGTCATCGGAGCCCCTACGACATCCCTGGTGCCGGACTTCGACAACCCCATCGACGCGAATGAGGTGGTCCTCGACCCGACGAAGCTGGATGAGAACCAGTTCATCGAGGTGGACTACTCCGCAGGGCTCGTTCACCTGTCCCACCCGCCCGTGGTGGGCAGCCAGCTCGTCCCGCTCGCAGGAATCCTGACGGCGGACGACAACCCCCGTGGCGAGGCCGTGTTCTTCGCTGCCTGCGTGCCCTTCAGCCGCGAGCCCGGCCAGATGGGCGTGAACCCTCGTCTGACGGCGGGACGAAGCCTTGACCGTGCGGGGAGCTTCTGTGGGCTGGACAGCCCGGAGCCCGTGGATGTCTACGGTGGTCGCATCTTCTGGCCGGGAGACAACCAGACGATCAACAGCGGGCCACAGCGCACCATCCAGTTGAACGTGGAGCTGGGTCCCATCGACCTGCCCTTGACGGGCTTCGTGGACGTGCTGATCGGGGATCACAACCCGGCGGGCGATCCCCTCTTCTCCAACTCCGATGAGGAACGGCTCTGCACCTTCGGCTACAGCACCGTCAACTACAACGACGTGGGCCACGGTGGTCGGACGACCCTGGAGGGGACGTTCGGCGGTGGTGACCAGACGGGTCCGGCGAGCTACGTCGTCGTGCCTGCCACCACCCCGGTCACGGTGGTCCTCCGCAAGAACATCGTCCTGCCGAACACCCTGGACGGCCGCACTGGCACCGACTACCAGTTCGACACGACCTACGGCTACGCCAAGCGGCCTGCAACGCTGCGCTTCACGCATGGCGATCTGACCCCTGAGCACGACGGCTCGGTCAGCATCTCGACGAAGGACCCCCGCACGGACGCCCACGAGGCGCTCTTCAGCGAGCTGTTCTCGTCCTGGTGCATCAGCGGTGGCATCAACTCGACGGTTCTGCCGTCCGTTGGAGCGACGCTGCACTTCAGCGAGGCGGTCGTGCTCATCCAGGGCATCCGCACCGTCATGCCCGAGCAGGACTTGGTGCTCGGTGTGGTGGCTGGCCCTCCGGCGTCCCGGTACGTCTACATCGACGGCAGCACCCCGGCTTGCCCGGTCTGGGCCAGCACGACTGTACTGCCCCTGCCCACCGACAACGACGTGCTCATGGCGTCGTACACGCACGCAGGCGGGAACATCCAGACGCTCATCGACCTCCGCGACCCGCTCGTGGACATCGACAAGCGGCTGGAAGTCACGGTCGGCAACCCTTCGGGGCATGGCCAGCCGGGAGACGCGCACTTCAACGAGCTGGCCGATGCCGTCGCGTTCGTGACGGAGACCTACCGGGCCTTCCAGGTCTCGGGCGCACCGGGCGAAGAGGGTCGGGCTCGCCGCATCAAGGTCATCGGGCCGACGCGGGAGGACAACGCCAAGCTCCCCATCTCGCCAGCCGGTCTCAGTGGGGTCATCATCGAGGGTGCCGCCCGGACGCCGGACGACACCGCCGCGAACCCCCTGTCGATCACCTGGGAGGGGGCAGCGGCTCCCCCGCTGTTCGACCTCTCGGATGTATCTGGCTGGACGTTCCGGGATCTGGCCTTCCGCTTCGTGGACTCGGCGGCTTCGGCGGTGGTGCCGGAACGCTGCCTGTTCATCACGAGGGATGGCCCGACTCGGAACTGCATCTTCGAGAACATCTACCTTCTCGGGAAGGCCCACGGCTTCTACTACATCGACGACACTGCCGTCCCTGGCAGTGCCGCCTACGACAACCTGCTGTTCCGCAACTGCGCTGCCACGGAGCTGACCGACTTCGCCATCCGGGTCGAGAACAACATCGACGCGGCCAACGCCGACGTGATGAAGGTCGAGGGCTGCGACTTCACGGTGGCCAAGGGAGCTGGCCGCGAGCTGAACGGGACGATCACCGATGGTGGCATCGTCCACGTCGGGACGACCAACGCCGAGCGGACCAGCATCCGGGACAGCAGGCTCATTGGCGGCAACGTCGGCATGTTCTCTGCTGGTGTCGGCAACGTCATCGACGGCTGCCTCATCCAGAACACCGACCTCCCGGCGATCTGGGCGAAGTCGGACTTCTGGGAGATCAACAACAACGACATCGTGGCCGCCCACACCGTCAAGGGCACGTCCGGGCCGTTGAACCCCGCCAAGGTGGCCCTCTACATCGACGCGGGTGGTGCTGGACAGAACGAAGTCCACGTCATCAACAACCGGGTCGATGTCAGCGGTGGTGCAGCGGGCGACCGGGCCATCTTCAGCGACGGCAACACCTTCAACTGCATCTTCTCCGGCAACAGCGTCGATTTCGACATCATGGCTGCGACGGCAGTTCACATCCTCGACAACGACATCGCGGTAGGCGATCTGTCGTTCGATGCCAGTTGCACCGTCCGGGGCAACGCCGTGGTCGGAGACATGATCCCCCTGGGGACCCTGGCCAACATCTCCAACAACAACGTGGCCGGTCTGCTGCTGGGCATCCTTGGGACGAACTGCCGCTACAGCAACAACAACTTCCTGAGCAGCACCGCCACCGACCATGTGGTCGCCAACGGGAGCAGCTTCAACGGCGACTGGTTCGGGGACCAGGCATCGGCTGGTGGTCGGGTCGAGCTGGCGAACGACTGCACCTTCATCGGGTGCCGCTTCTCTGATGCCGTGGATGGTGTGACGAAGTTGCCTTCCCGGAACCGTTTCGAGGCGTGCGTGTTCGATATGTACGCCACCGGCTTCCAGGTAAGGGGTGGCTCAAACTCCTTCCTTGGCAACGCCTTCAACGACCGGACGGCGGGTCCAGTCCTCAATCTTGAGATCAACATCAAGGGTGAGGGGACGGTCTTCTCGGACAACAAGTGCTCCATCGGCACCTTGTCGCTGGAGCCCGAAGCGGGTGAGAACCAGCGGTTCGTGGTGACCGGCAACCAGTTCTTCGTCCCTGACATCAACGTGGGCGGCATGTGGATTCAGGGCGGCTACAGCGTGGTCAGCGACAACGTGGTGGTCGGCTGGGAGAGCGAGAGCGCCGACCCCGACAAGTTCTCCATCTTTGTCGAGGGGAACCAGAACGTCGTCAACGGCAATCTCTGTACCAAGAGCCTTCAGGTGAAGGGTGCCCAGTGTACGGCGGTGGGGAACCGGGTCTTGATCAACGCCGTCGTCGCGTTGACCGATGGCAAGTTCGACTCGAACCACGTCCAGGGCGATGTGCTCATCGGTGGTGGGGCAGCGGCCAGCATCCAGTTCAACAGCAACCGGATCGCGGGCGACGTGGACTACCTGACGCCCGCGACCGACTCCCTGATCTCCAGTTCGTTCAACGACAACCGCATCGTCGGTACGACCACCCTGGCCGTAGCGGCTGGTGTGTCCATCGTGGACAGCACGATCTCGGGCAACAGGTTCGGCAACGACTTCGCGGCCACCCAGAGCGACGACTGCACCTTCGTAGGGAACCGCTGCACCGGCAGCGTGAATCTCACCAACTCGGTGGGGCTGGTCTGCAACAACAACCGCATCGGCAAGGGTGGGGCGACGAAGAACCTCATCCTCACCACCTGTGCCGACTACATCTGCAACGGCAACTACGTCGAGGGCAGCATCCTGGTGGACGCCAACACTAGCGGGACAGGCGTGGGCATCCTGGTCGGCAACCGAGCGGCGGTCATCTCGTCGGACAACGCTCCGCTCGCAGGTCAGGTTGCTGTCGGCAACCGGACGACCGTCAACGGGGTCACCCCGTCGCTCTTCAACACGAACACGGGCGTCGTCGCCGACATCGGCGTTACCGTGCCCTCGAACTTGAACACCGAGGTCTAGCCAGATGAGAATCCTCGTTGACCTGCGAAGCCACCTGTCGGATGCACCGGAGATCATCCAGGTGCAGCGGGTTCCCGTGGAAGGCTCCGCTGGTGGCGAGACCATCAACGGGAAGTACGCCCTCCCGGTCCCGTTGAACATGGAGTTCCCCATCGACGGGACGAACTACATCCTCGACGGGGCGGGGAACATCGACGGCGGCGACGTGGTGAGCATGGGCTACGCCCACCTCCTGGCTCTCTACCTGCCCTTCGAGAACATCTACTTCAACCCGCTGCTGACCAGCGACCATGTAGGCGAGCTGGTCCTCGACCAGTCCTTCCACTTCACCGACCGCAGCGTCTCGCCCCCCGTCCAGTTCTTCCCCCGGTTCCAGACGGGCCGCGAGGAGGGCGTCGCCGACGACGGTCAGATGCCCACGCACACGGCGATGATGCCCGCGAACGACACGGTGACCCCGGAGCGGCCAGGGCTCATCATCACGGAGCCCATTGACATCGGGCCGTTCACGCTCGACTGCGACGACGTGCCAGTGGGTGCCGACGAGTTCATGGTCTTCTGGAAGCTCTACAACTTCACGGTCGGCCAGGATGTCGCGGCTGATGCAGGACTGCTGGCGGGCACGAACGCCCCGGCGGCACGGCTGCTGGAGGAGACGCCCCAGGAGCCGGACGACCTCTCGGTCTTCATCAGCACCGACAATGGCGCGAACTGGTGTCAAGTCGGCCTGTTGGAGCCCATCGCCTTCTGCGACAAGACGACATCGGTGCGACTGGCGTTCATGAACGACTCGCTCACGAACAAGCTCTTCCTCGCCAGCTTCGCGCTGCTGTTCTGAAGGTAGGAAAATGGCACTCGACCACGGACAACTACGCCGCATCTCCGCCGCCGCTGACAAGCGGCGGTCGGTGGAGCGTCGTGCCGCCGTGGGTCGGATGAAGGAGAAGCCCTGTGCAGACTGCGAGACGGCCTATCCTTTCTTCGTCATGGACTTCGACCACCGGGACCCGAGCACCAAGGATTTCACCATCAGCAGGGTGGTGACCCGGCTGGCATGGGACAAGCTCGTGGCCGAGATCGAGAAGTGCGATGTCGTATGCGTCAACTGCCACCGTTTGCGAACGTGGGCACCGCCCACGAACCGGTCGGCCCGGCAGCGACTTCTGATTGACCTCAAGGCGACCCCCTGTGCGGATTGCAAGGGGGAGTTCCACTACTGCCAGATGGACTTCGACCACGTTCGGGGTGAAAAGCTCGGTCAGGTGCCCAAGAGGGGCACCGCACAGGCCATCAAGGCTGAGGCCGCCAAGTGCGATGTGGTCTGCGCGAATTGCCATCGAGTGCGTTCACAGGCCGCCGCCAAGGGGTCTGCCCGGTTGGTTCCTGCGGACATCGACATGGTGTGGAAGCAGCGCAGTAGCAAGACTCCGCAGACGAAGCTGCGGAAGACCACACGGCCTTGGCACAGCCTCGCCGGAATGATGCCGGATGGTGCTCTTGCAGCCCGCCACGGGATCACCCGGAACGCCATCAGGAACTACCGGAAAAAGATGAAGATCGAACCGTTCACACGCCAGGGCGTGCGACCCGATCTCAAGGAGGTGCGCTGTGGCGCTTGATCATGGAACTGGCGTCTCTCGGACCTTGAGCCCTCTCGACAGGGCTTACGCTTCGGTCATCTGGCAGAAGGGCAAGCCGCCCCTCGACGCAGAGCTGAACCTCATGTCCTCGCTGGACCAGGAGCGGCTGCGGGAGTACGTCGCGGGCCTGATGCCCTCCGGGTTCTTGATGGACCCGACCCGCTCCGAGTTCGACTTCCGGTTCGACCCCAAGTGGGTCAACCACTTCCACCTCGGCGTGCCTCGGTCTGCCACGGGCAGCCTCGACGCAGACGAGACGCAGCCGGTCGTGTGGGCCAACGTCAACGGCTGGATGGTCCCGGTCGCTGGAACGGACATCACGGGCACGGCTGATGTCCACAACGTCGTCAAGCTCTACCCCGCCCCCGGCTCCGATACCCGCGTGGACTTCGTGTTCCTGGAGGTCTGGAACTCCCTGGTCCAGCCGAATCCCTCGACGCTGAACAAGCCCACGGCTTCGACCGTCTGGAAGTACGGCAACGTCAAGCACGGCGGCACGAACATCACGGACGACCTCGAAGATCCGACCATCGGCTTCGAGACCAGCAAGCGAGTACAGGTCCAGTACCGCATCCGCGTCTACGGACAGGGCCTCGGCGGTGGGGCCAGCGTGAACCTCGCTGTCCACCCGGACGGCTTCGGTGACCCGAACATCCTCGGTCGGGGGGCCAACGCGAGTGCCCCCGTCGCCGGGATGCAGTGGGCCAACATGCGAGAGCAGCTCGGTGACCCCTCCCTGTGGCGAGCAGGCGACGGCGACCCGAACAACGCTCTGGGCACCATCGACGGCTACACCTACGCCATCCCGATCTGCGCGGTCTTCCGCCGGAGCCGGGAGACCTACGTCGCCATCAAGACCAGCGGCAACCCCACGCAGAACGGGGCGACCCTCCGCACGCCGGGCGTCTACCTGCTGGTCGATCCCCTGACGGGTGCCGTGCCCCTGCTCCAGGCGTCGCTCGGGGCGGCTCTGGGGCCGGACGACGGCAAGCTGGCCCCCTTCACCATCGCGGTCACGAACATCAACGGCTCCGGGCTGGAAGACACGGCCCACACGCTGTCGAGCATCTACCTCCAGATCGAGGATGAGATCGTCGGCATCTCGGCGGTGGACCTGGTGGGCAACACCATCACCATCCCGGCAGGTGGCCGTGGGCGGTGGGGTACGGCTGCTGTGGGGCACGCGACGGCGACCCCCATCAACCAGTTCAACACCCGCCCGGACGGCCTGTACGCCGACCAGGTGGCCTCTCAGGACGTGCTGGACCTCCGCAGGGCGGTGAACCCGGGCGACTGGGACTACAACCGTCTGCTGGCCCACAACGTCGCAGCTCTGGCCAAGGGCACGCTGCGGACGGCGTGGAAGGAGAGCAACCCCGGTGACACCGAGGGTCCGGTCGTTCACGAGGTCGTGGACATGTACGCCGGGGACGAGACGCACCCGAACCACACCGACGCGGCGGACGGCTCTGATGGCATCCGCACGGTCTGGTCGGATGGGGCGACCATCCAGTCGGACGTGACGCTCCTCCTCAAGCACGACGCCACCCGCGACGCGGACGGCATGGTCGGCTTCACGAACACCGGCTTCGATGCCCTGGTCGAGTGGGATGTGGGGGCGAGCTTCAACCCCATCGGTTTCTTGAACACGGGCGGCCTGGCGACGGGCTGGTACAACGGCTCGTCGGTCCACCTGTTCATCGGCGGGACCACGGGCGAGCTGGGTGCAAGGGCGACCTTCCGTGCCGCCAACGTGCGGGACGTGCGCTTCGTCACACCGGGCGAATACTGGAAGACGGGTTACCCGGTCGTGGACCCGACCACGGGCAACCAGCACCCGGTATCCCTCCGGTTCCTGGGCGAGAAGAGCACGGTGGCACCGCCGTCTGCTCTGGCCGCAGCCGACAAGCTCATCGCCCCCGGCCCGCAGTACCCGTGGCGGGAGGGGTCGTTCGAGCGACCCTTCATCGTGCTGGGTGGCCTGCTCCACAGCAACCTGCGGATCACTGCTCTCGATGTCAGCAACCTGACTTCGGCGGTCGATGTCTACGGCACGACCCGCTACTACCTCGACCTGACGGGCAAGGGCTTCGACTTCGACGCGGCTGGTGGGTTCAACAACGCCAGCGGTGGCGTCTTCCCGAACGACCCCGCGCAGGTGGCGACTCCGTTCCTGCGGGGTGAGCGCACCTTCTTCGGGATGCTGACCGACGACGGTCGGGACCAGACGGGGGCCTCCTCTGAGGTCTACCTGATGACCTTCGGTGACCCCACGGGCCGCAACAACAACGGTGCCTTCCGGGTCATCGGTGCCGGGACGGTGGGCTACACCAACGTCCCTGGCATCAACGCCGGGACGCTGGTGCTGGAGCCGCTTTCGGGGGACTTCACCGGCTGGTCGGCCACGGGCTCGGGCAACGAGATCACGGTCGATTTCCGGTCGCAGTACCACAACGCGGACGACATCTCGACCTACGCAGCTCGCATCGCCGACCTGGCCATCGTGCTGACCGACATCGGTGGCGAGTCTGGTGACGGAACGCCGTGGGACCTGGCGAACGTCGGGACCAACGCTCTGGATCAGGCGGGCGGCTTCTACTACGCCCCGAGCAAGATGGTCCTCTCGACCACGCTGCTCTACCACCCCGGTCGGTCAGCGGCGACGCGAGTGCCGGACGAGTTCGTGCGGTTCGCCATGCGGGGCGGTTCGGAAGAAACGCTCGGGACGTACCTGCGACGGTCGCCGTCGAGCATCGACACGACCTTCTCGGCCATCGGGACGGCAACAGACGAGACGTACTGGCCGACCATCCACGTCGGCACGTGGAACAGGCTCTCCGGCCTCGGCTGGCACGCCCCCCTCGCACCGGCCTACGGCGGCTCCGTGGTGGGCTTCACAGAGCAGGACCGCGAAGCTGAGTGCTTCGTGGACCGTGGCAGCAAGACGGCCATCTTCCGTCCGTTCCGCAACCGGGACATGACGCTCCAGGCGTTGACCTGGCCGGACCCGGAGATCCCCGCAGGGAGCTGCCTGCTCGGCCCGTACCTGTACCCGGCCCCCGACTCGTCGGAGAAGGATGCTCTCCAGATCCTCACCGGCAACAACGGAGCCCCGCACGGCACGACGGGCAAGCGGATGGGCTTCATGGTCCCCCGCGAGTTCATGCCGCGCTTCGGGCGGCAGGACATCCCGTACCGCCAGCTCAACACGGGCACGGCCCCCACGGCTGCCGGGTTCATGCCGGGCATCAACCACCTGTTCACCGATGTCACCGACCTGACCAACCCGGTGTTCAACATCATCGGTGGCGAGCGGAACGCCGGAGGTGCGGAGGTCAACTCCCTGTTCATGGTGACGCGAGCCAGCGAGATCGTGTACGCCCACGGCAACAGCAGCTACGGCCCGAAGAACATCGGTGCCTACGGTGCTCGCAAGACGACCGACATCAACCCGGCTCTCGGGCCGAACTCCGCTGCCGTCGTCGCTGCGCTGCGGGCGGTCAACTCGTCGGACCTGGGCCGGGGGCTCAAGGGCATCCAGCTCCCGCCCTACATGGGCATCGCCCGGCTGTACGGCGTCTACGAGCTGGCGGACTACACGGCCAAGGGTGGCACGGCCTTCAAGGTCAACCGCTACGAGATGGAAGCGGCTCCGGTGTCGATCAACCTCATCCGCGAGGATGCCGACCAGCAGACGCTCTTCATCCTCCAGGACGGTGCTCTGGACCTCACGGGTGCAGCGGGTGACCACACCTACATCATCCCGTCGAACGTGCTCGACCTGGCTCGCATCCCGACCTTCGTGGCCGGGGACGCTTTCGAGGACTACGACTACGTGGTCGAGGCGACGGTCTTCTTCTTCGCTCGGGGCTTCATCAACGAGAACAACGTGGTCCTCGTGCGGAAGCGGGACGGCTCCTACGCCCTCAACACCGATGGGGACGATGCGGAGCTGGAGAACGTGCCGATGTGCATCCCGTCTCCGGCGGGCATCAACGACCGGCTCTACAACGCCTACAACCGCACCGTCTACCAGGGTGACCCCTACATGACGCGGGACGGCTCGACCCGGCAGGAGGCCGACTACGAGAACCGCTACGGGCGGCTCACCCCCGGCCAGGCGTGGCTCCTCCGCACGGCAGTCCAGCAGTTCGACTCGGCGGGCAACTTCGTCCCGCAGATGGACAACGAGCGTGGCTTCGAGGTGCTCGCCTCGATGGACTTCTACACGACGCTCGGCACGGGCAAGGTCGGCGGGATGCTGTTCCCCGGCACCCCGCTCGACGTGGGGCACATCTCCGACACGCTGCTGGCCTCCAGCCGGATGCCGCTGACGGAGACGGCCAACGACTGGCGGATCGACGTGCGGGCCTTCACCGAAGGCCAGAAGATGAACCCCAGCCGGGCAGCGGCGTCGGTGGAGGTGTTGAGCAACCTCTCGATGCTCAACGCGGTCACCAACGACGACACCTTCTTCGTGCGGTTCATCCTGCTCGACGACAGCGTGGTGACCCTCTACGGCTCGACGGCGGCCTTCGTCGCCACCCTGACGGGTGGCCCGAACAACGTCCCGGCGGGCGACATCTTCGTCCTGGACGAGACGAGCAGCCACCGGGAGCTGACGGACCAGTTCAGCCCCATCGGGGTCCTCAACGACGGGACTCTCTCGTCGGCGACGGTCGCCCTGGTGGGTGCCAAGGTCGGTGACGCGGTGACGGTCAACCCGGACGCGATGGTGAACGGGGCCTTGATCTACGGCTTCGTCCCGGCTGCCGACCAGGTCACCATCGTCGTCCAGAACATCAACCCGGACATCCCGTTCACCTCCCTGAGTGATCACGACAGCATCAAGCCGATCACCGTCACGGCGGCTGACCTCGGTGGTGTTGCAGTCCCGGCAAACGACAGCACGGCAACCGCCGAGGCATTCGTCGGGGCGGCAGTCGGGGATGCCGTGGTCGTGAACCCCCCGGCGGGTCTGGCAGCGGGTCTGATCGTCACGGCAGACACGGTGACGGTGGCCGACCAGGTGACCCTCCGCGTCCACAACGTCACGGCGGCTCCCATCGCGTGGGGTGCTGACCGGGTGCTCGACGTGGCCGTGCTGAAGGACCATCCCCAGGGCTCCATCGACATGAGCCTCGTCAACTTCGACGTGCGGGTCAGCCAGACGGTGGGGACGGAAGACGGGACCGCTGACAACCTCGTGGCCGTCATCAACGCCAACACCAAGCTGTTCCGCTCGGTCACGGCCTTCAACGACGGAACCCCCAAGGTCCAGATCGCAGCGGTCCCGACCGGAGCCGAGGGCAACGGCATCCGGGTCCAGGTCGGCAAGGTGTCCTGGGGTGCCACGGTCGGAACGGCACCACTGCTGGTGCAGCAGACCCTCCAGATCGCTGTCCCGCACGACAACATGGTGGTCACCCCCCACGTCACCTCCAGTTTCTTGCTGGGTGGCCTCGACGTGCCGGTGAACGCGGGCATCGGGACGAGCCAGATGGCTCTGACCGGCATGACGGAGCGGCTGCCTCTCGGGGTGCTCGTCCAGGACAGCGACTTCCTGTGCGAGAATCCCCTCGGTGACGCGGCTTCGGCCATGAACTCCAGCCCGGCTCCGCTGCGGCCCATCCAGACGCTCATGCCGCTCATCGGCGGCGAGGAGTACAGCCGATTCATGGGTGCTCCCGGAGAGCTGCTGGCCCTGGCCGACGTGCAGATCGCCCCGAACTCCTGGGCGGCCTGGACCGACACGGCACCGGACGGTGCGACCCGGAAGTTCCGCATCTACCGGGGCGGTGGTGCTGCCTACGTGCTCTCCGGGGACAACCCCGGCGGCCCCATCGACTGGGTGAGCGAGAGCTTCCCGAAGTCGGCACAGCCGGTGCTCAAGGGCGGCGTGCTGGCCTGCAAGGCGATGCTCGTCCGCAACTACTACGAGGAGGCGTTCGCTGGTGGGAGCCTCGCAGCCCCGAGCCAGGGCGACGAGATCCAGATGGTCATCCTGACCCACGCCCACCTCGGCGATGGGCTGACGGTGCTCAACGGTGTGACCCTCGACGGCATCATCTCCCCCAGCGGGTACGGCGAGGGCTACTCGGCAGCCGACCGCTACCGCTGCATGGGGCGGCCGATGTTCCGTGGGTACAGTCGCGTGATCCCCGATCCGGTCACCGTCACGCTGGCGGTGTACCCGGAGAACCAGCGGGGAACCTGATAGCCCATGCCCTTCCTGAACCGACGAGACATCGCCCTCAAGACGAGGACGCAGGCTGAGAAGGACTACCGGATGCAGCTCCGGTCGGCCCTCTCAACCCCTGGCCTGCCTGCTTCACAGCGGGCAGAGATCAACCGTCGCTTGAAGAATGTGGGCCAGCCCCGCGTGTACGACGCCGACTCACCACCCCCTCCCGGGGCCATCGAGTTCACTACCCCGGAGGTCGCCACGGAAGCGTCCCTGAAGGGTCTGACGAAAGCAGCTCTGGTTGCGCTAGCTGGAGGGCGGGGACTCCCCACCTCCGGTACAAAGGCCATCCTGGTCGAGCGTTTGCTGGGTCGCTGAACCAAGGAGGCAGCCATGCGCTACCTGACACTGATCGTGCTTGCTCTGTCGCTGACCATCGCGGTCCCCGTGTTCGCCCTCGTCGATCTCGGCGGGGAAGTCGAGGCCGGAGACGATGACTCGTCCATCCCGGAGGCCCCGGAAGCTCCCGAGGCCGATGAGGTTGCCCCGGACGACGATGACTCGGCAGTCGTCACCCTCCCGGACACCGACGAAGAGGCCATGCTGCTCATCAGCAAGCTGCTCGACGCGGCCAACAACGGTCACTGGACCGTGTTCGCGGGTCTCCTGATCCTGCTCCTGGTCTTCGGCATGAACCGCCTGGGCCTCGCAGCCAAGATCGGCGGCAAGTGGGTTCCTTGGGTCACACTCGGGACGGGTGCTGCTGTCGCCATCGCCATCGGCCTGGCCACGGGTGCTCCGGTAGGCGAGTCCATCGTCGCCGGGCTCCTCGAAGGCACCGTCGCCATCGCTCTGTGGGAGCTGCTCGCCAAGCACGTCACGGCGAAGAAGGCGGACGGCACCGCTCGCACCTAGTTCCCTGGGGGTCCACTCGATGTTGGACAGGCTGGCAACGGCTCCGGCCCTCACTGTCATCGAGTGGGCCTTTCAGACCTACGGCGATCAGCTCGCCGTGTCCACGGCGTTCGGTCCATCAGGGATCGTCCTGCTGGACATCATCAGCAAGGTCCAGCCCGGAGCAGCCGTTTTCTTTGTGGACACGGGGTTCCACTTCCCCGAAACGCTGACCCTGCTCGACCGAGCCCGCAGTCACTTCGACCTCGACCTTCAGGTGGTTCACCCGGCGGTCGAGGTCGCTGCTGATCTGAACGTCCTGTTTCCTGACCGTTGCTGTGCTCTTCGGAAGGTGGCCGCGACGTGGGCTGCCCTCGCAGGCAAGCCCGCATGGATGACGGCTCTTCGCCGTGACCAGGGGCCGACTCGTGCTGACATCAAGGTGGTCGAGCCCCAGGTCGTGAACAACGCCGGGGTGGTCAAGATCAGCCCCATGGCGTCATGGACTCGTGAGGAGGTGTGGCAGTACATCAGGGCGAGCAACTTGCCCTACAACGAGCTGCACGACCGGGGCTACCCCTCGGTCGGTTGTGCTCCCTGTACGTCTCCTGTTGCCAGCACGGCAGCAGAGCGGTCAGGACGGTGGGCTGGCTGCGGCAAGAGCGAGTGCGGGATGCACACGGGCAGCTAGTCCATCTGGGTCGCCATCAGACGACGTTGTACCGCTGGACGAGGTAGACGATCCCACCGACGCCACCAGCGAGGATGCAGAAGCAGCAGGCGTAGTAGGCGAGGTTGCTGAACAGGATGACCCCGACCGACTCGCTCATCACCTTGCGCTGGGCATCAATGCGTCGCCCGGCTTCAGCGAACTCCCGGTCGAAGCTGCTGCCGCCGCCGAAGAGGCTGCCGCCGCGTGACGGGCCACCTCCCGCCGGGTAGACCCGGCGACCGATGACGACCTTCTCGGGTCGTCCAGCGGGAGACCCGGCTTCGGGCTTCGGGCGCCGGAGCGAGGCAGCCACCTTGCTCTGGATGATGGAGCTGGCGATGATCTTGACGAGCAGCACCCCGACGATGCCGACGACGAAGAGGCCGATGGAGATGTAGAAGAGAGCGGGGTTGGCCCCGGTCAGCAGGTCGGTCATGGAGTGCTCCTGGTGGGGATGAGATCCCCGTTCTCGTCGTGGGTCGCCTTGTAGGCGACCTCGGCCCTGCGTCGGGCCTCTTCGGGTTCGATGTCAAAGTCATCGCCCACGGCGATGAGGAACGCGGTGGACCGAAGGTGAAGCTCCTTGCGCTGCACCGGGTCGGCGAGGATGGCCTTGATGTCCACGCGGCGACTGCTCACAGCCCGGCCACCTTGATGTTCGGGTAGTCGGCCACGAGGTCACGGGCACCCTTGGCCGTCAGGTCCAGCACCTTGTTGCCCAGTCCGTTGAGGGCAGCCCACACGCCCTTGCCCATCGGCTTGACGATGACGATGGAACCGTAAGGGCCGGTCAGCCTCGCGGCGGGCACCAGCGGCGTCGCAGCGGCTCCGATCTGGCTCTGGAGCCACTTCACGAGGGCCTGGAACAAGCCGATGTCAGTGCAGGTCTGGACGGCGAAGTGCTCGCTGTTGCTGCCGCCCCAGAAGATGGAGATCGCCCGGCCCATGTGCTTCGTGCAGAAGGTGGCGAGGTCGCCCTTGAAAGTGCCGTAGACGGCCCCCTGCCAGTCGGCGGGGAACTTGTCGAACTCGATCTCGATGTTCGAGCCCCTGATCCGCATCGACACCCCACCCGTGTTGCACCGCCACGATGTCGGGCTGGGTGCGGCAGGCTTCGCGGGGGCCACCGGGGCGTGCGTCCGGGGCGTGTTCTGAACGGTGTGCCGGGGCTTGGTGGGCGTGGCCTGCGGGGTCGTCCCCTTGATGGTGGACTGCTGCACCCGCACGAACGGGGTGTCGGCGTAGTCGTAGCCCTTGGCGATCTTCTCGGGAGCCGCCTTCTCGACGTAGTCCCAGTCCTTCACGATGATCTGCGCCTTGGCACCGATGCTGCCCCAGTGGATCTCGACTGGCTCGTTGCGGGCTCGACCCGTGCAGAGCCAGAACTTCTGACTCGGGTTGCCGTTGGCGGTCGTCCCGTAGAACTCCAGTCGGAAGGTCCAGGGTCGTCCCCTCCCCATCGTCCTGCGGGCATCAGCCAGTGTGAGTGTCGCCATGATCGTCTCCGTTCGTCCGTGTCTACTACTGACCGGGCTCGTCGTCTGAGCCCTACTCGTGCCCGAGCGCACAGGGGTCATCGAACGCAGCCATGTCCCGCAATTCCAGGGCCTCCCGGTCGCCCTTCTCCGCGATCTGCCTGGCCACGTCGAGGGCGTGCTGGGCACTCTCGACTGACGGCATGGCGGTGTCGTCCTCGCGGGACCAGGCCACCCCCTTGGCGACCTTCACCAGCATGGCGATGGCGTGGGCCTCTGTCCCGAACCAGGACCCGTCCTGGTTCTCGCCCCGGAGGGCCGCTCGAATGGTGTCCTCGTTCATGGCTACCAGCCTCCGTCGTAGCAGCCGTAGTCCTCGTCGGTGCCCCACCCGCAGGAGGCCAGAGCCGAACCCGCGTCACCGTCCATGTCGTCGTTGAAGTCGTCGGCGTAGTCGTCGCTGTCGTCGGCTACGGGCAGCGGGCGCTCGCACAGCGGGCAGTAGTCCGGCACGTCGCTCTCGCGGATTCGGAGGTTGCCCCACCCGCAGCCGCAGAGCACCTGGACCCAGGGGTTGCAGTCCTCGCAGGCCTCGGGGTCGTCGCAGCCTTCGCACTCGTTGTCGTCGTTCATCGTGTTCTCGCCTTCACCCCTACTACGGGCCACCCCACCGTTCTGAGCCCCCTTTTCGAGGAATCCAGATTCTTGCCCAGGTGGGCGAAAACGCAGGCATTTTCGATTCCTGCGATTGGGGGCTCAGAACCGGGACGTGCTCCGTAGTAGGGGTGAAGGATGGAGAGCACGATGAAAGTCACGACCGCGCTGCGACGCCTGATTGTCCAGTCCAAGGCCTACGGCCATGCCACCAAGGGCAAGGGCAAGCGGGGCGCGAGCAAGGCCCGCCGTCAGGTCGGCAAGGCTCTCTGCCGGAACTTCTAGGGCTCAGAAACTCAGACTGGCGAGTAGTCAGATCGACTGGAGAACACGATGCGAACCGACCCCGAAATCGAAGCTGCCTTTGCCGCCTTCGGCACCAGCAACCCCCCGGCAGGCACGAACCCCGCGTCGGGCCGACTGGTCGCCAACGTGGACGCCCTGCTGGACGCCCCCGACCTCGGCCCCAACCGCAGCCCCAAGGTGGTCATCCCCGCCGGGACGGGAACCTCGTCCAGCGCGGCCCACTCGGCTGCTGATGCCCTCGGCATCATCCGCGAGTGGCAGAAGGTCTTCACGCTGACAGCGACCCGCTGTACCTGCTGCGGCACCGACCTGCGGGACGCCGTGAGCGTGTCCCGAGGCATCGGCCCGGACTGCTCCCGCCAGCACTACGAGATCGACTTCGACATCACCGACGCGATGTTCGAGGAGGCCCTCGGCCTGCTCCAGGCGAGCAAGCTCGACAAGCTGGTCAAGCTCGCCGCCAAGGGCCTCAAGTCGAAGCCCCGCGACCTCTGCAACATCCTGATCTGGTGGTCCTCGGCCCACCTCGACAACACGCAGGTCGTCCTCGACTGCGCGAGCATCGTGACGGCCCTCGGCTTCGTCGGCCTCGGTGACCGGCTCCGCGAGCGCAACACCGATGTCATCATCAGCCGCGACCCCGCCGACGCGAACTTCTACGTCGTCCGCTGCCGCAGCAAGATGAACGTCCGCCGGAACATGCGGCAGGTCAAGGAGGCCACCTCGGTCCCCCGTGAAGGCCGCTTCACCTACGGCTGGCGCTTCCCGCTCATCCGCAAGTCCCTGGTCTGGACCATCCTCGGTGAGGACTTCGGCGGACAGTGGGTGACGGTCCCCGGCATGATCGCTGGCAACCCCAGCCGGGTCGTCCAGATGGACGCGGCCTCCTGGTACGACGTGCGCGAAGCCCTCCGGGCTGCCTACAACCCGAAGCCGGCCGTCACCAAGGCGGCCCCCGCCGCCCCGGTCGTCAAGCCCGCCATCCTCCGGGTGCGGAACAACGGGCAGATGGATGTGATTGACCTCTACACCCCGAGCCGCAACTTCGGCTTCGTGGCCGAACTGAAGGCCCTGGTCCCCAGCCGGAACCGCACCTGGAACCGCGACTCGGGGTGCTGGACGGTCTTCTCGATGAGCCTCCAGCCCCGGCTGGTCGAACTGGTCGCCGCCCACTTCAACGGGGCGGTCTAGCCCGCCATGGGCTTCATCAACTCCCAGATCAGAGCCCTCGACACGAGAGGGTGGTGGGACGGGTTCGTGGTCAACAAGAGCGAGCACCCCTTGAAGCTGGGGTTCGCCTACGAGGGTCGGCCCAGCTTCATCCGCCGGGAGCGCCCAGCCCAGGTAGAGCCCGGAGAGATCGTTCAACGAGTACGAGTGTGGCCGAGGTACAGAGGCATCGACCTCGTGTGCCAGTACCAAGCCCACCCTGACCCGCAACCGGAGACCCCGCAGTGACCGAGCCCCATCCCTTCGTTGCCATTCTGACCGCCAGCCGCAAGCTCAAGAGCCCGACGTTGGAGCAGGTGCAGGCCATCACCCCGCACATCCCGGACGACGTGATCGCCGCGAAGTACGACGAGATCCTCAACGGGGTCGCGCCCGTCCCGGAAGGGCTCGCTGCCATCCTCTCCGACCTGGATGACGAGCAGGAGGCCCAGGCCCAGCAGATCTGGAAGGACAACGGGTACCGGACGCTGGACGCGAGCATCCCGGACAACATCCGGGAGCGTGTCCAGGAGATCGGCAAGGCCATCTCGGACACCAAGCATCGCGGCTGGTACTTCGCCGTCCCCGGCGTTCACGTCGATGGGGCCGTCTACAACTTCAACCTCTCCTGGTCGGCGGAACACGGCTCGAAGCTCACGGGCGACTACTGCTCGAACCTCCGGGTCGGCCAGAAGACCGTCCCGGCCTTCGGAGCCGAGGCCCACGCTTGGCAGCGCGAGCACATCGACACGGGCACCTGGCCCGTGAACCCGCAGCTCATCGACCCCACGGACGGCCACGGCCTCCGTCAGCCTCGCTGGGGCTGGTTCTGCGAGAACCCCGTCAAGGACCCGAGCCGTCGCGTGCCGGACTGGTCCGCTCTCAAGGCCGGGGCCAGCCCCTCGCCGGTCAAGGTGGGGAAGGGGATGCAGGATGGTCGCCCGGTGCGTGTCGCTGCCCTCGCCTTCGTGTTCAAGGTCGCCATGGGGCCGAACGACCGCCAGACCCACCACGACGGGGAAGCCGAAGAGGCCGACTGCGACCTCATCATCCACAGCAGCCAGAAGCTCCTCTGGGCCGAGGTCAAGGGGGCCAACGACCACATCAGCGGAGCCCCCACCACCTACTGCGCCCTCTGCGGTGACTCGCTCGGGACCACGGGCTGCTGCGGCTACTTCTACCGGGACGACCAGTCCGACTGCGGCGGTGGCCCGCCCATCAACAAGACGGCCCAGGCCCTCATCGAGGCGAACGGCTGGACCTTCGAGTCCGACCCCCAGCTCGCCCGTGACGCCCGCAAGGCGTACCTCGCACAGCAGCGGGCCGAAACCGAGGCCTGGATGGCGGCTCGCTCATGAACGTCTACATCATCACCCTCTGCCAGGGCAGTGACCTCTACTTCTACATCCTCGACGAGGCCAACTGGGGCAAGCTCGGGGACGGCCCGCTCTGCGAGGCCCTCAACAACGTCGAGCCCCTCGACGACTTCTTCACCCTCAAGGCGGTATTCGACCGGGTGACCGCCGAAGGCTGGACGGTCGCTGCAACAGCCGAAGGAGCGATGTACTGATGGACCTGAACACACAACGGGCTTTCGCTGACGCCCTGCAAGCCCTGTTCAAGGACGTGCCGAACAACGTCGGCAAGGAGCCGGAGATCATCGCCCTGATGGACGAGCACCTCGGAGGCCGCATCAAGGCCGCCGGGCTGGTGGATGACCTCTGGCCATTCCTCGGCATCGTCAACGACTTCGAGAGCCTGCGGACCAGAGCCCACGTCGAGGAGATGCAGGCCCGGCAGGTGAAGTTCCGGGCAGAGGTGGACGCCCGCCTGGCCACGCAGGAGGGCTGATGCGGTAGCGTGCCTATGAACCCGAAGGGGTGGAGGCACGATGCACCGGATTCGCCTGACCACGCACCACGGCCTGATCGTCGCCCCCGACGTTGCAGACGCCATGCGTGCGCTGGAAGTGGCAGCCAGCAACAACGGCAAGTGGCGAGTCCGCTTCACCGCCCCCGCCCCCCAGCCCTACAGCCCCACCTCGCTCGTCCCCGCTGGCCGTGAGGTCACCCTCGTCTTCGAGAAGGACGGCGTAGACCCGCTGACGGCCCTGCACGCGGCCTGGGGTGCGGCCATCCCGCTGGGGTTCACCCCCCGGCTCCGCGACCCCCTCATCGAGCCCGGCTGCACGGTGTTCAGATTCTTCGGTCCCTGGCAGTCCCTCTACGGGAAGCTCCTGGCCGAAGGGCGTGGTCACCTTGCGTGGCCCTCCGTCTGCTGTGCAGCCCAGCTCGATGCCGGAGCCTGGCAGGGGGACAAGGAAGAAACCCGCTTCGTCCAGGCCCAGCTTCACCGACTCGGGCGGAACCCCGGCCCCATCGACGGCGTGATCGGGCAGCGAACAGCCGCCGCCGTCGAGAGCCTGAACCTGCCTCGCGGGTCGTTGACCATCGTGGCGGACCATCTGCGGACGGCAGAGGGGCACAAGAATCTGGACAAGGTGACGCGGGGCCACCTGCACATCCCAGGACAGCAGCTCGTGGTCGAAGGCTACGGAGGGGTCAAGGCATGGCCGATGGACAACGGTGCGGGCTTCGAGGTGACCGGGCCGGGTCGCATCGTGGTGGACGTGCGGTGATGCGGCAGATCAAGACCAGCTCCAGAGCTGAGAACGCTCTGATGGAGGGGGTCGGCAAGGCCCTGGACTCCAAGCTCACCGACATCGGGCACGCAGCAGTGCGGGAGATCGTCGGGCAAGGCAACCACCTGTCGCTCGACCCGACGATGCTGCCCTACGTCTTCTGGGCGATTGCGACCGGCTCGGGTCTGCCCCGGATGGGGACGAAGGAGCAGAAGGCGTTCGACATGATGAAGACCATCATGGTCCGCACCGGGACGATGCCGCCGTACCAGAGCGCCTTCAACATGGCGGACGACCTGTCCGTGGACTCTGCCGTGGACGCCATTGCGACCTACATGGGTCGCTGGTCCTTGCGGACGATGTTCCCTGCGATCCTGATGGCGTACAAGGCTGCCCTCACCTCGCAAGTGAGGAACGTGCCGAAGGCCACCAACGGTCAGGTGTCGTCGGACAAGGCGTTCGACTTCCTGCGCTTCCTGTTCCGTTCGACCGTGGACATCTCATCGAGCATGTTCCGTGACGGCGAGCTGCTCCGTAGGGTCGTCCGACTTCTCCCGATCTAGGGGGGTCATCTTCTGCGTGGTCGGGTAGTCCCGGGGCATCCCTGCGGAGACGGCATGGCAGAAGATCGAGTAGCGCGAGTCGCAGCAAAGTTGAAGGCCATCCGCGAGCGGACCGACCTGAAGCTCAAGCCGACCCCCCACCTCAAGACGACGTTCACGGACTTCTCAGGCAACGAGAGGGACCTGACGATCCGCTACTACCAGGTGCAGGGCATCCTCCACCTCATCTTCATGAAGCGGTTCCTGCTGGGCGATGACACTGGCCTCGGCAAGACGTTGGAGGCCATCGCAGCCCTTTGCTACATTTGGGAGAAGGACCCGACCCGCAAGGTCATCGTCCTGACCACGAAGTCAGCGACCCCCCAGTGGGCCAAGGAGTTCAGCAAGTTCACTAAGGGCGTCCGGGTCATCGTCGCCTCCGGCACCCGCAAGCACCGCGAGGCTGCCTACGCGACGTGGCGGAAGGGCTCGATGCCCACCGTCATGGTCATGGGCTACCGCTCTGCCGTGAACGACATCCGCAGGCTCCAGAAGGACGAGGGCTACATCCTCATCTGCGATGAGGCCACGGCGTTCAAGAACCCCAAGACGCAGGTGCATCAGGCCATCCGGCACATGAGCGAGATGGCCGACCGGACGTGGGCTCTGACGGCCACCCTCATCAAGAATCACCTGATGGAGGGCCACGGCATCTTCCAGGTGGTCGTGCCCGGCCTGTTCGGGACAGCCAACAACTTCATGTACTACTACTGCATCGTCGAGATGATGCAGATCGGCAGGGGTCGCAAGGTCCCCCGCGTCGTCGGCTACTACCCCGAGAAGGTGGTCGAGTTCCGCGACCACATCGAGCCGTACTACTACGGACGCCCCAAGCACGAAGTCGCCAAGGAGCTGCCCACCCTCACCCGCGAGCTGTTCGAGGTCGGCCTATCTGCGGCCCAGGAGAGCAAGTACAACGAGGCCCTGACCGGGTTCCTTGAGGTGGGCGAGAAGCGGGCAGAGGGGCCGGAGGAGAAGGAGGTCACGAAGCTGACGGCGATCTCCTACTGCCAGCAGATCGTCAACCACCCGTCGCTCATCGAGTGCCCCGGCGGCTCCGGCAAGCTGGATGCCCTGTTGGAGATGCTGACCGAGGGGGACTTGGCGGACGAGAAGATCATCATCTTCAGCCGGTTCAAGAAGATGGTGGACCTGCTGATGCCCGCCCTCAAGAAGGCGAAGATCAAGGCGGTTCGGGTCACCGGGGACGAGAACGAGAAGCAGCGGCAGGCTGCACAGGACGCCTTCCAGAACCCGGAGGACGACACACGGGTCATCTGCATCACGTCGGCGGGTGGGGAGGCCATCAACCTCCAGGCGGCCAAGGCCATCATCTTCTTCGACACGCCCTGGTCGGCGGGTGAGTACCTCCAGATCCTCGGCAGGATGATCCGCATCGGGTCGGAGCACGCGGCTGTCCTGGCCATCCACCTCGTCGCCAAGCTGGCGAACGGCAAGCCGACCATCGACCAACGGGTCATGGACGTGATCGGCAGCAAGATGAAGCTCATCGAGGCGGTCATTGGGGAGCGGCTGAAGGGTACTGACAAGATGAAGGGTGAGCGGCTCGAAGTCCGCAGCGAGATCAACGACCTGTTCGACGCCCTGCGGGAGGATGCGAAGCCGAAATGAGCGACCGACACACCTGCACGAAGGAAGATCCCTGGACGCCGCAGAAGGCCCAGCGGGCCTACCACCCGGACGCCCGCGAGGTAGGCGAGCAGGAGGATGGATGGCCCGCTGGTGACATCGTGACCGTCAAGTGCCCTCACTGTGGGCACTCCTGGCGGAAGGAACTACCCCAGTGAGCAACAAGAAGGACAACCGCCCGGACATCAAGCAGGAACATCCCCTGCTCGACTTCCCACAGGGCAACGGCGATGCAGACTGCCCCAAGTGCAAGGGTCGGGGCGTGGTCCCGGTGATGGTGGACCTTGGCGGCGGGAAGATGTGGCCCGGTGGGGGGACGCAGAACTGCGACTGCATGTTCAAGCGGGACCTGATCGCCAACGTCAAGCGGGTCTGGAAGGTGTTGATGAACGTCGAGTCCGCCGAGGACTCGCCCCTCCTCGCCATGACCAACCAGAACCTCTGGATCACGGCTTCCAACTACGATCTCCGGCGGCACCTCCGCTACGTCGCCTTCCGCATGGGGACCCGGTGGGACGCACGGGTCATCGCTGACGCCACCCTGGTCACCGCATGGCTCTCCAGCGTCAAGGACGTGTTCGACGCCGACGTGCTCCTGGAGCGCGACGGGTTCAACCGGGAGCGTCCATCGGAGCACTACTTCACCCTGGTCGATCTGGCCGTGCCCTTCGACCTGCTCATCATCCGGCTCGGGGTGAAGGCAGCGAAGAACCGTGAGATGCCGAACGTGCTGGCAGAGGCGGTCAACGAGCGGGAGCAGCAGGGCAAGCCGACGTGGATCGTGGACTCCCCCATCAAGCCGCTGGCTCCGGGGCACATTTGCTACAACGATGCCGTCGTGGAGATGCTGGACGGCTTCCGCCGAGTCATCCTCTCCGATGGGGCACACGTCCCCGCTGGCGTGACGACAGCAGCACAGCAGTACAAGGCCCCCAGGAGGGCAGGAGCGACCGCAGGAGCGGCTGATGCGACTCCGGCCTCGCCGTACACCCGCAGGAAGGCTGGGATGGCCCAGACGGCTCCTGCGACCTCTCCGGCGGCCCCTCCACCGGAGCCAGTGGGCAACATGCCGATGGACGACTACGAGGGGGACCCTTCCGAGGTCTCCCTGGCCGACGACGACGAGTTCAGCGTGGATTCACTCCTCGCAGACGCCCACACCCCGCAGCTCACGGATGGTGGCGAGGGTTTGATGCCAGAGGATGAGGTCAACGTGGAGGAGCTGTTGGAGGACTTCCCGACCGCAAGCGAGCTGGGCGGCAACGCGAGGGAGCTGCCGTCGTTCCTGCGTGGGGCACTGACGAAGGATGACCGGCAGGCCAAGGAGAAGCAGGACAAGCGGCAGAAGCAACGGGACAAGAAGTTCGGGCCGAAGGGGGGTGGCCGATGAAGTCTCTACTGCGGTCCCTGTTCATCGGCGATGCGGGCGACAACGAGCAACTGCTCCTGAACAACTACCAGTTGTTCAACGGGTCGGGGCTCGGGTTCGACGTGCCCGAGTACAACGCGATCTGGAAGTACATCCAGGAGTTCGTGCGGACGCACAATCACGTCCCGGCCATCCTGACCATCCGGTCGCACTTCGAGTACGGCAAAGAGGACAGCGTCCTTGACCAGTTGAAGAACCTGGAGGGGTTGAAGGCCCGGACGAAGGGCGACTTCCAGGGTGTCCTCGAAGACCGGGCGAACGACCGGCGGCAGCGGTTGTGGTCGGAGGCTCTCAAGGAGGCGTCGATCATCACCTCGACCGGCATGGAGGTGCAGGAGGGTCGGGAAAAGAAGCTGCTCATCGGGCCGGTGATGTCGGCCCGCTACCTGATGGACAAGGCCCACGACGTAGTGGCTCCGACCATCGGTGGTCGGCTCTCCGGCGAGGTGACCAAGGACGGAGTGGCGGTCAAGGAGGAGTACGAGCGGGTGGAGAGTGACCCGCTGGCAGGCATCGGGCAGTTCGCGTTCCTTGACCAGATGGACCGGGCGCTCGGTGGGGCGAAGCGGCACGAGCTGTGGATTCACGCGGCCTTCACGGGCGGGATGAAGTCCACGTTCATGCTGAACTGGGCCTACAACCAGGCGGTCATCTACGGGCACAACGCCCTGATCTTCTCGCTGGAGATGCCGTACAGCCAGTGCCGTCGCATCCTCTACGCCATCCATTCGATGCACCCGAAGTTCCGTGAGATTCGGATGCGGTTGGGGCTCCAGCAGGATCTCGACGGCGACGTGGGCCTGTCGTACACGGAGATCCGGGACGGGAAGCTGAGTGGCCCGGCCAAGCGGTTCTACTTCGACTTCGTGATCCCGGACTTCAACGGGACCGACGTGGTCAAGCACCCGTACCTGGACTGCGACTACGGGAAGATCCACATCGAGGTAGCCGACCCCGACAAGGACGACTTCACGATGCACGATCTCCGGTCGATGGCCGAGATCATCTACTCCAAGGAACCCTTCTCGATGATCTTCGTGGACCACTGCGGGCTGATGAGCCCCCGGCGGCACCGCAACAGCACCACCGAGAACTTGAACGAGGTCATCCGCGACCTCAAGAAGCTGGCCCTAGGCTTCAACCGGGGCATGGGCATCGCCGTCGTGGGCCTCTTCCAGATCAGCCGCGAGGGGTACAAGAGCGCCCTCAAGGCCAAGGAGAAGAC